CTGATCGTACTTTTCTGCCCCATCCTCAAATACTTTAAGCACATCTTCTGGCTTTTGATCATATCCTTTCGTAAAATCTTTCCATGCTTTTAGATACCGTTTCGGAGTTTCTAACAATCCACCACGTTCTACATCTTCTCCGATAAACTGCAATAATCTAGTGGGGATATCTTCAGCACCACCAACTTCTGACGTCTCTTCCCATGGAAATTGAATCCAGACATTCTCAATATCGAGCCCTTTAGTAAAAAGAGCGTAAAATGGTTTATCTGGATATAATTCTTTATATTTTTGTTTTGTCTTACCACTATCCACTAAATCATCTACAATAATATCAGCATCTTCTACATTATCTACAACTATTGCTCCAATCATCTTTGATAACATATATGCAACAGGAATGCCACCTCTTGGAACTCCATATACACTACGATGATTAAAACTTGTTTTTAGAATGGCTTTTGATAAATCAAGTATTTTAGTTGAAATATCTTTATGTGTTAGTTTAATCATTGAACATCTCCACACCCAGTACAAACATATACATCTTGATCTTCAGACCATTCCCATTCTGAATCATATCCTCCATCTTCTTGTTCCTCATTATTACATTGACATCCGATGTCTTCGACTTCAAAAGTTGGTTCTTTACTCATTTATGATTCCTTTAAAATTACTTTATTGATGGCATTTCGCAAATTAACACTATATAACTTTTCTTTTTCTTCTTCTAAATAATCATTAGATTTCTCTAATTCTGTAATACTTGATTCTAAATGTTTAATAATTTCATGGGATGTTGGAATGCTATCTTTTATTTTATTATATATAAATTTTTCAAGTCGATTCATGACATATCCATCTAAATTACAAGCAGACGGTATATCAGCTTCACTATACATATTAAGATGAAGACTGTTGCTCATTCTCCCAATCCTCAGCCCACCCTCATCTACTTTATAACCAACATTATTTACTTCTGATATTGTTATTCTTGTATTTTCAATATACTTATTATTTACATCTTGCTCTCTGATATGTTTAAGAATAGAATCCGATAGAGTAGTGAGAGCTTTTTCAGTATTTTTAAAATGATTACTCTTCATATTAAGAATCCTCTAGAATTACTTTATTAATCGCATTCCGCAAATTACCATCTAATAACTCATCTTTTAAATTTTCAGAATATTCATTATCCTTTTCTAACTGAGTAATGCTTTCTCTTAGATTCTGAATAATTTCTTGTTGAGTTGGTAAATGATTTTTCATCTTTTTCCAAATGAAGTCTTCAAGGTTATGTATTGTTCGCGTACATAACTTTCTATTGGATACTAATAATTTATCAGATTTAAATTTAATAGTTAAAGTATCATTAAAACTATCAATACTTACTTTATTTACATTATACCCAAGATTTGTTATTTCTTTTATACAATCTTGAGTTAATAATATATTCTCATTATTTTTATCTTGACTTTTAATATGATTAGAAAGTTCTTTTCTTAATTTATCAATAGAATTTTGCATATTTTTAAGAACTTGACTCATATTAAGAATCCTCTAGAATTGCTCTACTTATTGCAGATTGTAGATTAGTATTAAGTAATTCTTTTTCCTGTTCTATATCTTGCTCAACAACTTTCTCCATACTTTTAATCTTCCTCTTCATACTCTTTAATACTTCATCTTTATCTGGAACCATTGTTTTAATTAACTCTTCCATCATACCACTCACCCAATAATGAGTTTCGTTATCACCTACATCGATTTCAGGTATTTGAATTCGAAGACGAATATCATACCAACAATTTTTAGTTGTTCGATCTTCCCACATATGATATTCAAACCCTTCATCTTTTAATTCTTTCATAAAAGATTTTAATAACTCTATACCTTTAATATGCCGCTCACAATCAGTTACCAAATAAGATAATTCTTTTTTTAATTTATCTAATGCCTGGCCTGTATTTTTGAGTTTTTGATTCATGATTCCTCTAGAATATTCCTAGTGATAATACTCTGTAGACTTGACGCTAGAGTTGCTTTTTCTTCTTCCACCTTAGTTGCGATATTATCTTCTATCTCTTCTATTTTCGCATCTAATAATTTTTTCAACTCTTCTGGATCTGGAGATGCCAGTTTTATTAGTTCTTCGCATATATTTTTAAATGAATCCTCTTCCCTCTTCGTATCGAATCTATGTCCCTCAATCTCAATAGGAATTATTAAAGCTATAGACTGCCCAGTAATTTTATTATCACCATCTGTATGATTAAAACGCATAATCTCCACACCAGCTTTCTCTACTCGTTTAGATACTTTTTTTAAAGGTTTAATAATTTTTAATAACCTTTCATATCCTTTAATATTATCAACTAGTTCTTCTCTTAATAATTTTAAGGAGTTCTCAATATTCTCAATTTTTCTACTCATGGCACTCCGGCAATTTTGTGTATTTGTACGGATAATCGGTAACAGTGTTTTAGTGCTAATTTTGTAGCATGTGCTAAATTGGCTTTATTCTTTTCTTCATCTTGTTCATCCATTGGTTGAACATAAATAACAGGAAATGAGCCTTCAGGTCTTGCAAGTAAAATTTCATTACCCGTTAAGGCACTGACATTTGGCAATCCATCAATTTCTCGGGTTTCCCCTTCTTTAACAATATATTTATAATGACTAATGTTTTTAACTAGACTCTTATTAATCTTTCCTGTCTTAGGACTGCAACAAATTCTAAGGTTTTTATGATTTGCAATATCATTCATTTCCTGAAACCATAGGGTTCCATTTGTTTCAATAATAACTTCAAAATTATCTGCTAGTAGTTTACGTACTAGTTGAGGTAGCCCAGCCTGAACAAAAGGTTCTCCTCCACTAATACTAATTAATCGACAGTCTTTATGTCGAGTTTCTTCAACACGCTTTAAAATATTAGCAATAGACATTGCTCTAATATTTGTACTGAAATCTGTATCGCAAAATGTACATGTTAAATTACAATCTGCAAAACGAATAAAAGTGATTGGCTCACCACTAGCGAATGCTTCACCTTCTAGTGAAAAGAAAATTTCTTTAATACGAATACTACCATTGAATAACTGTTCTTGATTAACTACTTGATTCTTGCCAAACATTTAGATTACTCTCCTGTATGATGTCTTTTACCATTATATCTATATAACAGTATTAAAAACGTGGAATTTTTAAAATAAAAAATCAATTTCAATATATTATATCTATATATTAATGGTTCTAAAATAAGTCTCAGATTAAAGAATTAATCTAAATTATATCTTTTTAGAAATAAAATACTGGGTTTTACCCCAGTACTAAGTTTATGTCGCTTCTAATACCCGTTTGATTGTTATTTTCTTTAATTCTCTATCTAGTTTTTTGATTATTTTGATCCTATGTTTATATGAACCCTGCCAATCAGACCAATAGTTAGGTAATGTATTATATACTAAGTCTTTTAGACTAGCACCAGCCATACTTGATCCTGCAAACATCTTAGTTTTACGATAATAAGTATGTGCATTAGTTACTCGTTCATCACCATAAACTGTAATAAATCTATTATAGATAGGTATCCATATTTTGTTTTCACTGCGGATACCATACTCATCTGGTGACATACTAACTATTTTTAATAATGAATTATATATACTATCTAAATTTTCTTCAATTTCTTTATAATAGTTCATTAAGATTGTTCCAACATTAATCTATATAGTTGTTTTTCAATAGAACTTAATATTTTTAATTGTTTAGGTCGACTAAATCGTCCAATATAGTCTTTTGTTTTACTACTGAGTCTAGCAATATTATTCTCATCATTAATTGAGTAAATTCCACTAAATCTTTTAGGTGTCTCGATAGAATGGTCAAACATATGTTCAATATAATTATTACTACTATAAATTTGAAACATCTTATCACGTTTCACAATTATTTCAATCAGAGTACCGAATACAGTTAAACCATAACCACCTCCCATTGCTCGATGATTGCTTACAGGTAGTGCATAAAGTATGTCACGAATATCCTGATATTTTTTATTGATTTTTCGTTTGATCTCTTTATTAGTCATGACATACTAAGCCTATCTTTTAATATATCATTCTTAATTTTTCTCAAAATATATTTAGTCTGAACACGTTTCTTAGTCTGAACTCGAAACATATGAAGAGCTCCTTCAATAGTATTGGTCACATTTTTATATAGTGGAAGTATTTTGAATTTTGGAGGCATTGGTTTATATGGTTCAAATCTAATAGCGGTTATTTTACCAAATGCAATCTGAGCTCCAACACTGAACTTATCAAACTCGACAATAGTCGCGAAGAATCCATCGACGTCGAATAAGTCAGTGTGAGCTTCCATATACTTTAGGATTAAATTATCCACATCAGCATACATAGATTGCAGTTCTTTTTCTCTCTTAGTCATTAGTACTCCTTTAAAATATGATATAATAGTTTATCTTTAAATTTCTTCATATCGAATATTAATCTATATTCTTTTAATAATAGTTTTAGTTCTTTCTCATTATTGAATGGTCGATTAGCATAATATAATGGCTTATATCCACCTTCTCTTAATCTCCATTGATTCTCCATACGGTCAACAAACCAAGGCGAATCATAATTATGATAATTCCACATCTCCCCACTCTTAATAGATACTTGAAAATATCTAGTTGGATGGTGACATCTTTTATTAAGTAAATCTATTATCTTTATGCCCATTCTAATAACCGTCTCCGACAATCATTTTTAAATTTCTTAATATCAAAGTCAATATTATATGTTTTCATATATTCCATAAATCGTTCTTCATTTGCAAATGCCATATGTGTATAATTTTTATTAATATTTCTAAGGTACCACATCGATCCCCTATAAACATACCATTCGTTATTTAGTTTAATACCAGACCATTGAGGGTAATTCTCCAGAGCATCCGTCAACTTGTTTATTATTTTTATAAAGTCAGACATTAGGATTTCTCCAGTATTTGCCGGGTTATTTGGTTTTTAATATTGCTTTTGATTTCAGAAAGAGACATGGTTATATCTTTCTTTTTTAATAATTCAGTAATTTGTCTGTCATTTGAAAACGAAGAACCACATCGAGCATAATCTCCAAGATGGTAATAATATACCGCAGAACCTGGTACTTTTGCTCTACATCTAAAAACTATATCTTTATTAATAGTAATAAATGAATCCTCTAACATATCTACATATTCATCTAATACTTTAACTATATCCATTATACCCCCTTTAATATTAATTTAAGACACTTCTCTTTAAGTATTTGAATATCTATATATATATTTAGCTTAATTATTATACTTTTAAATTCCTCTTCAGTTTGAAAATCAGTATCTAGTCCATTCCATAATGTATGGGTACTTAAATTCCAATATTGATTATATATACTTTCATTAATATATACATTTTTACATATTTTAATTGATGAAAAAGACCCATTATAAGTAGTAAAGTATTTCTTAAGTATTTCTTCTAAGTTCTCCATTTAAGACACCTTTCTCATCATCAGTAAAGAAATATGGAGTGTTTTGGTTCAAGAATGGTTTTCGCCGTTCAAAACATTTATCTTTAAAGTTGCTGTTATATACATAATTCATAGGTAACATCTTAGACCCTTCAAATTCAACAGAAGAAATATCTAAGTTATCACCAATATATAATGGACTAGTTTGATTTCTAAATATTTTAAATGATTTATACTCTTCAATCAAAACACAAGCAAAGGCACCATCCAATTCCTTTAGGGTAGGGATAATCCCGGACCGGCTAATACTATGTAATAATAACTTTGTATCCCACTGTATATTTGTAGAGTATTTGGTATTTAATCTTTGTATTTCTTTATTTTTCAAAATTCCATTATGCCATAATAAATATTTCTTGATAGTAGCTGGATGAATTCTAGACTGGTCATGGATCAGACCCCCAGTAGGGGCCTGAATATGAGCCAACATATACTTTCCATCTCGCACATGTCTCAATAGATCTTTATCAAATTTACCAAATTTCTGTAAAGGATTACATTCTAATGTATCTGGATCAATAGTCGTAAGACTATGACTGAATTGTCCTCTAGATGCATTTAAATCTAATAACTCTGATAGTTTCTCTTTTGAGAATGATCCGATTATTCCACACATTTTAGAATGGGATGTCGTCATTAAAGCCTGGAATTGTACCGCCACCCTGAGGTGCTTGTTGCTGTTGTTGAGGTTGCTGTTGTTGGAATCCACCTCCACCACCTTGCTGTTGGAATCCACCTCCACCACCTTGTCGCTGGAACCCACCTCCACCTTGATGACCACCTTCAGATGGTGGATAAGCATTAAGCCAACCATTCCAATCGCCAACAGGAACAGAATTCATCTTAACACTTACTTTAGGAGAACCGTCTTGGTTTTGATCAAGAAGTACGATACCAACTGTAGTGTAATACTTTTTACCATTTTCTTCACGAGTATGCTTTAGTTGTAGAGTTTGTTTAGCCATGTTATTTTCGATCCTTTTAAATTATTGAAGTTCTAAGTAAAGTCTTTCAAGAGTATGTTTCAGTTCTTTTTTCCGTCCAAGTGCTTCAGCAACGCCTAACATAAATTTCACATTCTTAGAGTTGCTAATACTTACTTTAGTAGTATATTCAAAGAATTCTAAATTCAATGAACCTCTACCTCGTCCAGCATCTATTTTATATTTGATATTTTCATCTTTCATAATAAAATGGGTATTGGTAGTCCAGTGACCTTTTCTAGACTGCATATTTTTTAATTTCCTTAAAATATCAGAAATAGGTTCAGCATCTTTTAGATTTATTCTTTTCATACATGATATGACATTATATTTAGTGCACCAATTAATCATCCTCTTAATACCTTCAGAATCTAACAATTCATCTTTACTCATTGTAATTTCAAGTATTTTGAGTATTGATAATTCCGTAGTATTTAAAGAATCATAATAATTGATACACCCTTGAGAATACATTCTTACATTAATATTTTTATATATTATAGATTTTCCTCTAGTTGTCCCAATCATTTCATATGGAATATCATATTGTTTACATATTCGTGTAAATGCTTTGACTGCTTGCGGATTTACTGCTCTTGTTTTTTTATCTTGAAATATGAGAGTTGCAGATAACCCAATATCACCAAAGACTGGAGTAACATCATTATTTTCACATAATTGTAAAAATCTAATATCACCATCACTCATAACCTCCTCATCTTTTCTTTCATTAATAGATGTAAAAGATTAAACCCTTTACTATTTAGAAATCGATCCTGTATGTAGAATCTGTAACCATATCCAACAGAGGCAAGTATAACAGGACAATCTAATCCTTCGGCCTTGATTTTAGCTGGTTCTTGGTAATATCTTAAATCATAGGCATGCTTAGACGATATTACACACTTCTTGTCGAATAGTTCAATACACTCACACGCTTCTGAATCAATATGAAGTAGTCCAAATGGAGCATACCCACGATCACCAGTTTTAATCATTACATCATTATTATATATGTATATCCAATTAATAACATCTAAACAATCTTTAATATATTTTCGGTATTTTTTAACGAATAATAGTGTACATAGATATCTTAAATATCTCATGTATTATCCAATATTGCTTTAGTAATTCCATTTATAAACTCTGACATTTGTTCTTTCGTAAACATTGTATGTGTACTTTCTTCATTAGCAATCTTATATAGATTACGCTTACTAATATCATCATACTCAAAACTCAGAGTAACCGGACACCCATAATCATCTCCCATAATCAGCATATCCATAATATATACTGGTTCTTCGCCATCCAATTCAGTATCACATTCTTGGCAATATCCAAGATCATCAAAAGTAACACTATTTGTATTATTGATGTCATCTGTTTCCCAACCACACTTCGGGCATTTTAAATAATTATTGGACAAAGTCGCCTCCATCTGTATCTACAAGTTCAATATTATTAACACTTTCTTCAAGAGTAACTATAGGTATATCCCGCCACATTTTAAAATCTTTAAAATTTTCACGGAATGATACATATTGTTGAAATTTTATAACATCATTATCTTTATCTACGACCATTCTAAGTGTAAATTCTGGCGGACTATTGAATCTAGACATTAACTAGTCTCCAATATATATTTAGTAAGAGCCCTGTGTAATTCTTTTACATTATCATCAGATATCCAAATCTGAATAGTGTCTGCCCCATTTCTACCGGCCGCAACATGTAGACCATTAAAATGATCATTAAACAGATCTATATATTGATGAGGTGCAAAATCATTTTTAACATAAAAAATAGAGTCGGATGTTTTCATAATTATGAATCATCTAATAATTGACGGGTAAGTACTGCGTGTAACTCTTTTATCTTACTAGCAGGAACTACCATATGTACTTTTCCATCCGTCATTCTATTATATGCTGGAATCAATAGTTCACCGGATCCAGCGGATATTTTAACATCTTGAGGATAATCAACAATATATTCGGCAATATGTTCATATGCTTTTGAAATCATGATGCCTCCAATAGAGTTCTACTTATACGACGATGTAAGTCTTTAAGCTCATCTTTTGATGAATGTTCCATCATAAAATTGCCAAATTTCCACATTAAAGTCTTTACATCATTCTTATTAATTACAATACCGCCTCGAGGAGCGCCTTCAGGCCAGAAATTATCCAGCAACTGTATTCTAATACCTGGTCCACCATTCCAATTATCTATTTCATCTTCTCTAATATGAAGATATCTTTTGGGGTTTTCATACTGATTCTTAGCTTCCAAGTACATTAGCTGCTAACTCCTCCCTTTCATATGTATAATCATGATTAATTGCATCTATTAAATCTTCTTTAATATCAGGATCTGTCTCATAATGAGGGACCATACAGAAAGCGGAGTCAGTCCACAATACCCGTCCGGCACGATATCTTCCCTTTTGATCTCTGAATGTGACTTCGATACATGGTAAATGATCATCGACATATCGATTAATAATATTAACATCTTTAATATCTGTGATATTTTCAAAATTCTTCGGGAATACTCTATCCGCCACTATGCCATCTCCAGTAATAATTTTTGAATAGCAGTAATCAGTTCTTTCGCTTTCTCTGGACTAAGTACAGTATCATAAGAAGGTTTCCTTTCTGGATGTGTTCCGTCGAAAACATCTTCTATAGTTATTCTAATGTCTCCACGGTCAATCCGAATTACAATATCTTCATTATAACTATCTTTCATATTATATGTTGACACAATAAAAAACTCCAAATAAGGTTGATATTATTCTTTATTATATCTATATATACTATATAAAAACACAAATAAAACTGGGTAAAGACGTTAATCTTCACCCAGGTATTGTTGTAATTTTTCTTTTATTTCGATTGCTATATCACGCTCAATATATACAATTTCCATTCGATTAGCAGCATATATTAATACTAAATTCAATTTTCCATTGATAACATTTAAACTTATGGCTGGGCCATCTTTATCTGCTTCTTCTTTTACTATTAATAAATGTTTATTATGAATTGTCATGATGTTTCCAATAGCCATTTACCTAATGACTCATATAATTCTTTTATATCTTTTCTACTCATATGTGACGCATTATCAGATGATACAAATCTGACATAATGCTGATTAGAATAGAATCTGATTATATGTCTATTGAATCTAGAACAATCATATAAACAGTCCTCATCTGCTTTTCTATTCCATGCGCCATTCATACCGAAATCAGTACCTCTTTCATAAGTGAATTTTTGGTACTTTGATATTTATCTGTTGCTAATAACCAAGCCGTCGTAAGTCGAAGTAATATACGGTTGCTATCAATATGTAGATGTTGAGGATAACTATTACGACTTTCAATTCCTAATTTATTCCCATACATAGTTACTTTAAATAATATATTATTTAGAATACTTATATTTTTTACTTTTGGAGTCGTAGTTATATCTTTATTTAAAATATTTAATAGTAATTCCATTTCTTTATCACATGTATTTAAATATTTAATTACATCAATAGTTGAATATGTCTCGTGTAAAAAATCAACATCTTTAAAATTTATAATAGTTGTAATTAATTTACCTTCTCTGTTGCTTAATGCTCTTAAAATAATATCCATAAATATTTGAAATGCTTTATCTTCAATGAATTTAGAATAGTAGTATTCAGATTCTAATACTGGAATGTTTTTAATTGTTAATCCATTATCAAACGTTAATTCTACACTAGCATTTATTTTAAATCTAATATTATCTTTATCGCAACTTTTATCATATATAGATCTAAATTTATGGAATTTATCCCAATCAGTAATATCTCCCATTAAGCATTCTTTAATTTAGTATACATTAGTTTTCTATTAAATTCATCCATCTTACCACCTGCTTTCAAAATAGTAATAACACCTTTAAAATATTTAAAATATTCTTGTTTTTGTCTATCCCGATACATACCCATTTTTTCATTATTACTATAATATTTAAGATTCTGTATTCTTAACTTCATGAATGGAACATGAAACCCGATAATATTACCCATTAATTCAATTTCAAACAATTGACTTTTATATGAACAATTTCCATTAATATTTTCAAGGAAAAGCCAAAAGTCTTCGACTTCTGAAGTTGAAATAGATTCAAATATCTCTATTAATTTAGCCGGGTCTTTTACCTTCTTACTTAAAGTAGTGACACCTTTTAAGTGTTTACTTGTTGTTTTAGTAATATTAAATATATCAGTAATGAATTTAAATACTTTATAATCATTATCTGTCCATTTATTTAAGATATTTAGCGCTTCTTTAAATGTCTTATTTGAAGCTGCATTAATAACACATCCATTGATTGCAAGATCAATACCTTGCAATCGAATGGATTTATTAAAATCTGAAGATAATAATGGTTGTAGTTCAACTAGTTCACAATCAACAGCCATTAAGCTTTTTCCAGTAATAGTTTACCCAACCACTCATATAATATTTTAACCTCTTTTCTTTCAAATGTGTTATATACCTTAACTTCAACAGTAGCGTCACCAACATCTAAATCTAAAGTATTACAAGCACTTAAAAATTCAGCACTAGATTTATCAAATGATAAGATATTACTACTACCCGAACTATTTCTTGTGTGAAATTCTATCTCACCAAATTCTTCTTCTTCGTATATAACCATTAGGATGATCCTAGTAACATTTTACTAATATAAGAATGTATAATTTTAAGGTTTTCTTTATTTAGAGTTATAGTTGCCGCTGCTGTCGTTTCTGATCCATAATCATTTATAATTTTAATTTGGGCACTTGCCCCATATTGAGATTCGATGGGATATATCGTAATATCTTGATATACCCCATCCATCTCTCTACTAGAAGTGTTAATTTGTAATTCTTCTAGATCATCCATCTTCTAATATATTCTCCCATGGAATATCAATACTATATGGAATTGGATCTTTCATTCCAGCTTTAGCAAAGTTCATAATCCGTTCTGAACAACTTGGACAGATGCCGCAACTATAGCAGACCTCTACAGGTTCAACATTTTTCAGATTATCAGGCTCTACTTTTAAACACTCTGTTGGATCATAACAAGTATGCGTATCGTCAAATGGTACATTTAATTCAATGCCAATTTTAATTTCATCTACTTTTGCCATATCAATAAATGGAGCTTCGATTGTAATTTGATATTTACGATTAAGCATTGAAATGTCATTCATCAAATCCACAAAATTTCGAGAAGTATCCCAATACTGGTACTCATCATGGGCCTGAAGTCCTAAGAATATTTTTTTACATCCATTGCTTTGGGCATATGATAATGCAATAGTAGAGAGCATCATATTTCTATATGGTACTTCAGTTACTGGTTGTGGATCGCCAATTACATCTTTAATAGTTGGCATTTTAACTGTTGAGTCTACTGCTAATGCAGACACATCTTTAATAATTGTCCCAAGAAAGGAAATATCAATAATATGATGTAATACATCAAGCTTCCGGCATGATATCTTCGCTTTCTCTACTTCAATAGAGTGGCGTTGACCATATTGAAATGTGAGAGCAAAGACATTCTCAGCTCCATATTCTTTAACTAGTTTATATAACAAAATTGTACTATCTAATCCACCACTAAGTACGCTTACAACTTTATCCATTCAAAATACCTCGCTATAATTACTAATGTTGCCGTTCCATATAAAACAATCAAAATCCATTTATTTATCGGAGTACATACCATATTATTTAATCCCAGAGGTTAAAGTAGTATTTGCGGAATAAATCTAAACCTTCATCGATTTTCGTTTGATCTTTTTTCTTAATTGCAAAATAATCCTGTCCATCAACAATTATTTTAAATGCAATAATCATCCGTTCAAGAATAGTCATCCACTTATGAAACCCAGGATCGCCTTTAATAGGTGTAGCATAATCAGGAGTACCATCAGGTTTCATTTCGTATTCACTTAAAGAACCAGGATAACCATGGGTCATTAAACGAAAACGAATTAACCGGGGGAGGATATATTCTGCTAATGTGATATCAAAGGACCATAAATCACTATCACTAAATCCCCGGGTTTTAATTTGTTTTTGGTATTTTTTCCAACCTTTTTTATAATCTTTTTTAGTTATTAGATTATTAGTTGGGTTATATTCCATATGTTTCTTCTTAATATTTAAACGTTTAATAAACTTCTTACTTGGTTTTAACATTTTACCACCATAGGTGTTGGTAATATTTATGGAATGCATCGAGTCCTCTTGTAATTCGAATATTATCTTTTTTTGACCACTCATGCCAATTATCATCTACAATCTTTCCATGGGCAAAAATCATATCATCAATAACATTTCGCCATTTTTTAAATGCTTTATTATTAGCTTTAACCATTGCTTTTTTAGATAGTTTACCAGATCCATCATCTAGATTTCCAATTGAGTCGAATGATTGATCGGAAAACTCAGATGGAAATCCATTCATATCTTTACGAAATAATTTTAATCTTGGTAATGTAAATTCAGAAATAACTGAGCATAACGACCAACATTCAGTTGAACTTAACCCGGTTTTCTTTAATTGTTTCATATGATGTTTATATCGCTTATCTTTTTTATCTATATATAATGGTTTTTTTGTTGACCATTTAGTTAACATCTTCTTCTTATCTTTCTTCAAAATATTCAGCCCTCGCTACAGTAGTTTCCATATCATCTTCATCTTCATCCATTGACCAGTTTACATCACACTCTTTACATCGATCCCATAAAAGATTTAAGACATGGGGATTTTCCCAATCTCCCCGATTGAGATATGAACAATATCCATTATCTTGTTTTGGTTTATCAATAAATATAAACCAAAATGGACATATTACTTTATTCCCATTTAAGTCATACGAGTAACAATAACCACCTTCAGGTATTATTTGATCTAGCCGAGTCATTTATTTACCTTTGAAAATATAATGAATGGGTAGAAATATTTATAACTACCCATTCATATTTTACCTGTCTGCAAGTCGGTCAAGTTCTTTTTTATATTGTTCAAGCCGTTGATTACTTATACTTGTATATTGTTCATGAGACATACCGATTACGTTCAATATTGTGTCTTTAATAGAAACGGTATATGAAGCAAATGATTCATTAAGCAGCAATCCAACAGAAAACCACAAAATCTGGACACGACTATACTTATATTCTGTATTTTCAATATATAGCAATTTAGGCCACTTATGCAATTCAAAGAATAACATCATGTTACTTGTTGCTCAACTGCCTTATTAAAGAATTCAGATTCGATAGAGTCAAGTTTGATATTATTGAATAATTCACGATCAGTCCAGTCATTCATTACATCTTCACTAAACTCAATCATATCAATATCAATATGGCCCATAGTATCAATATAATCATAGACATCTCGGACGCCACATTCTGCGTATCCAGTATCCGTTTCATGTACACGAATGGATTTAAGAGTAACTTCTCCTTCACCATTTGCCATTTTGGTTTTCTCGAGAATCTTATCTACTAAGAGGAATAGTACTCGAGAGAGTTGTTCAGCACTTGGATTAACTGGAATACTAATCCATCGGGCACTGTGTTTTTTGATTGAATCAATATAATCACCATTATCTTGATCCCAGAAGACAGTAGCATGATCAAATGAATCAATAATATCTTTAATATTACCTTTCATTAGACCAAAGTCATACACCATCTGACCATTATCTAAGTACTTCGAATCCAGCATTACTTCTACTTTATAACTATGTCCATGAATACTATATTTACAACGATCTGTACTACAGTTACGCACAACATGGGCATTTTCAAATTTGTAAAGTTTTCTAATAATCATCTTCGTCTTCTACCTCATCAGCAAAACAATTAATGTCATAATCTTCTTCTGTATTTGTATAATCTATAATAGCATGTGTTATATTAGTTTGTTCTTTAGCTAGTTTAATAGCTTCTTCTTCTGAATTAGCTTCTACTATTCCAAGAAAAACTGTCATATCTACAGATGCATGCACTTCGTATCTTTTCTTACTCATCTTCTTCACCGTCTGTAAAAATCTCTTTAATCTCTTTTCTTGATATTGGAAATTTTCCTTGAACTTGTCCACAGTCTAAGCAAATATCAATATTAATATAGTCACCTCCATTATCAAATATCATAGCATACCCTTGATAATCAACATTATCACTTTCAATATTCACCCATGCCATATCGCTACATTTACCACCAACAATTGCGATACGGGGACTATTACATTTAGTACACTCAGACATTTTTAATCTCCAATACTTTAATTTCGGGAATATCAAATTCTAATTCTTCAAAAATTTTATCATGTAGCTCTTCTGATCTGGTTTCAGCTATTTTCCGAGCTTCTTCATAAGAATCTGCTTTAACTTCTCCAAGATGATTAGTGATATAATATTCTGCAACTAGTTCATATGTAGGCATTTAACTATACTCCAGTATAAGTCGTGAAACTGTCTTTTGATCTAGAGTGGATTTACCATCTTTGAGCCATTGAATCCAATCTACTTTTGATAGTTTATTGCCTTTAATATACCAAGCTTCTCGATTATTGCTATTGGTATGTATAAGAGCTGGACCATCTTCTCGATGTAGAATTCCGTCTCCATTTGTCCATTGTCGATCCCCCAGATATTTTTCTGTCCATTCATATTAATTTCCTTAAAAATAATAAGTAGATTATAACATATAATATCTATATATAGAATTAGAAAAATTAATTATACTTTAATATATTATAAGTTATTTTACTAGTTATTTCACCTTTATAATATTTATGGAACCATTCTTTCCATTCTATAAATGATAGTTTAATTCCATTAATATACCATTCTGGAATACCTTTAACTGGGTCAACAGCTGGACCAATCTCACAATGCAGTAATCCATACTTCCACCACTCGGTTATTTCATTCTCAACATTGACGGCTGGAGCATCTCTTCTGTGTAATTTTCCATAATAATACCAGTTCTGCTCAAGTTCTGTTATTATTGCAGGACCATCTAAACGATGTAGTTTGCCATGTTTAAACCAAAACTCATTGCCATTTGGTTTAATAATAGCAGGACCATTCTTTCGATGGTATCTATCTTGCTTATCTAACCAATATTTAGTTTTATCAGTCATTTGTTTTCCTATTTTTTAAACATGTTGATATAGATATAATAAATAAGGTAAAAAATCACGATCTTATTATTACTTAATAAAGTGATCGTATATAAAACTTAAATAAAGGAGCGAACTAAATGGAACCGTATACATTATGCAAATTCGATATAAATATATACCCAAAAGACTTTGGAAAAGATAAAGATCCATATATTGCAGAAGTTACAAAAATAATGAATAATGAGATATATTTAATATATATGGGAGATATTCCCAATATGCCTGGACACTGCCTTGTTATAGGATATGAAACAGGGAAACCATATATAGCTTATCATCCAGAATGTTTTATTCCTATTTTAATGGAGGAGTTGTAGAATGATTCGGCAATATGCAAGATGTTGGTTATCACCAGATTCAGTTAATGATGAGGTGTTTAAACGAAAATTCAAGAAGGAATCGTTTCTTGTTTATATAGGAGAAATTCCAAATATGCCTGGACATTGCATAGTAGCTGGGTGGGATAGCGGTAAACTATATTCTGGATACCATACTGATACTTTTATAGAAATTGGAGATGATGAATGAGAAATGATGAATTCGCAAGTCAATATAAAGACTTGCAAATAAAATGTGCAAACTATGTAAAATGCTATCCAAGATCCGTTTATAATATCTGGAAACCGGAAGGAGAAGTACATACACCTCCTATGATTGAAGATATTGAATTGGACGCCCAAGATCCTAACTCATGGTCATTTGAAGGTACTTATGCTGGAAGTTTAGTCTTCAATTGTGATCCATATGATAATACAGTTTTTGCCGTTATAAATAGAGAAGGTAGAATTAAAATAGTAGGTAATGGGGATTATGAATAATAATTATCTATCTAATTACATACTAGAAATGTCACAATTAGTAGGTGAATTAGATGAAATATTAAAATTAGTATCTATAGAGATAAAAAGAAAGTTATTAGTCAGAAAACCCATCCACTATGTTATATTAAAAGATATGATCGATGATGGAGAAATATCTTTAATACCAAGATGGGCGGGGGTAAATCAAAAGAATTATAATGGTGCTTTAGATATTTTAAATGAGATTCTTTATACAAGATACAAATTTGTCGGTCCTGTATTACATGCTACAATTATATACTGGATAAAGAGTCCATTAGAAATGAAGAACATTAGAATATATTCTGGTAGACCTGATGATTTAGATATTATTATGACTATTAAATCAAATGAAAAAGTTAAATACAAACAGATGGAGATAAGTAATGAAGAGTGAATACTATACTTATATAAGAGCAGATATTGAATCTAAAATTATGGAAGTAGCTGATAGAGAATTATCATATCATCCAAATCCAGATATATCAAGTACATTTGCCAGAAAAATAAATAATGCATACTTCGACTGCCGTCGAATGTTAGATGCATATGAAAACCAAAATAGTCAAGAAGAATGGGTTTCTGCCTATCTTGATTACAATTCAGAAGAGTAGAACAAAGGGTGCCCTTTCGGGCACTCTTTTTATTTAAGAAGTGTATTTTCAAGTACCCGAATAATGTGATGTTTACTTTCTTCTATATTATCCGCACAGACAAATCGATCAAAAGCCAAGTCATTAAATCTACCAAGTAGAAGTTCTAAGACTTCGTGGAGGGCGTATTTTTTAACTAGCTTTTTAGTAGGTTTTATGTTCCATTGATCATTCATCGTAATGCGGGCAGACTTTGCTCTATAATCCATTTCACACATTGCAAAATAGTCATTTGTCATAAATGAATCAAGTACGACTTCTAAATGATAATTTATAAGTCCAAATTTCTTCTGCCATTTAAACACTTCTTTTTTAAATAATTTAAATTGTTTTTCTGTTATGTTATATTTCATATATTCTCCAAATAAAACATACCCCTATTTAAGGGGTATGCCGTTTGACCGTTTGATTGCTTCGATTATACGTTCAGCTGATTTAGATACCGATTTAGCCCAAAGAGCCTTAATATCCACTTCAATAGTAAATTTCTTCATTAATTCTAATAGTTCTTCTTTATTATACGTATATGGAACTGTCATATATCGAATATTAGCAAATGGAAGAGGTCCGATGTATAGTTCGTTTCTATTTTTAATTGGAGTTATTAAATCATTAAAGATTTTTTGGTTTTTAATATTAATAGGAACAAATTTACCAGCCATCATAGGTTTAAATGTTTCAGTTTGAGTAAGTGTATTGTATAGTTTCATACCAACAACGCCGGCAGGTTCTTTTTTATATACACCTGTACCAAACTTACCATTCGATCCAATATAAGAGAAATCTCCAGACTTTGAATCAGTTATGATTCGATTCCAGCTTTTATTAGCAAGATCGTTTAATGCTTTAGTTGTATCGACCTTTCCATTAATTTTTTTATTTAGAGCGATATCTTCAACTAATGCCCGAATAAAGTCTTTAGTGACTCCTGAATACTCATTTCGTACAACAGGGATTCCAGTATATTTAATCTTCGGGGTATCATATGTTCGACCCTCTTTTGATGTAGCAGCATAAGCATAGTTTTTCTTAACATCTAAGAATAATATACTTTCGGCTGTGAGTTCAGTTTTATAGAAAGTCATATTATGTTCAGGTGCGACATTCATCTTCTTGAGTAAATGGTCAACTGTAAATCTTTCAATTACATCATTTAATTCAGTACCAACTTGATCTGCAAATTTAACACCTTCTTCTGGATCTTTTGGTTTAAGAGAAGGGACATTAATATATAATGAATCGGTATCACTATAAAGTACATATTTAAGTGGATTATCTACATCATCAAAGAAAGTTTTTTTAATCATTCTGTACTTCCTTGCGCATCTACTGCTTTATTAGCAAGCCTATCAACAAGATTATTAAGAGGATCGTTAGCATGAGCTTTTACCCAATGGTATTTAACGGTGAGTTTTTGATCTAATGCATCTAATTCTTTCCACATTTCTACATTCTTAACCGGTTTTCCAGCAGCAGTCTTCCAACCTTTAGCCTTCCAATTTTTAAGCCACTGACTCATTCCCATTTTTACTAAATTACTATCAGTATAAACATTGATTGGAATAGATGGTGATTGAACCGCCTCTAATCCTTTAATAACAGCCATTAGTTCCATTTGATTATTAGTAGCATGTGGAACATATCCATTAAGACGTTTTTCATATTGTTTATATTTTAAATATACACCCCATCCACTTTTACCTGGATTATTACGGCTTGCTCCATCACAATACAATATGATAAAATCACTCATTTAATTCCATCCTTTTTTCAAAATAGCAGTCACAATATCTAAAGCTTCTTGATAATATTCATGGTTTTTATTCTTCTTATGCATATGTTTTTTTAACCAAACTGGAGAATTACTTCTTTCATTAGGCAATTCCATTTCTTTAACTAATTTTTCAAGACGTTTAAACAATTGAGGCTTATTATCTATATCCACTTGAATTCCTTGTTTATTACAATGTGATACCATCCATCTACTCCATGATGTCTAAAGAAATTTGCTGAGTATCTAGAAATAGGGATGGTATCTCCACCTTTAGTAACTATGTATAACTTATTATTCTTCTTGTATGTATTATCAACAAATATATCACAGAATGGGACAGTGTATAATGTCTTTTGAATAAATTTAATCGTCCGAAGACGTTCTGTTCTTGTCATATTCTTTTATTAATTTATGAATTAAAATAATAGTATCTGGTAAATGTTCTGGTGATTGTTCAACCACATTATCAATAATCTCAGATTCTTCAAATCCTAATTGTTGGTCTACACAAAAATCTTCACTATATATTTCGGGATTTAATGTAATTCTAGGAATATCATTAATATTTTCTAATAAATATTCAGTATAGAATAAAGCTTTTTCTACATCTTCTTTCCCATTCTTCCATCTATGCCGAGATATATATTTAACAATATTACCTCTATAAAAATCAAGGGTTTGATCAAGAATAAAGTCTATTACTTCAATTTTGCCTTTATTATAGTGATCCGGATGTTTTACTTTATCAGCCATGTTTTCAATTCCTTTATATATATATTATTAATTAGAAAACGTAATTAATAATGGAGAAATGTATGTTTACAAAATGTAAGGTATTAGAAATAACAGATGAAGAAATGAATGCAATGATGCATGACGATGGATCTGAATTTAATGGAATCGATAAGTCTATAAATATACCATCATATGATCACTTAATTCTTCGATTTGGCAATCCATATAAATATGAAGAATATAATATGTGGAAATTAGAATTACCAGATCAAAGAATTATTTATATATGTTATTATTTAGATCGAGAAACTCCCAATATAGAAATTGCCATAAATTATGTATCTTATCTAAATGATATATTCGACACCCTATTCCGAAAGGAGTAGGGTTTTATTTCTTATCATATACCTCTTCATATACATCCATTAAGATTGGGTATTTCTTTTTAACCATTTCATACGCAGTCATAGCATAATCACGAATCTCAACCTGAGCATGATCATCACATCGTAAGCCAAAGAAATTACTCAAGCTTCTAAAATTAACAGTCCAGTATAAATCGGTATAAGTTGCGACAGGCATTACATTACGAATCAATTCTCGGGCTCTAGCTCTAGCACCCTTAATATTAATAGGATACTTTCCAGTGCCTTTACAATATTCACATTCTTCCCGCAAATGTTCTGGAATTTCAATTTTACCTTGAAATACTCCAGTTGAATTACAGTGAGGGCATGCGGCTTCAGATTGCACAGCAATTCTATCATACATCTGTGCAAGTTTCTCTTTGTGAAATTTATAAGTATTAGAAATTACTCGTTCATATTGTTCTAAATCTTGATCTGTTAATAGTTCAAGACCATCGAATGTTATATGATCTTGATCTGGAATATAAAATTCATCAAGGGGAGTTCTATACCGTTGACTATATTCATTAAAACTACTAATACGATGTCGAATCCATTGACGGGCAACGAATAAAGGCATCACAATTCTAAATCTAAAATATAATGTTTCGAATGGGGTACCATGATTATTTTTAAGTAGGTGAGTTAATAATTTAATATCTTTATCTTTAATATCTTTAATGTTATAAATCTTAGTATTTGAAGTAGATACTCTTGCATTATTTAGAATTTCTGCTTCATCACCCCAACTGGATTCAAGTTCAATAAATCCAGAATTGTGTACTTTTTTAGCAAATGTTGGATTTGTTTTAACTTTAAGGGCTATTTCATCTTGTAATGATTTATTCATGGTGAACCTCTGGCTTTGAAATATATGATTTTTTTATGATGACTGGCATTTGTTGCATAATAAACTCAATATCTGATTTATTTAATCCCATACTAAAAAGAAATCCAATAACATTCCGGGCTAATTCAAATGCTTTAATTTTACCTATAGTTCTATTTTCCATTTTGAATTTGTTCTAACTCCATTAACATCTTTAAATTTTGTTTAATCATATGATTACTGTATATATTTTTCGCTACTAATTTTCCGGTCTTTCCAGCTTCATATTTGGTAAACATAATAAACCCAATACTATTCTTTATATTATTAAGTTCCTTTTCTTTTTTTAATAATGCCAATGTTAATATTTCTATTTCTTCTAATAATTTTTCAGGTTCACATTCTTTTAAATCATTAAATAGATCAGTAATAGTTAATCCATCTTTTAATTGATTCCATATATCAGACAATGCTTTAAAATCAAAAATAATATACGCATCATTCGCAATCTTAAATAACCCTATTAACTCTTCACTAGTAGTCATATCAGGATGGCATTTTTTAGAAATATCTCTAAATAATGATTTACATTTGCTACGAGTTATTTTATCAACTACTATTTTCGGTTCTTCTGCTAATTGAAAATTTGGATTATGTTCATTCGGCTTATTCTTTAATCTTTTAATATTCTCTTCATCTAATTGTCTTTTTATTTCTATTTGATCATCCATAAATGATGGATTCTCTTTTCGAAGAGAACTTAAACACGATTCTATATTGGTTAGTGTTTCATCTGTTGACTGTTGTATAGTATCTATATGTTTTTTAATCTTTATTATTTTTTGATAATATTGAGCAGATTGAATAATAACAGGAACCATATTTAACCCGGCCACTTTGACTTGATCGCATATGCTTTAGCATTGATAGATGTTAATAAATCTAACATATTACTTATCTCTGAATAATATATACCATCAAATGAGTCATCTTTTATATTTGATTTAATTATAGCTAAATAGTTATTAGATTTATCATATATTGTCTTAGCTATTCTAGTTTGCACTTGTTTTTGATCTATAATTTTAGCTATTTCAATAACAGTATTACTAAGAACTTCTATAGACTCTTTAAATACATTATACACTTTAATAGTTGATCCTGTACTTGTTTCTGGTATAGGAATAGAACTGCCATTTATTTTATAATCTATTAAGGCCACTTTTAATGAATTTAATTGAACTTCTCTTTCATTAGAATCCCATCCAGTAAATCCAATTTCTTTCATTGTTACTCCAGTTTTAGACTTACTAATAACAATTGTCGGATTTAATTTTATTGGGGTTTTAAGAACCGGTGCATTAGTTTTTTCTTCATCATCGATTCTAATTTGTTCTTTTCTTTCGGCATTTTCTTTAGCAACTACAGCCTTTTTTCTAGCATTCACTAATTGATATTTAGCGAATCTCAAATGACTTACTTTTAATATATCACTATCTGGATTAGTTGGATTTAGATTTGAAATACTACTACTAATAGAAGAGGCATTCGAACTAATATCTATATTTGATACAGATTCTAATGCAGAAACTAAAGTATCATTATTACCAGAATGTATAGCGGTACCTACTTCAATTGCTTCTAAACTACTTAATAATTGATCTTGAGTAGTGCAATCTCGTATGTTTGTATTGAGGGATTCAATTATTAACGTTTTTCTTTGAGATGAATTACATCTATTATTCATATTTTTTAATTCAGAAACAATAAAACCTGCTTTTTCTTGTATTGATTCCATATAACTTAACACGGCAGACTCAGACATAAGAGCAGCATTAATAGCACCAGATGCTTCAATCTTTATATTATTGAAAACTTGAATAGTCTCTTCAGCTGTTGATCCAGTTGTTATTTTATTTTGTCCAGTTATTGAGTTAATTCTCGATTTCATAATACTGGTTACTGAATTATATATAGTACTACTATTTAACATCGCAATATTTGAAGATATCTCTACATCACCATTCTCTAGATTAGAAATATAAGAGCCAACAGATTCTGTAGATGATCCACAGTCTGCGACTCCATTCATAAATGTTTCAGCTTGTTCTGGGCATAGTGTACTAAGACTTATTGAAAGATTTGAAATTTCATTGCTGCGAATATATGTATCTAAACTTGATATTTTATAACTTAAATCTGAAATTTGAGAATCTAATTCTCCGATACTTTCAGTAGCTGCAGATATAGTTCCAGTATTAACTTCACTTTCTATATCACCAATAGTAGTAACTGCATCTTTTATTTTATCAATTGCCCCACCCACCATAGTAGAAGCAGCATCTTGACAGTCTCGTTGAGATTGTGAATTACCTTTACCTGATTGAATGGCAGATAAGACATTAGAAAGGGATGAATTTAAATTTTTAGTTGAACATCTTAATACTGAAGCACCACACTTATTAAGTACATCTTTTATTTCTTTTGGAAGAGAAGAAGATAATTTATCTAATTCAGAACCTAAGACTGCTGACGCACTTGGTAATACTTTTTTAGCTATATTAGCTGCTGCCGAAGCACCAGCCTTACCAATAGTATTTTTCAGTTCTTCGAAAGTTGTTGATGTTGCTTTTTGTAAAGATGTTGCACTTGGGGCTGCTGATGTTGATATTGCTTTAGCCGCAGTCGCTGGATTAAATGGTAACGGTTCTGATGAAACAGGAATATCTCTACCTCCAGCCATCGCATCTTTTAATCCAGAAGCAGCACTAGAAACAGTCTCTGCTATATCATTAAGACTAACATTTGATAAATTAATACCAGCCATACTTCCAAGGGTTGGAATTGAAGGAATTTGTATGCCTCCAATCTTTGGCATACCAATCCCTCCCAAGTCCGGCATTGTAACAGAACCGCAAGGACTATCACTTTTTCCTTGAAAAATACTTCCAACTGCACTTAGACTTTTAGAAGCGCTTTCAAATACAGTATTTAAAGATTTTGATTGGTTTAATACGGAATCTGCTATACCATTACTACTATCTAAATTTTTACCTAATGTATTTTGCACACTAGAGGAAATATCTGACATATTAAATCCAAGAGTATTTGCAATAACATTAATATTACCATTTTTATTAGCTAAATTAATACTATTAAGGGCAGTTGAAATATCAACGGCACTAGATATCATATCTTTATTATCAGGGGTTGATAAAAGCTGGATGTCATTAGATGACATTCTAGATGATTCAACTTTCTCCCTTTCTAAATTAGATAATAATGTATCAAATTTTAGTTTTTGATAACTTAACAGGGTTGAAATTTCCGATATTTGAGTTGCATTAAGATTAGTGTCGGCTTGTAGATTTGTTGTAATTATAGAAAATTTAGTATTTTGTATAATAGCAATATCATAAGCAGCATTAAGAGCTTTTCCTTTATACTCAAATGCAATATCTGAGATCCTATCTCTAAGATCTGATAACTCAGTAGATTGTCCATTATAACCTATATAAGTTCCATAAATATTTGTAATCTCATTAGATAGATTATAAAAATCTAAACTTGTCATGCTCTACCCCTTAATATTCTTGAATACAAGCCCCTAATAATTTTTTAATCCACTTAGGCCGTGGAGTTGTATTCCGTTCAATTTCTAATAGTTTATGTAAAATATCATAAATAACAGGTACTTCAGGAGTGATCTTAACACCAGTAATAATCGGAGTTTCTAACCCTTCTATTGATTTTGCATATCCAGTTTTTCTATTAAACATATCTCTTGGACTACAATAACTAACACCAACATCAAGAGTATTATCTTCTTTTTTACGGGTAGCAATTGTAATTGTTCCCATTGTAAAATGTGTATGTTGATCATTAAGTAGTCGTAAATGTCGAACTCTAGTAATCATTTAATTGCTCCACTTATAGTAACAATGATTATAAATTGTTAAACGTAAATCGCGATTTGTTTTAATTAGTGTATTATTACCCGGAAAATTATTAGATATTACAAATTGATCTTTTCCAGGTATATAATTATTATCATATATTGAATATGTATTTGTAGCTATTAATTGCTTTTTACCAGTTCTAATTAAATATTTATAGTATTTATCTGCATTATAGAATTTGCCTTTAAAACAAATAGTAAATATCTCAGATGCATGTACATTTAGAGTAAATAATAAAGAAAATATAAGTGCGTATATCATGTATTAATCTCTACAATTTGGTTAGTTTTAAATTCAGATTTAAAAATATTTGTTTTAACTTTAATAGATGATATAAACAAATCATCAAAAGCAGTATCTATTAAATCAAATATAACTGGCTGCTTCTTCCCTTTACATATTCGCAGTACTCTACCAGACGTTTGAATTACACTTGTTTTACCTTTTAAAGGGCATGCTAATAATAAAGCAGAAAGAGCTTTATAATCAAATCCAGCTGAAGCATATCTACTAGTCGCTACTAATAATGTATCATCTTCTTGATCCACTTCTCGTTGTTCACTAAAAAATGGTCTTGCATTTAACCCTTTATTTATAAGCATAGCAGTAATCGTTTCTACTTGTTTTTTCGTACTAACAATAATAATTAAACGATGGCCTACCTCCATACATTTACTTGAGATTCGATATATATTATCTAAATACTTTTCACTTTGAAGTATAATACTATTATGAAAAGCGACTTTTTTAATATAATCTCCCATATAATGCATTTTTCGCTTATACTTCGGCCCAAGTCCTGAATCATATTTTACAAAGTTAATTTTCGGTGTCATATCATAGTCTTTAACAACATATAATATGTCTCCAATCGTTCCCTTTAATAATAATTCATTTATACCTCTAACATATGGAGTAGCAGTTAATCCTACTATATTTAAGGTATTTAGCAATAATGAACTTGTTGCAAATTTTCCAGCTGATGATGTCTTATGTACTTCATCATAGAATACTAAATCATATCCAGCATCTCTAATTTTTACATACCATTCTTTAAGATCAGTCTTTACTTTTGATAATAAAGTTTGTACCATTGCAATTGCAACTGGTTTATCTGTTTCAAATTTCTTTCCTTGTATAATACCAATATCATCTTCCTCTAATGACGTAAACTGAGTATATGCATCAATCCACTGTTCCATTAGTTTAGTATTATCAAGAATAATTAAAGTTTTTTTCTTTAGTTTTGAAGTAAGGAATGCGGCTGAGAATGTCTTACCAAATCCAGGACTAGCTTGAAATAACCCACCAATATTTCCATTTTGATTATAATAATCAAGTAAATATTTAAGGGCTGCTTTTTGGCCAGATCTAACGTCAGCAGTAGATTCAATTTCTATTGTTTGAGGTTTAAATTCAGCATCAACATGATTAAATATTAATGGTGTCGGATAGTCTTTATTAAAATATCGTGGTAATATATAGTGTGTCGGTGTTTCATGTAATAAGAATTCTTGATCTGCAAAATTGTACAAAGCAGGGTACTGATTTAATAATTGAGGCAAATCATTTTTATTAAGTAATGTCCACATTAGCTCATCTGTAGTATCCGTTTATTAATTGTTTGTTTCTCATATTCATCTGATAATTTGGAATATAAATCTTTTAATATGGGTATAAATATTTCACCATATGTTATACATATATCATCAACAGTAAACATAATTACTGAAGTATCTTGATTTTCTTCAGTATTTAATCTAATACTAGTTGGAATACATGTATCTTTAAAATGTCCAGATGCTCCATTAGGAACATTAACTTCTATCCCATATAAATAAGCCCATTTATCATTATAACTATACTCTATATATCCATATTTAAATTTACATTTTTGAAGTAGGTTTGAATTATTTTTCATCTAGCAGTAGCTTAGAACAAGTATTCTTTATATTTGAATCATTCGAGTATTCAAGAGCGAATCTAATAAGAGATTCTTCATCGGGACTATTAATATAAGGCATTTCTTCTCGTATAATATCAAATATTTTCGGTCCTACAGCACATATACCAATTTTAAATACTAACTCTTTTAGGTTTTTATTTTCCGCTTCTAGTATATCTAATTTAGTTAATCCAGTACTATTAGCAACTGTATTTACTGCATTTGAAAATTTGGCTCCAACTCCAGTTATTGCATTATGTTGTATACCATCTAATACATTTCCCATTATTTCCTCTACTTCGTATGTAATATCAAGGCTCATAGTAACTCCAATATTCGTTTAGTAATCGAATTCTTATCATCTTTACTTAATTCTAACTTATCAAAACAATCTCGCAACCATATAACTTCAATATCTGCATTAGTAAATGAAAAACATTTATCTTTATACAACTCGTATCTATCTTTACTATTTTTTATCTGGTATTTTAAATATTTAGAGACATTCATCTTTAAATTATCTTCGACGATTTCCAATGGGGGAGGATCTAGATTGCCCATTACTATTGTGCCCATATTATTAGGAATAGCAATAACATTCGGATCTCCTGGTGGTGGATATATATTAGACATATCTATCTCTCCAACATATTTTTTAAACTAATATTTAATTGATACATAAGATTCTTCTTCTGTTTTGCCGTTAAATATGTAACTGCATCAATTTTATCAGTAATATATTCACAATCTTTATATTTTCCATTCGAAAAATATACTGGGTATTTAATCGGTTCTGTTTTATATTTCTTATGACCATGTTTATCAATGAAAACATAAAGAACTGTCTCTCCTAATACTTGAATATTAAAAAGAGTAAAATCAGAACTAATTTTTTCTACTTTTTGATCACCTACTAAATTCATATCAGCCTCAGGTATGGACTCTTTTTTCATTTTAACTAAAATAGAATCTAATTCAGTAATTGCCTTTTCAAATTTAGGCATATTTCTATCAGTAATATCATCAGGAGCCATCATAGCAAACTTAGTGCCAAATAATTGGCCGTTATTTTTAGACAATAAACCTTTAATACCATTAGATTGACAAACTTTCTGCCCTAAATATATCTGTAATTTAGAGGGGAATTGTTGATGTACTAAATCTGTAACACTTTTACACCCACTAATAACATTTCTTATACCCTTTAATTTATCACCTTCATGCGAATAACACATTAGACTATTAGTATAAACATATGTTAAACCATATTTCTTAGTCATCGATTCAAAATGGTATCTAAATAGTTTACCAAAATTATCGGAAAAAGGAAGATTATTATTAACATCTTCTAACGAGGGAGACAAGCCAACCACAGCAATATCCACATTACTTGGATTATCAACACAACTAGCATTAGTATCTAAAACTATTGTACCTTTATTGTTAAGGGTACAAGATTTACAGGCTCCTCTTGTCTTGATATATTGTTTGAACATATCATTGATTTCGGTTACCTTTTCTTTTACATTTATTTGCTGTTCTGGAATAACTATTGATTTTTTAGCTTTGCCACTTTTTAATTTTTCTTTACCACCTATAGTAAGTTTAATATTATCTATTATTTCTTCAGATATAATACCTACATTATATAATTCAAATAAGTGATTAATTTCATCCTGGTTTAACGGCTGCTCTTGAACAGTTTTGTAGAATTTATTAATTGTATCAGTAAACGTATTACGTGGTAAGTTTTGATACTTACTAAAATATAACTGGTTTAAACTTCTAATGTTAAAGGTATGAAGTAATTTAGCAAAAGTAAATAAGTAATCTTGTTGATTATATTTATGAAAATCATAAAGATTGTTTAAATATTTATTTACATATACTATGAGTTGAGGATGGTTTAAAATAACATTGTATAGTCTATATACATAACTAGCTTGGAACTCTTTTTCATCAAATATTGGTTTAATACTACTTGGATTTAAGAGCCATTTAGTTAGTTGTTTTATCTTTTTAAACTTTAAATCAACTTTACTAATTTTTTTAATACCTGTCGTAGTCTTCATAGCCCTCTCAATGTCTCCATCATCTCAATATCATACATATCGTCTTCTATTTGACCCAATAAATCTCTAGTCGGTATTAATTTTTGACCAAGTATCCTCTCTAACTCTTGAGGTACTCCATTATTTATAGTCCATTCTGAAATCTCACCAATTCTATATATTCTATGAGTAGATATTGTTACTGTTTTTTGTACATTTATCAATTTAATATGCCACCAGATACTTGTTTTACTTTCTTGATAGTTTCCAAATAATAATAATAATTTATCCAGACTTATTTTATACCAAAATGGATGTATTTTAAATAGATTTATATTATAATATTTATCAACAGGACCTTCTACTACAACATAATCTCTAGCCAACTTCAAGATACTCCCGTATTAACTGTAAGTCTTTTGCTTTCTGATACCTGAATTCATATTCATATCGAACACCATGCCGATTATGCGCCTCTGCCCAACTAATTTCAAATATTTTCCTACTTTTAATCATCCTCAAAGTCCAACCAAAATCATAAGTAGGTTGACCTAATAAAAGCATTAACTTATCCATAGATATTGTTTTCCCACTAACAATAAAATTTTCTGTATGCTTCCATGATGGAATTTGTCGTTGTTCTAATACTTTAAACGGTCTAGGCATTTATTAGTTCCTAAATAAAAAGGGAGAGAACGTTAATTCTCTCCCTTTTGTTGTGCTTAGTGATTAGGCTAGGATATCGTCCAAGATGGAGTCGATATCGGATTTGCCTTTACCTTTAGCAGCGCCACCGCCAAATTCTTTATGTGGAAGTTTTGCTTCAACATAAGCTTGTAGTTTTGCAATTGAACCTTGATCATTAGCAGCTTTAGCAGCTTCAATACGATCTTCAATGTTCTTACGGGTCTGTCTTACACAATTATAAACTTGTTGTCTAGTTACTTCATTACCATTGAGCTTAGAGAGCTCTTGTGCAATGATGGAAGTATCTTTAGTAGCATACTGATCTAGAATGATCTTCTTATCTTCAGAAGTCAAACGAACAGCAGGCTTCTTACGAACTTCGCCATTTTTATTTACTTTAGCGCCACCGGGAACGGCAGGAGCAGTTGCATCAGGAGCGGCATCAGCGACAGCGGCAACAACAGGGGCAACAGCAGGAGTAGCGGCAGGAGCTTTGGCGAAAGGGTTAGGTGCATTCATGTTTTTAAATCCTTTTTTTTATGATTAATGTTTGTTTATTGTGCACTTGAAAATAAGCGCGAAATGTTAAATCTCTCTACATCTTGACATAATCGTCTTTTTAAATCGACATTTGTAATACATTGCATAATTGCCCCACTCTCTTCACCGAGAGGAGGTTGTAGTATATATTCAACAGGTTGTTGTTTAGTAACAACTTCCAGGTGATCTGCGCTCATTTCTCCTAATCCTTTAAAGCGCTTAACTTCGAATCCATTCGAACTATATTGGTCAATAAGAGACTCATCATATATGGGTATCATAGGATGTTTCTTTTTAAGTGCACCATATAGAGGTGGCACTATAATAGATACCCGTTTTTCTGTAATTAGACTTGGAGCGTAACGCCAAAGTGCTATTAAAACTAATACCACAATGTGCATTCCATCCGCATCAGCATCACATATTATTTTTACATTATCATATCTAAATCTGCGTTTCCCTACGCCGATCGCTTCCAATAAATATTTTACTTTCCCTTTTTCTTTTTCTGTAACTTTTCCAATTGATTTATTAATCGTATTTTCGATTTTACCAGATAATGGAAATATTGCTTCATCTTTTGCGTTTCTAATCTCAAGCAATGTTCCTCCGGCAGAGTCACCTTCTAGTATATATAATATTTTACCAGGAGAGTTCTTACAATCTTTTAATGGATTGCCAGACGATACTCTTTTGCCTCTACTTCCAAGTGTTTTTTTAGCTTTTTTATTCGATTTAAGATTTGTAATAAATTCAAAATGCTCTTTGAATAAAGGAATCTTTAATGAGACATCCCCTTTTAATTTATTAATTACAGATGACATGTTTTTTGTCATTTTTGTTTTAATCTGACTATCAAACTTAGGCTCTGGGACTGTTACAGATACATACATTTTTAAATATGAAAGAATATCATTCTTTGTAAGTTTAGACGTTTCTTCTAAGTATTCTTTAACACAATTATAAATTAATGTTGAAGAATTTGTTAGATATGTGCCTTCACATATATTAAGATTAACATCTCCTTTTATAGTGTGTGCTTGTCTTCCGATTGAATCATAAGTAAAGAAAATATCAATATTATCAGCTATAGATACATGTTCTAACGTATCTGCACCTACTTCTTGTTTCGCATAATCATATAATGAATTTACTTTAATCTGATCATTATTTAATAATAAGTAATGGTCAGGATTATGTGCCGAAACTAGTTCTAATCTTTTTCTTAGTTTATCTAAATCATATTCAGCAGAAACAAAATATTGAGGGTCTACTGCAAATACAATTTGAGTAGTCCAACTATTTGAATCTTTAGTTATGATCTTTGAATGGAATGTTGAATCTTGGAAATAATAATTAATAACTTCATCTTTATTAATAGGATTTCTTAATATTAAATTCATTCGGGTAGATAATGCATTAACAGCTGTTAATCCAATACCGTGTAATCCAATAGCATTTTTATATCCACTATTATCGAATTTTCCACCAGTTTTAGCTTGTGTAGCAATAGCAATAGGTGATTCGAGAAAGCTGCCATCTGGCATTTGGACATTTTGTATTGGAATACCCCTACCATTATCCGTAATAGTTACACTATTATCCGGATTAATATCCACAGCAACGGCTGTTGCATATCCATTAGCTAACTCATCTAGTGAATTATCTAATACTTCTGTAATCAAGTGATCTGGACTATTGGTATCTCCAATATACATCCCAGGTCTTTGGCGAATATGTTCAATATCCCCCATTGCTTGAATAGTGACGCTCATAAATTTATCACCTATTTTTGAACAATTAAAACTGCTTTCATTAAAATAATATCTATATAAGATTTTTGAAAACGTGGTTATGTACTAAAATCTTAGTTATTTGGATGTTCTTAATAATGACAAAATGGGATAGATGAAGTATCTAAGAATCCATTTTGGATTTGATGTTATAATACTTTTTTCAAGTGTACCATTCTGAGTAATCGTCTTGCCATTGTCGAAAACATAGTAATATTTATATTTTTCAAATTCTCCAGACTTTTTCAAAATATCCATATAAGTCTTAGAATATATCTTATAAATATACGTCAAAACTCTAGGATCCCCTGAAAATATAGCCGGAAGTAATTCTTTTACTATGTATTCCGGTGGTGACTTTAATTGTCCTTTTACATCTATTTTATTGTTATACTCATATATAGATGTTTTATTAAAACGCATGTATTTAATTACATCATTGATATGAAATTTTACATCATTATCTAATATATAATTACTAAATGTAATATTTTTTGAATCTACTGGTATTCCACTAAATACAGCACCATCTTTTTTATATTCAAGTATGTTAACATTATCCCAATCATTATATATCTTACCTAAACAAAATACTTTTGAATACATATTTAAATCAGATATATAATTATGATTAGGGGTAGATGCTTGTTTTAATGTTGTTGCTATAAATATATTCCGTTCTAATTTTGATTCTAAACTGAATATACGTTTGACAAAGTCATTATCTTTTCCAAATATTATTTTACAAATAGTTGGAAATGCAGATGTAATATCAAGCTCAATGATATCTTCTGCTAATATTTGCGTTTGGTTATCATCGGCATAATAATATGCAAATTTTTCTCCAATATTGCCAATAGCACAGTCTTTAGTTAATCGAGCATAGTCATCAAGAAGATCGATCACTGTCTCTACTTCGCATAATAATATTCACTCCAATTCCTATAATAATAGATACTATAGTTCCCGCTAGAAAATCAATCAAGAGTTATTATTCCGTTTTTGTTCTGCGTCAGAATAAATAACTCTAATTGCGTGAAGTCCTACACATGCTAGTAGAAGTAGTAATAGCTCGCCCATTTTATTAAACACTCCATGTTAATTTATTTTAGTCATTCTCTGGGGTACTCCTTACATATTGAGTTTTAGAACACGATCTATTGCCTCACTTAGAAATGCTAAGTAATGTAAATATGGCAACTTCTTCGTTGAATGAGATTCCAAATACTGTGAAACCAGAATTTTTAATGGGAGAAAATGTATCTTATTGTTTATTTCTTCATAAATAGTTTCATAATGTAAATCTCTACTAAATTGTGCAATCTCTAATATTTGAGCATAAGGTTGTGATATTGGAGAATTTAATGGACTAGATAGTATTAATTTTTTAGATGTAATATCTGTAGCAGATAAAATAATATTCATTATTTCTAATGTCTTATTAATAATCAGTTCTTCATTAGAAGATATTTTAGTCTTAACATTACTAAAATCTAACTGCCCATTCAAGGCATTAACTTGAAGACTGGTAATTAAATTCCTAAGCCCCATACTAAAGTTAGTAAAAGCATAGTTTTTTAATTCTTCTTCATTATACGTAATATTTTCACTATCTAAAATTTGTTTTAATCGAACATATGTGCCTTCCTGGTTAACACCTTTAAATTCGATAATATGATTAAATCTACTTTGTACAGCAGGGTCAATCTTATTTAAATAATTGGTGGTTGCGATAAAAGTAGCATGGGATTGAAAATTCTCTAATGTGCCATCTTTAAGTTGAATTAATGCCTGATTTGATAATCTATCAAATTCTTCAATAACGATAATTTTCTTACTGGATTTAATTGCTCTTTTTTGAACCCATGTCGATAGAGCATCAATCTCCTGTACAGAACGACTTTTAATCTTATTTAAATCGTTACTATTTTTAATAAATTTGTTAACTAGAATTGAAATAAGTGCAGATTTACCAGTTCCTGGTTTTCCGCATAAGAGTAAATTTCCATCAATATGGCCGGCCTCCAACCACTTTTGTACTTGATCTTCAAGAGCTTTACTCTCAAAGACGTACTCGTCAATACCTTTCGGCTTATATTTCATAAACCAACTAGTATCAAGAATATTACCCATGTTTCTCCTTTATATAGTAATCAAAGTAAAATCCCAATTTATTATATCTATATGTCTATTTTAAAAACACAAATAAATCTTCAGGCATTCTCAAGGAATGCCCGAAGAAGAAGTCTATTGTTTCTTTCATTTGTTGATGATCTTATTATTTCTGGTATATATTTTACATCCAACCAATGATATCCGGTTCCTTCCCAGAATTGTATATTTAATACATATTCATTAGTTGCATCTTGTTTTAATTTAGCAATGGGTTTATTATTTTTTAATAGACAATAAGCCCATTCACTCCAACCTAAATCTTCTTCATTATAAATCATACTAATAATAATAAGGCTTTACTAAGTTCTACCTTATTTTCTTTATTAGTACATATTTTTAAATACATACGAATATAATCTAATGATAAAAATATGGAAAAACTAGGATCATCATTTAGATACGTCACTTTAAATATTGCAGTATTTCCTGAAACTTTTTGGTATACAAAATTAGATCTATTTACAATATGTTTCATTAACTTTCTTCTAAAACTAGGCGCATTATTCTGTATTCATCTTCTTTAGATATGCAGTATTTAGAAATTTCTCTTATATTTATACTATCTTTATCTAATTCCCAATAAGGACACCCATCACTACCATGAACAAGACATGCTCCAGCTGGTACAGATTTCATCTTTAATTTAATTTGTTCATCATGTGATATTCTAAATTTAACATTAGGAATGAAAGAATCCATCCCTCCAAGTGTATTTAAAAACATATTAATACCTTTATGTTTGACTTAGTATAAATCGAGTTAGTTCATATTTAGCCTGTCGAGTACTGCATCTATTTATCATTCTTTTAGCCCCATCTACCGTCATCATATAAGTAGTTGGAAATAATTTAGATTTATTATAAAAATTATAGTATGGTTCAGTTTTTATTCTAAATACGCCACTATCTCCTATCATATGGTTTAATTTAATTTCCATTATAGTTACATTATCAAGATAGTGTTTTATTTCATCACCTTGTGTTATTATTTTATATTTCCAGTTGCGATACCATTCAATCATAATAGTTTCAATATTAATTTAGTTAAAACATTTTTAGCTTTAGATGTAGTGCAATGATTTAAGATGATTCTTGCATCATCAACACCTCTAACGAATAGAGGCATATGACGATCATCATCAAATACCACATATACATGACTACTATCTGGCCATTCATAGGCATTTATAATTCTATGAGAATTTAATAATATCATGAATGTTCCAATATAAATTTAGTAAGAGTATGTTTTGCTTTATCAGTAATGCAATCAAGTAGATAACTTTTAGCTAAATATGGGCTTAAATGCATCTCTCTTTTAACTCCGATTGCTTCAGTAACTGTTACAATTGGACATTTTTTACATGTAATTGGTTCCCATATAAAAACATCAACTATTCCTATAACGGCTAATATTTCTTCTTCCGTTAATATATCACTCATGACTCCTCTAATAATATTCTAAGTAGTTGTTTATCTACTCCAGGAACATGCGGTTCTTGCATTAACTCTTTAATTGTTTCAGGTGTATTTTTATATCTCATTACTTGATTATACTTATTATACTTATTATACCTTCGAACGAGTATATCTAAAGGCCAATTAGATCCATCTTTAGTATTTATAACTTTGAGAATTATACAGTCCTTAATAAGTATCTCCCAATATTCATTTTTAATTGAGGTCTCTTTACCAGTTCAAAATATTCTTTTAACATACTTGGTTTTGGACTTTTTGCTATTAATAAATCAACACTATCTAATGATATCTTGTTATAATCACTAATATGCACTTTTCTGGCGGTTAAATCAAAATACAGGATAGTATCGATAATATTAAAAGTTATTAATACTTGATCTTCGAAATCAAATATACAAACACCTGTAAATTGTTCAATATCTGTATGAGGACAATTTTTTAAATGACAATCTCTTATTCTTTTCTGTTCTGATATGCGCTTAATATACCGATTGGATTGTGGTTCAAGGGAAGACCATTTATAACCAATACCAGTACTTATTGGTTTTTCATATTCTTTTTCACTAAGTACATCATATCCAAAATGACACATTATGATCTCTCTAGTATAAGTTTAGTAAGTGCATTCCTAGCTTGTCGTGTGCTGCATCTAGGTAATAGTTTAAGCGCATCTTCTTTTGTTAAATGAATTGCCGCAGGAAACCTATTCCGACGAAATTGCCATTCATTATAATACGGCTCCGGTGTAATTCTGTATGAGTGTAGAAGTTGTTCATATTCAACTAACATAATCGTAGTAGTTAATAGATGAGTTATGATATCTTTATATAATTGATTACCTCCATAATCAAATCCATAATCAAACCCCATTATATAGACTCTAATATAAATTTAGTAAGTTCATTTTTTGCTTGAGGTGTAATGCATCTGGATAGCATATCTTGCGCCTTTATTTTATCCATCATAATATAATAAACTTTCCTATCCAGAGTTATTACTTTAAAATCTGGACAGGAAAAATGTTCGGTTGGAAGTATACGAATCTCAATTACATCAGTTACTGGCATTACTTTAAGCTATCAAGTCTATCTAAAGTTAGTTTATCATGATCTTTTATATCACCTAAAATCCGTTTAAGATCTCCTTGAACTGCGACTATATCAATATCTTTTTCAATTAAAGTTTTAATTCGATATTTACCACAGACTTGTCTAATTTCATCGTCTTCAATATTCATCTTATTATATGGAATAGTATGAGCATAAATTTGTCTAAATCCAGTAACTAAGTCATCTACTTTTTTCAAAGAAGATCCAGATTCAACTAACATCCTAATAATACTAATAATATTAAGTTCTCTGATTTTCTTTTGACTCTTAGCTAATTCATCTTTTAGATTACCCATCCAAGCATCTTTCCATTTAGAAAAAGCATTGAAAAGTATTTGATCTATCGAATATAATTGCACAGTGCCGTTCTCACTAACAAAATTACATTTTACATTTACTTTAGAACTAACTTGCATTTGAACTGTATGAATAAACTGTTGATCACAATTACCTTTTCTAGGGGTAACCTCAATACATAACACCTTTTTCTCAGTTAAATCTATGACATCATAGTACGGAATCTTGTTCTTTTCTTCATATTTTTCATTAAAGGAAATCAACCTAGAGAAACCGATTAATGGATTTTTACCTAGAATATATACTGAATTATTTTTAACAATTATTTTCGGTACTATTTGAACAGTTCCAATACCAGTTGTCAATATTTTTTCAAAATCACCAACAGTCTCTTCATATACATCACAATTCTCTACTTGTGGTATAATTGTAGGTGGTGTTTGATTTGTTAATAATGCATGAGTTCTACTTATTAGATCAAAGAAAGAATATCTTGGAATTTTAGTAATATTAAAGGAAATACCCGTAATAAACCCATTTCCGATTAATCCTAGGGGGATTGGAGAAGGTAGGTATAACGGCTCTTTCTCTAATTCTATCTTCTCCCAAGGTACAAAATCAAGAAACTCACTAAACATCTTATCTAAATAACTAGATGTTTTAATTTCTGTGTATCTATAGGCAGCTGCTTTAACACTATGTAATGCATCATGTCCCCAGTTTCCCATCGGTTCAGCGAAACCACGTTTGGCTAGGGATATAAGAGATGCATAAGTAGATAGATCACCATGAGGGTGATAATGTGCAATAGCTTGACCTACAATTTTAGCAGATTTTACAAATTTGCCACCTCTTGCCACTTCATGCAGGCAGAGTAATAATCGTCTTTCGACAGGCTTTAGAGCGTCGACGTCACCAGGAATTGCTCTTAGAGCATCTGTGTATCGTCCATATGTTGCATATAGTGATGGGATAGCAATTTTCAAAGTTTACTTTCCTTATGACAAAGATAATTGGAACCTATTAAGTTTATTTCTAAAAGCATTATATTCACCGACCATATGAACATATGCAACCATACGAGTAAGCATTCCAGTATAGTCATAATCATAACTACCTAGTTCAACATTTCGTATACATGGTACACTTACCCATATTTTTTTAAATGCTTGAGGATTATAAATATTAAATACTAACCCTTTTATATTTATAACCATATTTGTTTTATACTTACTTGCTGTAGCGGCATCGTTAATTCTAGTCATTTGCTTTAGAATAGATTCAACATCATCTGTTATTTTATCTTGTGAATTAAGCAAATTTGTATATTCTGCATTTTTAAATATGGATGCTATTTTATTAATACTAGAAGATGGGATATCTATTGTTGAATGACTATTACTAGTATATGATCCATCTGCAAGATAGTTTAAAAATTTCAAATGTTCTGATGTAGTACTATCTCCAATCTTTTGAATATTTTGCAGTTTCTTAATAATTGTCTTTAATTTATCTGTTAATTTTTCTTCTAATGGGTAAAAACCCAACATACCTATAGTACATTCAAAATTTAAATAAGTATAATTATCCCCTACTTGGCGTTTACTATAAATTGATAATTCTTTAGGTCTTAAATTAACCCGAAATTGATGAGCAGTGCCTTCGAAAACCTTGTCTATTAATTTTTGAAAATTGATAGTTTTAATTGCCTGTTTATTTGTAAACCGACAAGCAGAATGCCCTTCTACTTCCCGTATAGTTATACTACTAAAACGATTACTATCATCAATAATAAATATAACACCGTTTTTTACATTAGCAATACCTTGCCTACTATTAATTTGATCAAATTCAATCATTGATGAGAATGCCCACCCTGCATTATCAACAAGATAAATCCCTTTTTGGTTTTCTAATAAAGAGGAGTATTTATTACCACCCCTAAATATTATATCATTATTAGATGCTTCCAAAATATTCGTTATTTTCATGTTAGTAACAGTTTAATCCTTTGAAATTCGTGAATAACAGTTTTGACTGCGCTATAATGTCTTAGTATCTGATACATTTCAACTGGAAATTTTTTCTCATTTACTTCAAATATATAAGAATCTGTCTCAGTATTAACTGATATAGATCTTTTAGTTCCCCCATTTTTATTCCCTACCAACCAGTATAGTTTTATACTACCAGTTTCAAAGAATTTTTTATATATATGTCTATCCATAAATTGAAAGTTCGGTTCTTTCTCATCTTTAATAATATAATCAAGAAATTTTTCTCCACAATTATCCAATTCTAATAGAGAGGCATGTATTTCTTTTATATTATCAAAATCTTGAACCGTATTTGTAATGGTATTCATATATTTAGCGTCAAGTTTTATCAATATTCATTAACTCCGAAACATCTTTTGTTAATATTGGCTTATAATATTCAGCAGTACATTCTGGATTTAATTGATTCATTACTTGAGTTATTGAAAATTTAATTTGATTCGTATTCAAAATATCAGCATCGAAAACAATTTTAAAGTTATGTTTTCCGATTAATAAAAAATTAGTAATTAGTTCTTTAACTACTTTTGTATAATACTTACCATTAATGGCTAAGAAAAAATTATTCTTAGTATTAAAAATACTATAATGGTAAAGATTAATAGCATCAAATGCACCTTCACATATAACAATAGATTCGAATTCATCTATCTTTCCTATATCTTGAAAGAAATAATATTGTTTATTGGTTGCATTCATATAACGTATTTTTGAAGGAGATATAAATCTAGAAGTGACTATATTTCCATTATAATTACTAAATGTACATCTTAATTTATTATCATATACATCTGGGTATAAGAAATGTTCTAGTGCCGATCCATCTAATATTCTTGTATATAAATATCTTTGAAAAACATCATAATATTGTGGATTATTACTTCTAAACTCTCTATGTATACTTTGTATTGGTATTTTTTTCTGTTTTATTAATGATTTTGAAGAGGATGTAAATACATAATCAGTCTTAAGAGATGCAAGTTTCCTAAGCACATCTATATTACTAAATCCACCATCTTTTAATAACTTTAATAATGAACCCTTACTATCACATCTAAAACAGTTAAAAAATGGCTTCCTTCTACCAATATTCATATGCCCGTGGGATGGATTTAACTTTCTAATTGCATCATCACAGTAAGGGCAAAACATTTCATAATATTCATGATTTGGTAACAGTTTAAATATTTTTGAAGTTGTTTGTAAATGATATACGATATCAGGAAAGTCTTCTATTTGAAACAATTAAAACCCTCCAATTAATGCATTAACATATTTATTATATCTATATAAGATCAATAAAAACTAATATATTTCTAGAAGTATATCAGATACATGATTAGGATTGTCTCCAAATATATAGACAGATTGACAAGAACTTATTATGTTTACTAATTCACCATTAAAGAATTCTAACTGCCAGAAGTTTTGCCAATGATGGTCATCATCTGTCTTTACTTTATATGGATTTCCAAATAATAAAAATAATCTATCATTATTAGAATAGTTCGGTATTTGTATCTGTATTTGACTTGGGTCATTAACTCCAAAGAACCCGGATTCAGAAAGAGTTTTGATATGTTTACATTTATAATTTCTCATATTTTAATTCTTAAGTGTTTAAATACTGGCACTATTGCTTTTAATGAATTTGATCTTACTCTTAAATTATTGTCATATAACCTTATTATAACACAATATTTTCCAATCTTCAATTTCCAGAAGATTGCCGGTCCTGGATCAACCCAGTCATTTTCTTCATCTACCATCTGCCAAAATGAATCTTTTGGTGGTTGTGGTTCCTTAGTACCTCCACCAATCATTAATGCTATCCTATCTTCAGTTATATTTTCTTTTTTATAGTAAACTTCAAATTTATATTTTTGAGAACACATATCTTGTTTTCGAACATTCAAAGCAGTAAATTTTAACATTGGTAAGTTCTCCATAACTCTTTACTTACTTTTTCTAATGATTCATGACTTGGCCCAAAATCAGGGTTTGGATAAGTTTTAAAGGGAGTACATTTTTCCAATAGAAATACATGTTCTTTTAATGGTGAACAATTACATTCCCAATACACCGCCTCTTCATATAGAAGCGGTATATTAACTGTTGCTTTACAGGACCGACAATCATAACCAGCCCATGTAAAGAATGAAGAGAGCCTAGATATAACTAGAGCTTCTCTATATGGTGTTTTTTCTACAATAGTAATATCTTCTCTAAATCCCATTTTTTAAATCAATATAATCACTATATTGATCCAATATAGGAATAATAAAACTATCTACAAAATCGGTTAAATCAGTATCAAATATATCTAATGCGACAGTTAATTTCATAGTTTCTTTTGGCATGTTGATTGTTTCATCTACATTATGCATAGTTTCTAATGCTTTAATCTTAAAATTAAAATGAGAAACTAATAATTTTTTCAGTTCATATGAATCAGTTGGGACTGTTTCTAAAGAAGGTAATGTAATTTTAACCATATCTACAAACAGTATTTCATAAATAAAACGGCCCATAGTTTGAAGCCGTTGTGATGATAAATTTATAGATTCTTTATAAGGTAAAGAAAAATAATTTTCATCAATATAATCAATCATATCAATTAGTGATTGTTCTGGTAATTCATCAAATCCTTGCATATAATTAATACCAAGATTTGTCAAATGTATATATTGACTTTGAATATCAGTATCAAGTTCTTCTTTGACTATAAATCTGTTAATTTGTTTGATGATATGCGGATGCCAAGAGGCACCCGCTTTAGTTACATCATCATTATATAGTAGTGTTTCGTTGATCATAATATATTAAATACCTTTAAATTAATAAGTTTTCATCGCCGGATTGGCTGATGTCTTCATATAGTGTTACTGAAATATATCCAGTATTAATTCTACTCATAAGCCAGAATGTATCTTCTACTTTTCCAAGATGTACTTCATATGCTTCTGCTTCAATCTGTAGAAAACTATAAGACTTAAGTACCAACTGTACATTCACATCTGAAAGAGTTGGTTCGTTTCTATATGCTGGAAATGTATATACAATAGTCTCTGGGATAGACATTGCTTTTAATTGATCATTATCTACCAGCAATTCAACATATTCAGCCCCTGCCCCTGTAATAACACCTTTAATAATTTTAATTACATTTTTATCAAGAGCCAAAGGAACACCAATAGCAGTAGCTGCACTTAGATCTGGCGGAGATTGATCTTCTGTTAACTCTTCAATTTGTTTTGGAAGAATAATCACCATATCATTATTTTTAATTAGATATTGTTGTTGCTCTGGATTATCAATAATCTGAACATCATCATTACCACGTAAAGCCTTAAATAATTTAATATATTTTTCAGGATTAATAATATGTAGATTAATATCAGGACCAAGAAGCTCACTAACATCAATATTAATAACAGCGGTACCTTTATTAATAGACTGATTAATAGTACTATTACTAATAGTAATTACACCAGTTTTTTCCAGAATACTGAGTAGTTTAGCTAATTGATCCCATTCAGCAGGACTAATCTTAGCCAGTAGAGTCTGCCCTTCTCCAAGAGCAACAGCCGGTGTGGCTACTGGTGTAGCCTCTGGTGTAGCAGCCAAAGGAGCAGTTTCTTGAAGTTCAGGCATAATTAATTCTTGGGTTGGTGAAGCCTCTGCTGGAGTAGTAGATGCGAAGACGTTTGTCATTTAGTTTCCTTTTCAGTCATGATTTTATTGAAAGTGTATTTTTCCCGATTTTTATTTATAATATCTTGAATAGTTGAACATGGTTCTGTAACTTTAATATTTACGATAATGCTTCCATTTGAATAATATTCTTTTTCTCTTCTAATAGTATATATACATCCGACTGATGACTTTTCTACCATCGATTCTGTTAGCCAATATTCATCGCTATGAGGATTGGTATGTAACAATACTAACCCAACACTACTAAGAATTAAGAGTGCGCTAAAAAACCAGGTTCCATAAGGAAAATTTTCAACAAAAAACATAATAGTAAAAAATAAGGACATTATACATATTATCGGTAGTGCTATTTCCATTTAATTATCACCTTCTGTACGTATGGTACTATTTAATATTTTATACTTTTTCCGGTTCTCATCTATAGTAGATTGAATAGTGGAACATGGTTTATCAATATTGATAATTGTAATATCCTGTCTAGAAATACTCCATCCTTTATGTTTTCGTAGTGAATAATAACAATTATTAGGGAGTTGTTGTATATATTCTTTATAATAATATGTTGGACTCCCTTTCATAATATCATAAGATTTGCCACCGGCTGCTATTCCACCTAATAAAAACATCAAACCAACAAAATAGTGGGTTGTTTTGTTTGCGGTTAATATAAAAATTATTGCTAATGTAAGCAATACAACAGCTACAATTATAAGAATAATATCCATTTAACAAACCTCGATTATTTCATCTGAATTTAGAAAATTCCGACGTTCAATTACTCCGAAAGTGCTATTATCAATAGTATAATATATCCGTTTTAATCCTATTTTATTTAAATAGTTCATACAGTGTTTACATGGTTTCGCTAGTCTGAATTTATTTGCTTTATCGATTCTAACGACTAACATTTCCAATCCTTTTAGATCTATATATGCATTTAATACTGCGTCCTGCTCTGCATGAAGACTCCCTACCCATTTCATATATTTAGGATGTAGACGTCTTTTACTTCTCTGAGCTGTGTTTTTACCTTTAGATATGATTTTTGATTTATTAAATATAATAGCACCTAGTTTAAATTGGTGGTCTACTTTTTTAGCTTCTTTAACAGCCGCCGTAATGAAACTCTTTTTAAACATAAACCCCTCTTTCTATTCATTAATATGTAATTTATTATATCTATATATTAATAAATAAAAACAAGTAAAAGATCATCAATAACCGAGGTTATTAATGAAGACACAATCTTAAACTCCAGGGATTAACCCGAAGGTTAAATCTGTGAGAACTAGGACAAGTCCTAATTCTTTATATATAATATCTATATCAAATCTTTGAAAACGTGGTGATTCTATATTAGAAAGAATTACCAGTTACTGCACTAAATGCACTAAAGTCAACATCAGAGAACTCTAAATTATGTGAAGCAATAGTATATTCAATTGATTGTTCTTGTGCACCAAGAGTGGGTAATAGATTTCCAGTTATAGGATCTACATCCAAATTTCCATTACCAAGTGCAATAATAATTGGAAGATCTGGATTAGAATACATAAACATTGAAGTATATAGTGTGAATGCTGTTTCTACTACTTCAACATTAGTAGCGTCCATATCATCATCAACAATAATCTTTAGAAATGTAGGAGATCCATCTCTTGATATCACATTTACATAACTAGCAGCATATGCTCTTATTAATGTAAATTTAGTAGCGTTACTTGGAAGAACAATGGACCCACTTAATAGATATTTTGGGTTTGTTAATATTGTTTTTCCACTTGATGATACTAGATCTTGTGATTCTTGATATGCAGCCCCACCTCCAGCATACTCAATAATTTTTGTTTTAGTTTCAGTGATAAGTTGTTTCATTAAATTATATACCTTTTTATATCATTTAAGAATGTTACTAATCCTATATAGTGTATAAGACTTTAAAAAATAATATTAATATTTAGGCCCCAATATATTATATCTATATATTCCTGCTACGTAAATAAAAACATACAAGCTATTTTTTACTTTTATCTAGTTTTGATATAGATATAATAAAATACTATTTCCTCTTTTACAAAGGATTTTTACTATGAAAGCATTCCGTATTCGGAAGAACAACTATTTGTTCCTGGAAGGCTGTATACAAAACCTATTTTACTCAGAAGGAGTACCGCCACATTTCAAATTTCAACAAGAAATGCCATTTAAAAGACCATCAAAGAAAGGTGTTATATTCTTTTGTAGAAAAAAGACATAAAGAAATAAAGAAATAAAAGAGTAATCGTAATAATATACGTTACTCTTTATTTGTTATGACCATTTTAAAATTAGTTTTGTTATTGTTTTTTGATCCAAAGATGATTTACCATCTTTAAGCCTCTGTATCCATTCAATTTTAGATATTTCTTTATCAATAATATACCATCTATCTGGATTATCATTATTAAATATTATAGCTGGTCCATCTTCTCTATGTAATAACCCATTATTAAACCAATATTTATTTCCTGTACTTGTATTTACAAAAGCATACCCATCTTCTCTATGTAGTTCTCCGTATGTATTTGTCCATATTAAATGGTCACCATCTTCATCAGTTTCACCTTTAAGATTAGGTGGATATATGTCAATTGTATAATGTTTACTCATTATTAACTATTCTCCAGTATGATTCTGTTGATTGTCTTTTGATCCAGAGAGGATTTACCATCTCTTAAGTATTGAATCCATTCATCTTTCGTTATATATTCACCATCAATATACCATTCATTAATATTTCCACTTTTCCAAATGCAAGCAGGACCATCTTCTCTATGTAACACGCCTCTACAATACCAATATTCGGCACCAGTTTTATAAATAATTGCTGGTCCATTTTCTCTATGAAATAATCCATCAGAATCAGTCCATACACGATCACCATATTTACATTCATCCCCATTTAAATTGGGAATAAATAATTCTTCATCGTATATGTCATTTGGCATTAACTATGCTCCAGTATGAGTTTTAATTCTGTATTTCGACCTAAACTAGAGGCAGCTTCTTTAAGCCATTGAAGCCACTCATCTTTTGAAATATCTATTCCATAGACATACCATCTAAGATCATATGATTCATCAACAGCTGGACCATCTTCTCGATGTAACCACCCATGATAGAACCAATTAACATGCCCATCTGGATATATAATAGCTGGACCATCTTCACGATGCCATCTACCTTCAGAATCAGTCCATATCATATCTCCATCTTGGTCTAATTCACCTTTAATATTGGGTTTAGTGCGTACAGTTGTATTATTCATATATTAAGACATTTCTTAATAGATTTAATAGCAGCTTCCATCTTTAGACGGGCAGAAGAATTAGCACTATGAACTTTTAATTTGGGGCATTTAAAACTTTTATTTAAGTGTACTTGTTCTTCAATGTATAATAAAACATCATAACCAGTACCAATACCTTCATCGTCTCCTAAGTCATGATCTAAACTAATTACAGATATCCTTTCTGGATGTTTTAGTAATGTTATTACTTCTTTAGGGGTTTTTAATAGTATCCAAGTATTATCATATGGAGTTCTTTCATCATCGAGATATATTTTCATCATGAATTCTCCAATATTAGACGAGTAATTTTATCAATTGAAATACTCGGATTACCAGATTTAAGCCATTGTATCCATTGTTTCTTAGTCATAATATTACCGTGATTGTAATATATTTCGAATTTATTATTAGTAATCATAGCCGGGCCATCTTCTCGATGTAGTTCTCCTTTATCATCACACCAAATTAAACCACCATCTACAGTAGCGACACCTTGTACATTACGACGACTATGTTTTATACTATCTTCATTAAATGTCATGATTCCTCCAATATTAATCCAATTAATTCATTTCGCTCTTTTCTTGTTATATTTTTAATATTATCTAAAATATACCTAGCATCTTCTCCCCTCAATTCTGAAGTTTTTATATTTATAACAACTCCATTATCCCAAATATTTAATAATCCATGCATAATATCTAATATTTTTCTAAAATCTAAATCATAATCATCAAACTCATTTGTAAAAATAGTTATATCCATATTACTAGAATACTTATTCTCATCTAAACATACTCTAAATAATTCAGTTTCTAGTGTAATTTTGATCATTTTAGTAACATATGTAATAACTTTTTCTTCTGCCGCTTCTCGTCTCGATATCACGATTGCTCCAATAGATGTCTTCTGAGTGAATTCTCTTCTTCTGAAGAAAGATTTTTACTTCTATTTAACATATCTCTAGTTTGACAATTATTCAATATATCTGCTCTAACTGATATATTTATTATATCAGCACCGAAAAATACATCAGGGTCTAGAATATCCCTCCTAATTATATTATACCAATATTCTGATATATTAATATAGGATTCAAAATTCAAATCTTTAATCGGTAGATACCGGATAGAAATAGCCGTAATATTATAATCTGTTGTTGTAGTATATTTTACTATAAACAGATTAGATCCGATAGTCTTCTGAACTAGTTTTTTAACTTCTTTTATTAATTGATCAGTTGTCACGATTGTTCCAATAGATGTCTATTTAACATATTAGTTTCTTTATTGGAAAGATTTGGTATTATTCGGAATATATCCATTATTTGTTTTTTCTCTAATATATTAGTATTAATAATTAAATGCTTAATTTTATTATATGTTTTACTATCTCTAAACATATCTTCTATTTTATGTTTCAAATATTCATCAGTTGGAATAGTTCCAAGTAGAATATTACCTCTCATAATAGTAATAACTTCAGATTGTAGATACCATATAGTTAAATACATAGTATTATTAATTCTAGAAGTATCTAATATGAAAAGTCGGTTGCCTAGTATATTTCGACATATAGTTCTTGTATTTCTAATTATCTCTTTTTCAGTCATGATTGCTCCAATATCACTCTATTTAATCTAATCGTTTCTTTAACTGTAATAGAAGGGATAGTATCTAAAAGATGTAAAACTGCTGCTTTATTTAATTCTTCAAACACTATCTTTATTCTAATCCCTCTCATATCTCCAGTTTGAACAATTGCACCTCTCATAATTGGAATCTTCCATTTTACAGAGTTTTGCATCATTCTTCGTTGAATAAACATACGATTATTAGAAGTATTAGCTTCATGATCTACAAATATTCGAATATAACAATCAAATGGTTTAATACTGTTCCATTGTATTGTATGGTTATAATCGATTGCAAATAATCTATTTGGCAGTATCATTTTAGCTATCATAGTTACGTCATTTTTTATCTTATTTAATCTACTTAATCTAGATCTATATACTAATTCACCAGTCTCTCTAGGAGATATAAAAGGGGGTGTTGATATACTACGAGGCATAGCCGGTATTGCGAATACGGGTATTCCTGGTTCTATGATTGGATTTTCTTCATAAGACTTTATCCACATATCATGAAACGATTTTAAACTAAACATTCTAAGAATCCTCCAATATTATACGAGTTAATATATTCTTTTCATAACTAGTAATATCATAAAGAGTATCAAGAAGAGATTGGGCTTCTTCCCTCCCCAATTTATTTATGGTTATATCTTCTACTCTTGCTCTTTTATCTGTTATTCCAGTATTTATTAATTGTTGTAGATTGTATAATAAAACAACTGATATTGAATCTTTATTTATATGAGATATTTTAATTTTTACTTCATTATATTTTATACTTTTCTTTATCTTAAATAATCTAGTATTTGTCATTACTTCTATTATATAATACATACTATTCTTTATTGTATCTAAGTGAACCCTTTTTTGAGAAGATATCATATATTTTCCAGTAATGCTTTAGTAATTATATTTAACGGCAACTTTGAATGTTTTTTAATCCAATTTCTCCAATCTTCTTTACTAAGACTCCTCCCATGTATGTAAAATAGATCATCCTTATTAATATTTCCTCTTATAATAGCAGGGCCTTCTTCTCTATGTAATTTCTTATCTTTTCTGTAATAACAATTACCAAAAGGATCAATATATTGTATATCTAGTGTTATCCTTGCTATCTCAGTTATTACTGTAATATCATCCCGATCCATATTAACCCCTATATATAGAATGTGAATATATTGTATTATATCTATATAAGACGAAATAAAAAGTGGTGAGACCTTGATGATCTCACCACGGTAAACTAACCGATAACGACTAGTTTTAGTTGTGTATTTTTTGGAGTTGAAGTCATATCAAGAGTAATCTCAATACTATCTTCAGTAATAGTATCGATACCCCAATCAAAAGCTTCTTTCCATAATTCTGTTTCTTTATATCTATAATAGACAAAACAAACAACATCTGTTGTATTTAATTCATGATATAATGTATGTTGAGTTTTATCACAAACCCATTCAAATACTTCCTTCTTTACACAACCGCTCAAGCGACACGCATCAATAGACGATCGCTAAGGACTTTAGCGATACCTGAATTAGTTTCTGCTAACTCAGTGTCTGATAAATATGGTAGAAGTTCAATAAAATTAGAACCAATACGAGTAAAGGTAACTGAGTGTTTCGAACTGTAGAAATCTACAGAGGATACCATATAACCAGAGCTCAACCACATTAGAGTATGGTAATGATGATATTTTCCAGGAGCATCTTTATCTGGATGTGGATCATTAGACCAGAATAATGCGTTCATATGATCAGTAGCGCTCTTAGGCAATGTAAATCCTAGAATATTCTCTAGTTCTTCCATTGATAATTTAACACGCTGTGTAGTCTTTTCAGAAAGGTAAGTATGTAATGGTTTGTATTTTGATTTAACCTTCGTCATCTGATAAGTCTCCTTGGGGTTGTGGTGTATCTCTAGAACAATAACGCTCTAGAAGTAGTGGTTCTTTGTTAAATAATCCAAGTATACATGATACTTCGTTAATAGGTCTGTTTGAATTAAGTGCTTCTTTTTTAATATTTTCTATTTGTTGTAATTTTTGTTCTTCATGCTTATATCTAAGAACATCTTCAGATGTATCACTTTTATACATAAATATTATCATAACTATAATAGTTAGTGCAACCATTATACCTAATATAATATCACTCCAATTGATATTTATAATGTTCTCGCAATATGTGTAATCAAGGATACTTTCTCTTCTTTATTTAAAGCATCAATCCCATTAATAATAATATCATATACTTGCCCTGGTGCATATTGAGCTTCTTGCTCATGTGTTACTACTTCTTGTTCGTGAATAATTGGATTAATATAGTTATTGTAATCTGCTAATTGTTCATCACGAGGCAAAAGACATTCATGTTTATCAAGATAGTCGAATAGATATTTCTTAAACTTCAATGCTTCATGTTCTGCTGCTTCAATAGTTCCACAAGAATGTATAGAGAAGAATTTACATAGATCAACACCTGGATTATAATTAATATTCCACCGAACACCAAAATTTTTACCACTTGAAGGTTTTTCTAAAACATCAGGTCGGCCTTTAACTGTACAACCATTAATCCATGCTGATGGGCGATTACTTTTTTGTTTAGGTGTATCGTAATGTGATCCCCTTTTAATAATGTCAACATTTATAATAGTTTCTTCTTTGGTTCTATCTTTATTAGTATTAGGAAATATATCTTTGGGAGTTCGTACTTTATACCCCATACTGAATAAAGTAATAGACATACGTTGATCTTCTATTGTCCACCAGCGATTATGTCTTCTGGCTGAGGGCGGTAGAGATTGTCCAGTAAATCGTTCAAGAGTATTTAAAGATAGTGATGTTTTATCTTTTGAAAAATCATTAGTAATAACTTCAATATATTCTTTTAATAATGGATCACTATAATTAAAATCTGGCATTTAAAAATTTCCTATTAAATTAAAACAGACGCAATCGCTAGTATAAGCCGACTGCGCCGTTAGTGGGAAGTTAAGGTCTTCTGCAGACCTTTTTACGGCCAGGCCATTGTTTTTTAGAACAGTCTTGACCAAGTTTTTGTAATTTTTGTATTACTTCGCCTATTGGGTTATTATATGGAAAGAAGCTACCATCATGCATATTCATATTCAATTCATAATGTATAATAGTACATACTCCAATTCCTTTATCTCCAACTGGAAGTTTAGCAACAAAATGAATATCTTCTTCTCCAGTTAAAATCATTAAACCATGGCGCAATCGAGATAAGACAATATTCATTTGCTTATCAGAATTAGTTCGACCAATATAGATGGGTGCTCCGGGTTTAATATTTTCTGGGTTCTCTCCAGCCTTTTTACAGAGTGCGGCAATATAAACTTGATCTTGTTTTTCAATTGGACGGGAATCTGATTTTGAATTTTTCATTGCTACATCTAATACTTTATCAATAGAAAGCAAATTCACAGTTATAATCCCTAATAAGTTTGAAATGTTGAAATCCATTTATCATTAAATGGTGAGATTTGATTATCTTCTTGACTATAACTATCTTTAGCCATTGTCATATTTACAGCATCAATATACATACTAAAACAACCTTCTTTTGTCTCAAATAATTTTTCATCAATTCCAATATGCAATAATTCTTTTTCATATTTACGGGCAAGACCAGTATCGATACCAATCTCAATATCTTTAATTTTATCACCGGCTAATTTAAGAGTTAAACCAATTAGCCAATTATTATAATAATTAGGATCAAAAGATTCTCCTCTACCAACAGGTTTAAAGTCGAGTAAAGTAATTCTTGCATTTGATAATCCTTGCATATGTGTAATTATATCATAAAAATCATGAATAGAGCTACTTCCCATTACATATTGAAAATTAAATTTATAATATTGCGGAGCATCTTTAGTAGTGTTTAATATATCTTCAGAATTAGAGATACTAACTGCATAATTAGCTCCTAATTCATCTAATTGTTTTGAATTCTTACGAACATATTCAATATTACGAGTAGTGAAATTAGGAATAATGTCTTGTTTCCGAAACTGTTCAAGAATCTGTATAAAGTCTGGATGTGTTGTTGGTTCACCTCCTCCAATAGCTACTTCAAAAATATTGGCATCTCCAAGTGTTTTAATAATATGAGACATATTATCCAAAGTAGCATGTTTTCCTTTAGTAGAACTACCTTGATAACAAAAACTACAACCAGTTTCACAATAGTCTGTAATCTTTACATCTACTAGTTCAGGAGTTGTCGATTTGATATAATCAGGGTGTGAACCATTTAATGTAAACCGTATCTTAGTTCCATTACTTTGATTAAATACAGCCCAATATCCTTTATCTTTTCTTGCTATTACTTTTAATTTAGCAGCCCCATATGGAACATATTGTTGAATAGCATCTAAAGCATTAGGAGTTTTATACTCATCAGTAACATATTCTTCTTTATCTTCATCATAGTATTCAGAATATGTGTCTGCGCTTAAATAATGACCATCCCCATTATCATTTCCACCAAGAATAACAATTTGATCATTATTCCCAATATATGCAATAACATCATCTAAAAAATTAGAGTTTGGTTTATTATCCCTATGTGAATATGGAAATGTAAAACTAGACTGATGATCAACATAAGAGGGCTTAAAACCTTCTACTTCACCTTCATCACCTTCAATATACTGTTTAGCACATTCTTTACCAACACGACGAAAAGTATCTTTTAATGCTCGTCGTTCAAGAGAGTTCTCTTCTGTTTGTCCTATAATTAAAGATAACATATAATGTTGTTTTGCTATTGGTGAAACTAATGTAAAATCATTCCAACCATATTGACCAACATCACTATCTCCAATATCATCAGAGAAAGTATCTTTCTTAAAAACAATTGAGTGACTACTGCTACTATTTGTAGCAAATCCATATCGAATACTAGAAACTTTCATCTATATCTACCTCTATAGTTTTAACTTTCTCAAGTTGATGTGTTGAATTAAATACATCATCAACTGGAATAGAAACCTTTTTCTCCCCAGTCATAAATTCCCCAGTCTTCTTATTTCTATATAAGGTAACATGAAAAGAATTAGATGTAATATTTACTAAATTTAATTCAGGATTGCCTTCTTTATGTTCTCCATCTAATGACCACTGATGTAGTGCAGTACCATCATCAATAGAATCTGTTATATATCCTATTAATGGATACCCAAGTTTACCTTGAGTAGATATAATATCTGCTGTATATTCTCCATTAGCTGTCATCATTGGATCTTTTAGTCTTAATAATCGTTTTGAAGCAGATGGTAATCCATTTAACTTTGGTTGTGTAATTGGAGTATCACTCATTTTGAATACCTTCAAATATTGGTTCTATAATTGAATAATCTTCTACATTATAAACACTATTACCATCATCATCCCAAGCATGTAACTTATTATTATCTTCAATATAACCAATATGTCTGAAAGGATGTCTTCCTTTCTTTGTAATATAGTGGATCCAAGATCCAGTTTTTGTTTTAAGTAAAGAAGGGTTACTCCAGTCGATCATTATTAGTACTCCAATAAGTAAATTATATTCTATTATATCTATATGAGATAATTGAAAGCTTGAATCAAAAATATATAGATATAATATATTAGAATCTAATATTTTTAGATTTTTCATTTTACCTTTAAGGAGCCTAACCTATGTCTGAAGAAAATACACCTACCCACGAAGCACAGTCTGATACTCAAACAGAGCCCACAGAAGAACAAAAACAATTATTTATGCAGAAGATGCAAATGAAAGCTCAACAAGAAGCTTTACTAAAACATCAAATTGTTCAGTCTGCGTCTACAATTTTAGCTGGCATTTTTTCAAATACAACATCAAGTGTCGGTGGAATTAATAGTGATCCAACTAAGAATCTAGCTATTCGCAATAAGAGACTAGAAAAAGTCGGAGTTGCCGTAGATACTGCTATTACACTTATTTCTTATGTTAATGGTCTTGATCTTGATAAAGATGTCAAGAAGATGGGCCAAGAAAAGAAATAAAATATATTTTTATTTTACAAGTAATAACTCAGGTTACTATCTCGAGTAAACCTGAGTTATTACTTCATTTCATGGACAACTCTACCCCCATGAAATACTACCATAATTTTAAGCATTATCTTTATAATAGAGACAATGCTGCCGTAAGTTAACATGGGTAAAGTTAAAACTCACACCAGTATAATACTTAAACTATAGCGGGCCACCGACTTATAGAGTATAGTGGCGGTAGCTTGATATTATATTATATCTATATCAAATCCTTTAAAAAATAAAGGACGTTTTTTACGCCCAGTACAGTTTATTATATCTAATTACATTTTCTGTTGGATCTCCAATCATTTCTATAGCATAAGGAGAACGTCTGCAAATAGCATATGCATTCTCTTCGATTGGGGTATCTCTAAATTTTATTAATATATTTACCCAAATATTATCCCAATATCTCCAAGACTTATTATCTAATAATAATGTATATGCATAGGATAATCTCATTTTTAACTCCAATATAATTTATTATAGTTTTCGACTGCTGTTGTTGGATTCTTAATTACTTCTATAGTATGGTCTGCTACTCTACATATTTTATATGCATTCTCTTCAGTTGGTGTTTTCTCAAATTCTAATAGTAATAATTTCCATTTAATATCCCAAGAAGTATGTGGTGGTTCTTTTAACATTTGAACAAATTTATCAGATAATTCCACTATTAACTCCAATATAATTTATTATAAGTTTCGACTGCTGGTGTTGGATCTTTAATATTATTAATAGATTTAGGAAAAAATTTACAAACAATACATGCATTCTCTTCACTTGGTTTTCTGTGAAAATTCAATAAAGCTTGTTTATACCCCCTATTATTTCTTTTCTTCCTCCATTTTTTATTTATAATCTTAATAGATTCTTCGGATAATTTCATTAAGACCACCACATCTTATGATATGTTATGACTGTTTCTGGGACATCTTTACAATACTTCAATATATCTGGATATACTTGTATTAATTTATTTATATCAGAAATTGATATATCTTCATACTTATATGATTCTTTATTCTTAAACCATTCATAATAACCATGTGAATTTAACATAATATGTAGAGATGCTGTTAGTCTATTTTGACTATCGGGGATATAATCAACAGGACATTCAATAGTCGCTTTTTTTACCGTTGTATTTATTTGCATTATACCTCCTGTAGTTTTATATATGTCTTTAGTTCTTGAGTAGGGTTTATAACCCAAGCATAGAATGTGTTGCTCCATGTTTGTTGTTCTGAATGTCTTTGTCTAAACATATGATATATATTTATAGCGTTTTCGAACGTTGGATCGGCTGCCATCTTAAAGAATCCGTCTCGCCATTCAATTTCATCTGGAGTGGTAGAGTGCCAGGATTGAGTAATTATGTCTTCTCGTAAGTGCATTAAGACTCCATTAGTTTTACGTAGTTGATTAGTTCTTGAGATGGGTCTTCGAACCAGGTGAAGAAAGAACCCTTATCCCATATATCATTATCGAAATTATTAATTTTATATTGGTATATATTTATGGCATTTTCGAATGTTGGATTATTGTGGAATATTAAAAACACTTCTTTCCAATCATCATGTTTCCATACATCTTCATCAACATCTATTAAATCGCAAAGTACTTCTTTTGATAATTGCATTAGGAATCCATTAGTTTTACGTAGTTGATTAGTTCTTGAGATGGGTCTTCGAACCAAGAGAGGAAGCCGATTGAAGTCCATGCGTTATTCTCAAAATGTTTCGATTTTAAATGATATATATTTATAGCATTTTCAAGTGTAGGCTCTTTCATAAATAATATAAAACTATTTTTCCATTCTGGATCAGTTTTCCAATAGCTATGCATTACTGTATTTTCTGTATCATGAGTTAGTTTCATTATATTTTTCCTTCGTTAATTTATTTAGCTGTAAAAATACATTTTCGCTATATTTTATCAAAGATGAAGAAAATATAAACGAAGATACATCAAACACGTCGTTGAGCCTCCCACGGCAAATGAAAAGATTAAATTTAAAACCCTTTCATTAAAATAATATCTATATATTAGTTTTGAAAACTTGGAAGCGGCCAGGGGATTCCTCTCTTCCTTTATTTTTTATGTATATTCAATAAAAAATCATAAATTTTAATGTAATTATACATAATTTTTATAAATCTAACTATTAACTTAAAAAAACAGAGTTTCAGCGCGACGGCGAAACCCTAACAAAAGCTGTTAAGTTTTTAACTATATCAAATACTGAGTTAGACCTCCCACTTAAAAAATTTTTAGAAAAAAATGCCCCGTAAAACTATTCTAACTTCTATTAAGTAGTTTCACTTCTGAGACCAGAGTGCTACTTTTACTTAGCTCCTTAGAATAGGAAGAGTTAAGACAACTCACTTTGAATTATCTTAAGTACAAGTTTATTATTTCTATTAATTCTTAGTATTTTATTTTTTAATTTAATTAACTTATTGTCTTAGTTTACTTTAAAATCTTTAAGAAAGATATAATGAGTAATAGATACTATCTAGTTCAATTTCTTTTGGTTATGGAATATTATATATATATATTCTTGGTTCTTCACACTTTGACCTAATAAGTCCTTATTTTTACTGTATTTTTTAAAACTTATATATAGATATTATAAAGTAAAGAATAGGGTTATTTTTCAGACTTAACTTAAATACAGGGAGTATACTCAAAATGAATACTGAAGATCAGCATATGCGCGGAGTTAATGAAGTGGTAATTAATAAGGTTCCTTATATATCGGTTACTTATGGGAGACGAGGAAACGATAATTATAGAAACCATCGTATACCTCTTGATGGAAGGTATGATAAAAAAGATGCATTCAAGATAGGGAAATTCTTGCGAATGGATATATCATTTGGAAATCCAGATGCAACTGTTGAAAGTACTATAAGAAACCATAAAGAATTATCACATCTAGAATATAGTGGATTAGATTCTACAAATACTAGTGGGATTGCTGGGGTTTTTTTTACTAAAAATAACAATAGCTGGCGAGCTTATTTTGGAACACCTAGTACATCTACTCATAAAAGCGCATCTTTTTCTATTAAAAAATTCGGGAATGATAAAGCCAAACGAAAGGCAATTACTCTAAGAAAATTATGGGAAGGTGGCTCTAATATTACCCGCAAAGAATTTCTAAAGATGATCTCCGGCGTTTGTTAATCTTTTCAACTGCTCCTAGGACTTTCCTAGGGGCTTTTATTTTTGGACCAAAGATATATAGATATAATATATTGAAAATAAATTTTTAAGAATTATAGGAATTTAATATGTGGATTGATGAGAATGATTTAAGAGTATTACATGTATATGATCTCGATCTATTTGAACTTGGTCGATTACCGTCTGATAAACAAATACAAAATAATCCAGATGTTGTGTCAATGGAAGACTGCATAGAACTTTTAAACTATGTCGAAGTTGATGAAGATGAAGCATTAGAATTAATCCGCAAGTGGAAGTTCACAATTAAATATATTGAGGAACCGACAATTGCAGTTACTAATTATCATACTCTATTATGGGAAGTTTAAATGATTTCAACTCAAGATGCTAGTGGTATCCATTTTACATTTGATAATAAATTTATATTAAGTATTCAATATGGATATGGTAATTATTGTGAGAATAGAAGTGTTGATCAGACATTAGATAAGCCAGTTGATTATTTATCTTTAAATCACAAACCACATAAATCAATAAATGCTGAAATTGCTATATTGCATCAAGATAAAGATATTAAATTCTATGAAAATAACGATATGATGACATTTGGCAGAGTTGCTAATGGATTAGATGATGAAGTAGCCGGATGGATCCCTACAGAGAAGATTATGGATGTAATGGAATGGGTAAGACGATTACCAACTACATATAGACATACTTGTGATATATTAGACTTTCCAATTAAAGGTAGAATAGTAGAAGATGACTATCGGAATATTCTCTGGTACCCAAAACCATGGAATAATGAGTTAATATTTAAGGCTATTACTCAATCTGAGGATGCTATTCATTATATTGAATCACCATCTATAGATATTCAAAATTATTATAAATTAAAATGGATAGTATAATGCATGTTAATAAAGTAGTATTAAATATTGCAAGAACTAAATTTAATATAGATAGTAAACTTAAACATTTAGTACTTAATTTTAATGATAATCCAACTGAAGAGAATGCTTATGAATTTTGTCGCCATTATGAAATCACAATACCGTTATTTATTAAGAACCCTACGGATAATGTTCGGAATTATCACAAACTCTTCTGGTCCTAAACAAATGACAGTTAGTCGATTGGTCTATCGTATGATGATTGAAAATAAACATGCTCCAAATGACCCTGGGACTATTTATTGGTCAACAAACGTTCCAGTTTCTAATACTGAAGTATTGAATATATTAGCATCTGATAGAGGCCTAATGCAAAGTACTTTAATGAGTTATCTAAATAATCCAACTCCAGAAGTAACTAAGTTTTGGGAACGTGAACAATTATATAGGAAACTAAAAGAAGTATGATGGATTTACCAGTACGATATATTCCAATAAATTATCAAACTTTTAGAGCAGTTATTAAGATAACCGTTAAACCAATGGTAAATACTCTACGGATCGAGTATAGTTATCATGACCTCAAACAGCCACAACTAATACAAACTGTGGAGAAAGCTTTTCTAGAGGACCCCTCTGCTAATAATATATTTAATACTCTACCACTAGAAATGTTATTTAAACATGACATCTCTGTGGCTCAAGCAGCATCTCTGGTTTTTTATCTTGAGAATAAATTAAAAGATCCGAAAGATTTTATCCCGATTGACTTACCAAATTTAAAATTATATCTACAAAAGTCTCAAATCTATTTAATATATACATTTATTAAATCCGTATCTGAACAATATGAAATAATATTATCTAATTTAAAAAATGAAGGAAATAATAAAAAGAATGAAGATACTAAAGAGGAGGAAGTAAGTAATGCTAGCAGATCTACTACTTCCGGCGATGTTCGTAACGATGTTCCTGTTGTTCCTAGTAGAGTTGATAAATCACTGTTGCCCGAGAAGAACGGAGAAATAACAGATATTTTAGAAGAGGCTTTTTCCCTTTCTCCTAATAAAATTGTTAATTTCTACTTAACTAAGCAAATCATTAATAATAGTCACAGCTGTATCATAGAAGAGAACGGGAATAATATCACCATTGGGATAATCCCCCTTATAGATGTTGAACTTTATAGTTATTCTCTATCTAATGTTAGTGATTTGAATAATGTTATTAATTCTTTTGATATTAATCAAGATGATATTATTATTAAGATTAAAACAGCATGTCAACATTTAAATTATATAATTAATGAACGGCAAAATGTGAAACCATTATTGTTAACGGCGGCATTACAAGTGGTTTCATTCTTAATCTATCTTTACCGTATTAAATTGCCAAATACTAAATCGGATAACTTCGAGAACATTATTAATGGTTCAATTCAAAGAATTATGATTAATGTATTCAAAAGTCAGACTTCAATCCTCTTTAAGTTTAAAGATTATTTGGAATTAGATTATGATGAAGAAATTAAGACTATTAATTCATCAGTTGAGAAATACAATTATCTATTAAAAATTGATAAAGATGAATTTATCGATAGTGTACTGGCGGATGTTAAAACATCTAAAACAACTGAAGAAGAATTAGAATTACCCTTGATTAATACACCTACTGTGATTGATATTACTAAGTATTTTGGTACTACTATTGATTGGAAAAATGATAAACGTCTTTTGGCATATGAAGTTATTGAAAATCCTAGACACAAAGTCATTAGTCAGTCATATAATCAATTACTAAAAATTAGCCAAAGTGGTACGAATCTTGCGATAAAAAATATGAATTTGATTGTCTCGAAATATTATGATATAATTACAACTAAGATATTTAAAGAAATTGACAATAATCAAGAACTAGTAAAGACTAATGTTAGTACATTATTATTAATGAAAAAGTTTATTATTCCATTTGTAAGTAAAAGTACAAGTACATATACCCTCCTATTTTTATTATATCAAGTAGTAATACCACATATTCATAATATGCATGGACAAACTCAGTTCATAGATGTATTTCACTAATGAGGTTATAATGATTGAAGAACTAAGACTTGAAATCGAAGGATTTCACAATGAACATAATATAGAAGCAGTAGCAGATAAAATTAATGAAATAATTCAATATTTAAATGCATTAGAAGAACAATTTGGTAATATGGCAGATGTGCTTGCTGAAATACCAAAAGATGCTGAGGACTGGGATTGAGTAATGCTATATTCAATATTTAAATATATGATAATTGTATTCTCACTTATCATATTTCTGACTGTGGGATCTGCTAGTCTTATACAGGTCATATATGTATTAATACAAACGTTATCATAAATAAGGTATTTACTAATGATTAAAGCATGTAAAAATTGTAGATGGGCTGGTAAGAAGCAGTTATTTATTATGAAATATCGAACTATGATATGTAAAAATATAAAGAATGTCGGTTGGCGTGTAGAACCGCAAAATGAGACGGATTATACTACAGGAACGACTAAATATAATAATGGAGAATATATGACATGTAATGTTGCTAGACTAGAACATCAGTCTTGTGGTAAAGAAGGTAAACATTTTGAGGCATATGATTCTATCATTAGTAAGATTAAATCATATGGGGGCACATTTATTATAATAGAAATTATAATATTAATAGAAGCCATATTTGTATTGAATATGTTTTTATAAGGAATAAAATAATGGCAGTATCGAAGATGATTATCTGTAAAGTATGTAAAAAAGAAAAGTATGTTACCTATTCACTTGGATATTGTGGTCTAGATCCATCTACTTGTAATGAATGCGAGAAACTAGCAAAGGCAAAAGAGAAATCTCAATATTTATTGGCATTGGCTAATAAACCAATTATAGAAAGGCTAGCTGCGATTGAAGAATGGATGTATAAAGAAGATCGCAAACCAAAATACGATAATGAACGAATATTATATTAAAATTTAAGTTTTCATCAATCTTATATAGATATAATCAATTGTAGTAATAAGAATCCTTATTAAAAATAAATTAAGGACTAAATAATTGATTCAAGCATCAACTGAAGGATCAGGCGGCTGGGTTGGGGCTGACTGATATATTAAAGATTGGACGATATTCGAAAGAGTGTCGTCCAATTTATTATATTTGTTCATAGAAAAAGTCCACAACTACGTTTTGAAATATGTTCCTATAGATATAATATATTGAAAGGTAATTTTTTTGTTATTTACATTTATATTTTTATAGGAAGAACTTAGGGCTCCTCCCAGTTCTTTCCTATAATTTTTCAACTTTACATAAAAGGATAATTAATATGGATATTGATACTCGTTTAATACTTGATTTTAGTCCTGGTACTAAAATTAACGTTATATCTGCTACTAATGGACAAAAAAGTGTACATGCTCTCACAAGTAAAGAACTATTACTAACTAGAGCTCACTTATATGAAATTCCCATCACTAATAAAGAACTTAATTATAAAGATTATCATGTAATTAAAGTAGAAGGTGATATTTCCGAAAGAATACACATTTTAAATGTTAGAGATGGTATGATTGTTATAGAAGCGATTGTTCATCTTGCCAAACTTAAAGATCAAATGGTTATTGGAAAAGTAATTTAATTATTAGGATTTCGTAATGAAACTGAACGTAACAAAAAAAGAATTAAAATTTTTAGATGTTACAGATACTATTATTATAGAAACTAGAGATAAAAAATTATTGAAAATAAAGCCTATTGGAAAAGGGTTTAATATTAGTATCGATGATATTATATACGATGTGAGTGATGGAACCATTAAAAAAATAGGGACTAATGATTAATAAACAAGATCTACCTGAAATTACATCATCAAAATTATATTTAGATAGTAAGAAGTCGCAAGTAGATCAAGCCGGTTTAATTTCTGAAATTGCCTTTGGACCGGTTAAATCTTATAAATGCTCATGTGGTAATCTTAATTCCAAAGTTATTCATGAGAATCAAAGATGTATTAAGTGTAAAGTGGAATGTATTGATAATGCTTCTAGGTATACTAGATTTGCTAAAATCAGTTTACCATTTCCAATACTCAAAAAACTCGAAAGACAAAAACTACTCAAATTTGTAAAGCGGAAGAATGCACACATATTAGATCCGGTTCAGTCAGATCGACTAACAACTACATCATTTTATATTCAATATATTAAAGATACAGATAAACTGGAATTAGTTACTGATTATGATGCTGGAAACTGTATACCATTAGTAATAACTGGCTTATTTACATTATATTTAGGATTGTATATTGCACAAGTATACTTTACTTCTAAATCAGCAGAAGAACTATTATCTAATTTCTTTTTTGATCTTTTAGTTGTCCCTCCAAATACACGTATGTCTATACTTGTAGAGAAGGATAGTAAGATGACTATGATCACTCATGAATTAGATAATATTTATATTAAAATTCTAAGACTAAAGCATTATTGCACTAAGTTTGATACATATCAACAGATTCGAGAATATACTGATATGATAATTCAATCATTAGATAATAAGATTGGGATTCCAATTACTGATGATATTTTAATTACATTTGATCAATTAACAAGTAAAATTACTTATTATTGCGATGATGTATATTCTCATATTACAGGAACTCTTAGTGGAAAGACTGGGTTGATTCGGGATCAATTTTTAGGTAGATCTATTGACTTTAGTAGCAGAGCAGTAATTGTACCAGATCCAACTTTAAAAGCTCATGAAATAATAATTCCTCGTAAGATATTCTTAAAACTATGGCTTATAGAATACTATAGATATTTAAGAACTATGCTTAAAGATGAATGGGCCACTCTTCAGACAGCGAAGATATTATCATCAGTTACGAAGACAGAAAATTCATATACGAATGAATTAGAATATGTTGATGAATTTATTGAATACTTTTTTAGAGAAAGTGACTATAGACAACGAATTGTACTCGTAAACAGACAACCGACATTGTGGCGATACGGTATGCCCGGAGTTATTGTATCTGGAATTACAGAAGAGAATGTAATTAAAATTAGCCCTATTAGCACACAACCATTAAATGCTGACTTTGATGGTGATACATATGCTCTTTATCGGTTACATGATAGAGGAGCTATTCAAGAAATATCGCAAAATGCTTACACTTTAAATAATATTCAATATGATCATAATACAGCATATCTTAATACTTTATCAATGGAATCTAAATATAGTTTTGTTCTTCTAACTTACTCCAAGATAAATAATGATTTAGAATATATCACTATAGATTCTTTAAAATCACTACCAATATATGAAGAACCAGAGTTAAATAAATTAGTACTATTTAATAAGAAGAGATATTCATATGGAGTATGTCTATTAAATAAATGGTGTGGATTTGATAATATTATACTAACTAAAGAATCATCATCTGATGATCTTTCGAAAGAAATACATAAAGATAGTTTGTCTAATGAAGATTACTTTAATAGAATAAATAAAGTAAATCAATTGTTAAGTTGGTTGGTATCTACTCATTCAAAGGAAACATTAACTTTACCTTTTAACGAAGCAATTACTATTGTACATAGTGCACGTGAGAATCATCTTCTCCAACATCTACCATCTAATCCACATATAGGGCATCAAGTACATCAAACTTTTGTAAATGATGCATATAAAAATATTCCGGAAGAGTTTAAACTTGCCAAATTAGCCAAGTCTAAATATAATAAAGTACAATTTTCAAGATCTCTTGTATCTATTGGATATATTGCAGATGATAGAAATATCATCTCACCAGAACCAGTAACGACTGCTCTACTTAGTGGATTAACTGAAGAAGAATTTTTCAGAACATCATATGGAAGTCGTAAAGGTATTGTTGACAAGCATGATGCAACACCCCGGTCTGGATACTTGGAAAGATCATTAGTATTAAACTTATCTCCCATCGAGATAGCAGAAGAAGATTGTAACTCTACTCATGGATTTATGATTAAAATACAAGATATTAGACATTCTAAAAGTCTAAAGAATAGATATTATAGTAATAATACTGGTTGGGTATTATTTGATGGTGGAGCAGAACATGTTGGAAATAGTTATTCTTTTAGAAGTCCTATTACATGTGCCTCTCCAAACTTTAAGATTTGTCAAAAATGTTTTGGTAGATATGAACAACGCTCTAAATTTGTAGGAATATTAGCCGGCCAATATATTGCTGAACGACTGACTCAGCTAAGTATGAGATCATTTCACACAAGTGGAAGTGCTACACTACCAGTGAACAATAATATAGAAACATTTATTAAAAATCATTTAGTTGAAATTGTTAATTATGATGATCATTGTAATTTAATATTCGATATTAAAGTAGATAATCATACATATCAAGAGTTTAAGAAAGTTGAAGGCTTTGTTAAGACAGCGAATTATGATAATATTCTTAGTTATTCTAATACTGGAGAAGTAGACAATTCAGACATTACAAAAGTCATTCAAGATATCAACAATCTACTCAATACAGATAAGAACCCTAACCTAGCAGAAACTTATAGTAGTTTTATTACTAATACACTTTCTGTGGGTGATATCTATTCTGTTTACTGTGAAATTGTATTGGCTAATTTGTTTGTCAATAAAGATAATGTTGTGCTTAGATATGCTCTTGCAAATAGTGCTGATCCGAAAGATTGGGTTGAATATAAGAAATATAGTATTAGAGAAGTGCATAGTATTTTATCTTCTACATTATCTTTACTATTTCAACCAAATCATAAAACAATAAAGAACTTATATCGTAAACTACAAACAGGTACTGTTGATGATGTTAGTATCTTTGAAAGAATATGGGCTAATAAATTATGATCTTTGAATTATTACTAGATTTGATTTCATTTAATCGGACAATCCATCCAATAATATTTATAATAGGTGTTATTATTGTTATTGGATTAGTTATGGCAACATATGGGATCTAAATTAAATGAAGATATTGTATTAATAGTTATGATAGGTATTGGAATTGCCGTTATTATATATGAAATTATTAAATTATTAGAATGATTTACTTTACATCAGATACTCACTTTAATCATGCTAAGTGTATTGAATATGATAATAGACCATTTAGAGATGTTGAAGATATGAATAGTAGTATTATAAGAAACTGGAATAATGTTATCTCCCCCATGGATGAAGTTTACCATTTAGGGGATGTTGCATTTGGTAGAGGTGATGAGTGCCTAGAAATTTTAAATAGTTTGAACGGCACTATCTATCTCTTAAAAGGTAATCATGAGAAAACAGCTCTTAATAGTTCTTCATCCAGATTTACATGGGTGAAGGATTATTATGAACTTAAATATAATAAACAGGTATTTGTACTTTGTCATTATCCATTTGCAACTTGGAATCGTTCTCATTATGGTTCAATGAATTTACATGGACATTGTCACGGTACCTATCTAGATCTTAGAAACCAAGTAGATGTTGGCACCATGTGTCATAATTATACACCAATTTCAATTAACCAACTAATGGAGAATTTTAGAATATGAAAGTTGTATCATTCATGTTAACAAATAATAGAGAAATTATTGGCACCCTTATCGAAGATAAAGAGTCAGTGATTATTCTTAAGAATGTGATAAGTATTGTAGTTTCTCAGAATCCAGAGACTCAAGAATTGAAGAAAGAATTCGCTCCACTTACTATGTTTGCAAAAAATGGTGAGAAAGGTATTAAAATGGATTTACCTAGAACATCTGTACTATTTTCATATGCATTGGATACTACATTAGAAGCGGCATATACTACATTTGTTACAGGTATTGCTACACCTCCAAAACCTAAAATTATTGTATAATGGATCATAAACTTAATAATATCATAGATAAGCATCTTGAATTATTAGCGGATAATAAATTCGAAGAATGTAATAAAATATTAAAACGAACTAGAATAAAGACTACTAAAACGGAAGAGTTACTCACTCATATGCAAGCAACAGTAGCCTTTAAAGATGAATTACCTTATTATAATACATTATATACTGAATCAGTTAAACATATGAAAAGAAGGAAAGAATTTACTGAAGCCTTAATCGAAGGATTATAGTATGTCTACTGAACAAGATAATAAACTAGTTTGGAACGCATTTAAGATTATTATGGCTTTTGGAATAGCTATATATATTGCAGTTGTTGTATTTAACAAAGGTAATAATACAGCTACACAGTATTACACAAAGACAATTACTAATAAATTTTTAGCTACTGATTGTCTTAAATATGATCAAAAAACTGGTAAATTAGTAGGAAATAATTCTTCCGAAACATGTAATCATAAAAAGAATACAAATGATATTATAGTATTATTTAATATATTAAATAAATAATATGGAGATAAATACTAATGAGATGAGATTATTATATGGGAAAGATATGAATATGACGTCTCTTATTGATCATATTAAAGAAGTAAGAGACCAGAAAATTCAAGAAGTAGCTAATGGAAGTGATGCCCGCTCTACGACTAGTGTCGTGGAGCAGGTTCAATTTCGTAATCAAGTAGAACTTGACCGAGGAATCGGACATAGTATTAACATTAAAGTTTAAGTGGAATCCCCACTTTTTATTTGTCAATCAGACTAAGGATGATAATCAAGCATGAAAATTTATAGAATTAATAAGCATAAAGTAAGTGATGGCCTAATGATAGATCATAGCCCTTTTCATAAAATTGTACTTGGAAAAGGTAAAGACAAGCGTTCAACTTGGATGCCAATCGGTACTAAAGATGTACCTCAAATTACAGAAGAAGTTGATATTTGCCCACAGAGAGGGAAGTTTGTTACAGAAGTAGGGGAAGGTGTATCTAAGAATTGTCGTTTATGCGGTGAAATTCTAAATACTGATGGTAACCATCCGGATGCTGGTATGACTCGAAGAATTAATAAAGCTAATGTATTATTCTTAAGAGATAAAGAGACCGGTAAGAGAACTGGTAAATATTTATTAGTGGCTCCAAGAGAAAATATAGATGATGATAGTGATCGTGTACTAGTATTGTGGAGAGTCCCATTTAGTTCTGCCGTTACTATTAGTTCTACAACAAATGCAAAGATTGTAGCAATGGATGTAAATACTACACATAGCTTGGAAACTGCAGAATGTTTTGCTATTCTTAATAAAGGGCAATCATTAACCGCTGAAGTCCATGGTCAACAATATGGTACATTAACATATTCAGGAAAACAATTAGATGCAAAAGAACCTTTATTTAAAACAGAGTTTATTAAAACTAATGACATTGTAATCCCAGAAGAAGCTGTTGAAGAAGCTGCTTGAGTATTGATAAATTTGATATAGATATAATGGAATTCAATCACTCTTAAATAGGATTATTTATATGTCAGATATAAATGTATTAGAACCCGAATTGAAGAATAAGAAAAAGGTAAAAGAACCAACATTCTGGAAAGTAATATTAAAGAATGATGATTTTACTCCTATGAATTTTGTTATTGATGTACTGCAAAAATTCTTTGGAAAATCAGCAGGAGTAGCTGAACAGATTATGATGAATGTCCATGAGCAAGGACAGGGTATCGCTGGTCTATATACTCATGAAATTGCAGAAACCAAAGTAGAACAAGTTAATACGTATGCTAAACAGCATAATCATCCATTTACTGTAACAATGCAGGAGAACTAGATTGTCGAATTCCCCCATTTATGATGGTATGCAAGATTTTATCAATTATTTAAAACAAGAAGTTGAAGATATTCAAGTATATGGATTATATACATCTACTAATAGCTTGGATACCTTTAAACAAACTCTTAAAGTATGTAATGATATGATTAAAACATTACCTATTAAAAGTGTCGCATCGATTTAATGTTTATTGGCGATGCGGTAACTGTCAAGAAGTGATTATTACTTCAGCAGTTACCGCAGAGTCTTTTACTAAACATAGATCCTCACAATCTGAGTATTCTATGAATTATAGGCATCATGCATGTTTAAATACCGAAGTTATTGGTATATTGATTCCCTTTAAATTTGAAAAGGATATAATAACACATGAACAATCCAGATTGCTTAACTAAATGTTATAATTATCAAGGTATTCAAAATGATTTAGAATCGATGGCGGCCATATTATATAATATATGTACACATAAAAAACATAATAGTAGTGCTTTAGAATGGTTATCAAAGAATTATCCAGATTTATTTGAAAAATTAAAAGAATCAGATAATCAAAATAATTATAAACCTGGGTTTGATCATGGAATACAAACAAATGATAAGTAAAGAATTTACATATTGACTTTAAGGGTATTTTGAAATAGGAAGGTAAAAATTAAATGGGAATGTTTGATACGTTTATCGTTGAATATAAAGGACGAGAACTAGAAATCCAGACTAAACGATTCGGTTCTAATATGGATGAATGGCGAATTGGAGATGTTGTTGAAGGATCCCCTGTTGGTATTCACACATATTATGAGACAGTATGGGCTGATAGTGAAGGTAATATTAAACATACAAAAGACGTTACAAGTATAGAAATATATATTACACTTGCTAGTTTTGTTTTTGTTGATGCTATTGTAGTAGTTAAAGAAAAAGAATCCGAAAAGAAAGATATCCTTATTACTATTGGATCTTTAAATAGTAAATGGTCAGATACTAATACTTTTATTAATTTTGCAGTAGGGCAACTATTTAAAAAACAACAACAAATTAAAAAATTAGATAATATTATTACATCCACCCTTGCTGATATTAAATATTGGAAACGAGATCATACAAAAGAAGAATCAACCCATTATGTATTAAGAAGTATTACTAAATTACATCATGGAGAGTTTCTAAAGCTACTTACAGATTCTGAATTTATAGATGCGCTATATAATAAAATAGAAAAGAATAAAAATATACAAGTTATTACAACCACATTAGAAATTGAAAGTGAATTAGAACAATATAAACTTTAAAGAGGGTAATACCTCTTTTTATTTTAAGGATTTAAAATTTGAAATTACAAGATGCATCCAAAGTTATTTATGAACAAAAATATCAATTAAAAGATTTACATGGAAATCAAGTTGATAAAGATGTAAATGATACATTTAGACGAGTGGCTAAAGCAGTCGCTAGTGTAGAAGTTAATATGCCAGTAAAATGTAATATATGCTTTGGTTCAGGCGTATGTGTAAAGCCATTAATAGCCCCAGAACCTCCAGATGTACCATGTCCTAATGGATGTAAAAAATCTGAAGGAGATTTTGATTTAGTAACATTCTGGGAAGGACAATTTAACTGGGCACTAAATAATGGACTACTTGGCGCTGGTCGTATCATGGCTAATGCTGGAGCCGAAGAATATAAACCAGGGACAAGTCTAATTAATTGCACAGTTTCAGATACTATGCCTGATAGTATGGAGGGTATCTTTAAAGTATTGAATCAAGCAGCACTTACACTGAAAAGTGGTGCCGGAATCGGTTATGAATTTAGTACCCTTCGCCCAAAAGGTGCGATGGTTAATGGTGTGGGGGCAAGTACCTCCGGACCTTTGAGTTTTAGCGACATATTTGAGGCGATGTGTCGGACGATTAGTAGCGCCGGCGGTAGACGTGGAGCTCAGATGATGACGTTTTCAATTTCACATCCTGATATTGAAGAAGTTATTAATGTTAAACGTGAAGATGGTCGTCTTCGCAAGTTCAATATTTCCATTCTTATTACTAAAGATTTTATGGAAGCAGTTAAAGATGATGCTGATTGGGATTTATATTTTCCAATGTCTAAGGCTGAGGATCCGACTAAAGTAAAGACTATTGCTAAAGAATGGCCAATATACGATAAAAATCATCTATATTATGAATCTCCTGAACCTGAAAATAAAAGAGAAGCTATTTGCAGGGTATATAAAACTGTTAAAGCCCGAGATTTATATAATAAGATAATGAAATCTACTTATGATTATGGAGATCCCGGATTTATTCTAATTGACGAATATAATGATAAGAATAATCTATGGTGGGCTGAACTTATTAGAGCAACTAACCCGTGTGGTAGGTAAATTGTTTGCCTCACGTTAAAAAATTCTGTTAATTGCTGGAAGCCTTAACTGGTAATCAGCAGCCAAACCTAATTAATAGTAGGAAGGTTCAGAGACTACAGGTAATGACATCAATTTAAAGGAAAGTAATTCCAATGGAAATACTAACATCAAAACAGATTAAAAAAATAATTTTAGGTATTTTAGTATCTGATGGGTATATTATAAAAGAACAAAGATTTGGGTTTGGAAATAAATCAAAAGAATATGTTGATTATACAAAGAGTGTATTGGATCAAATAACTGGTGTGAATTCAAGTATTACTAAACGATTTTATAAAAATTACAGTACTACTGGGCATCAATTAAACAATACAAATAAACATCCTTATTTTCGAAAACTACGCAAGATCTTTTACCCAAATGGGAAAAAAACACTTACTCCATACATCTGTAATAGATTAGATGCGCAAGCATTTGCCCATATATGGATGGGAGATGGTACGTTGAAACATACAAAAAACAGAGTAAAAAATACTATTCAAAATAATGGTATTCTCTGTTTAGAGAGTTTTACAATTCCAGAATTAGAATTATTAGTTAATCGTTTAAATTTATTTAATATCCATTCAACACTTATAAAAGTACCATGGGGACATGGATACAGAGTTCGTTTTATGGGACCACATTTACAAAGATTTATGTCTTTGGTGTATCCTTATATATTGGATGATTTCAAATACAAGACTCGTCTATATTATAAAACGAAATTATATGTTGATATGTCATTACCGAATGCAGAACATTATGTGATAGAATATTCACATATTGATGATATAGTCCGATCTTCTTAGAAATAAGAAGTTAACATTTTGGAACAAGGTTTACCCGCCCATGGAGCATGCTTACTTGGCTCTATTAATTTAACTCATTTTGTTAATAACCCATTTAGTATTAATCCGCAATTTGATAGTGAAAAGTTTAAGAAAGTCATCGCTATTGCTACAAGATTCTTAGATAATGTTGTTGAAATTAATGGACTCCCATTAGATGAGCAACAGAAAGAACTATATAGAAAACGCAGACATGGTCTGGGTATTGCTGGACTTGGAAGTACACTATGTATGTTAAAAACTAAATATGGCTCACCAACTGCTATTAAATTCACAGAAAAAATAACTAAGATTATGGCAATTCAAAGTTATGAAACTGGTGTTGAATTAGCAAAAGAAAAAGGTGCTGCTCCTATTTTACTTGAAACATTTCCAATTAATTTTGAAATTGAAAATCGTTTAGAAGAAGCTGGTATGGATTCTGACTATATTAGTTTAAGTTCTCCAAAAGAAGGGGAAGTTAAAGGTAGTTGGCTTATGGCATCTTCGAAGTATTTTAAAGATTTTCCAAAACAGTTAGTAGATGATATTGGAGCATATGGTTGTAGATTTAGTCATGCTACTAGTATTGCACCAACAGGTACTATTAGTTTAAGTTTCTTTAATAATTGCAGTAATGGAATTGAACCATCATTTAGTCATTATTATCAACGTAATATTATTAAAGAAGGTAAAAATACTAAAGATATGGTAGATGTTTATAGTTATGAAATTCTAAAATATAAAGAATTTCTAGATAATACTGATAACCCCCATACAGTAGTAGATAATAAGATTGAAGATATTATTGCTAATGGATTACCTGATTACTTTGTAGCTGCGCATGATGTTTCTCCAAAAGAACATATTGATATGCAAGCCGCAGCTCAACGATGGATTGATTCAAGTATCAGTAAAACTGTAAATATCCCTACTGATTATCCATATGAGAAATTTCAAGATTTATATATGTATGCTTACGAACAAGGACTTAAAGGATTAGCAGCATATAGACATAATCCTGACGGTGGTCAAGTAGGCGTATTAGTAAAGAAAGATGAATTAGCAAAGCAGAAATATAGATTTAATCTTGAAGATGGTTCAACTGTTGAATTATCTGGTGATGAAGAAATTGAATATGATGGACAAATGCATAATGTTGCAAATCTTCACGAGTCACTAAAAGAAGGGTTGTATGGCAAAATGTGATCATTCTGATCTATTGAGCCTTGATGAAATGCCTTCGGCTTCGGTCGAAGGTACTTCTGAAAATAATGATTATACTTTAGAAATTAAAGGGAAAACAATATATATTCCAAATACTCATCTTGTTGGTATTGGATTAATATGTTCAATGATTGATATTAATGGTTATCCTATGTATAAATCATTAAAGAGAAATGGCCCAGTATTGGATCAAGTTATAAAAAAACAGATATTAACAGTATTACTAGAAACTGAATCCGAGTCTAATTTTAAAAATGAAATAACTAGAGAATTATTGGAGTTAAATTAAATGTTAGAAATAGGCGGTTTTAAAGTACAAGCGAATGGTAGAATATTAATTTATAGTACCCCGTCTGGGCGAAATAATGGAATATATAAAGCTATGATACAAAGAATGTCTGTCCGGGAAATACGTGAATCTATTGATAATTGTTTATATGGAACTGGAGATAGTATGATATATGGTATATTAACAGAAGTTATTTATAGAATCCATAATAATGCAGATAAAATACTTGTTATTAAAGGGGTATCTCCTCATATTGAATCATCTAAATATAAGAATAAAATTACTAAACAATTATTGGAGTTAAATTAAATGCCACTTTATGGATTTAAATGTGAAGGTTGTAATTACGAAGAAGAAATTGCAGCTAAAATAGCAGATAGAGATAAACCACAACTATGCCCAAGTTGCAAATTATGTAATATGAAAAGGGATTTATTAATTGGAGCAGTAGTGTATAGCAATAGAATGTTTAGGGCTATTACTAAAAGCGATACTCCAACAGAAAAACCAAGTCGGACAGCGGTGAAGAAGCATTCAAGATATGCTGGCGAAGATTAACGTTTTAAAAGATCTAATATAGATATTATAATTTTTACTCCAGTAGCTTAAAGGTAAAGCCGCCCGCTCATAACGGGCCGAGTGCATACGGTTCGAGTCCGGCCTGGAGTACCATAAATTACCAATGTTGTAATCATTATTAACACTAGTCTTAGACTTCAAAACTCTAAGGCTAGTATTATTTTTATTTTTACAATGACTCTAAAAGGAATAATATGACTCACCCAAATGGACCAGTTTTTTATATAAACACTGAATATGCACTTCCCAATATATTAACTGAACAAGAAAAAAAAGCATATATTAATATTATATTATTTGCAAAAAAAGATAAAAAGAAATATGATATGTTGACTCTTATTACTCGTGAATGTCGAAATAAAGATAAAAAAGATATGTTAACACTTTTATATTCACATATTAAGAAGAATAAAATCAAAAAACTCATTCTAAAAGATATAAAGGAATTATCATGAGTTACGAAGGTACTGAAGAAATTCTATGTGAAAATGGACATCATGAAGCATTTGATTGTTATATGGCTCCAAATCTTAATAGTTGGAAATGTGGAGTATGTGGTAAAAAAGCAGTCTGGTGGAATGCAATCGATGAGACTAATGGCATCGATGAAGATACTGGAGTTTGTCCTGGTACTGTTGAATTAGAATTAGTAAAAGATTCGAATGAACCTCTTACAACTTGTCCGACATGTAAATGTAATACATATAAAATTCCAGTTTATAAAATACCAGAATTAGGGAGAAGAGATTGACATTATCACTATCCAGTAAAATTGTATCGTCAGAGTTGTTAAAAAATGATAATCCTTCAATTATAGTAAAACCCGAAAGTACTAATCAACTTACAATTATTGAGAGACCTGATTGTTTAGATGGTAGTACTTATAAACTTAAAACCCCTTTAACTGAACATGCTCATTATATTACAATTAATAATATCGAGATTGAAGGCAAACTTTATCCATTTGAAATATTTATTAACTCAAAACAAATGTCGGCTCAGGAATACGTAGTCGCACTAACACGGGTTATTTCAAGTGTATTTAGAAATTCTCTTCATTTTAAAGATGGTGCTACTTTTCTAGTTGAAGAATTACAGGCTGTATTTAGTCCTGGTGGGGGATACTTAAAACAAGGTAGGAGAGTACCATCTATTATTGCTGAATTTGGAGATGTTCTTGAAATCCATTTAGAAAAAATCGGATGTGTGCCAAAACCAGAAGAATTGCCTGAATATGTACAAGAAAAACGGAAGCAGGCATTAAACACTCCTGGAATAATTGCAAATGCCAGTCAGTGTTTAGTTTGTCTGAAGATTGCCGTTGTCCGAATGGATAATTGTGATACTTGTCTGGAGTGTGGTGATGGGAAGTGTGGTTAATAAAACGTATATTAATCCAAATATATTTAAGAGTTCGATAAAATGGCTAACAATTAAACCAAAAGTAAGTTTAACTTGGTATAAGAAAGTAACTGGGTGTAATTTTTACTAATGGAAATTACTCCAGGTGTATATGTAACAGAGGTAGATAAATCTAGTATAATGCCAATGAGATATACAACACTTACACAAAAAAGATGTCGGAATTTCATACTTCGTTGTTGTGGAGTTAATTCTGAAGATATTGAAGTACTGCAAGATATATATCGAACAGAGTATGATCTAGACCTTCTAAAAATGAAGTGGAATACTATTAAACCTCGAATAAGTTATGATTGGTATAACTCTATTAGTGATTCACCAGGCATAATGCCTATGATACTGTCTGGACCCATATGATGAGAACTAGAACATATAGGCCTCAAATGAGGGCTACCCGAAATTTTATCTTATATTATTTAGGTGTCTCTAAACCCAATATAGAAATATTAGAGGATATATACTTAACTAATTATAAAGACCCTGTAATATTAAAAATGAAATGGAATACTGTTAAAAACGCTCCCTCATATAAGTGGTTTGGGTATATGTGTTGGGAATTTGGACCACAGAGAGTAAATTTAGTCAGTATGGATCTTGGATTTATAGAAGCTTGTCAAAGGGAAGATGATGAAAAATAAAAGGTTAGATTCTTATAGAATCATAGATATTGAACTTTCGAATTGTTGTAGTAATTGTAATAATTATATGCTAGCAATGACTCTTGATTATGTGTGTGTTGTAGAACCACCTACAACTCCTATTGTTAAATGGAATGGATTATGCGAATTTTATACTTCAATGAGGGATGAATGAATCTTCTTAAAAGAGAAGTAGATAATAGTGAATCAAATATATTAGGATATAGAAAATACCAATATGAATTAATTCCTGATTTCTTTAATATATGCTTTCAGTATATGGAAACTATGGGATTCAAATTCGATAGAAGCCAAATAAAATATGATATTATAGATGATTATGCATATTATAGTCAGAATCATTATTCTGTTAAAGTTGTAAAAATTTACTTACAAAAAACAGATCCTACTCCATTTCTACATATTACAATTCCAACACTATTACATGATACATTCTTTAAGATGAATGGTTGTTTCTATGTGCCAGCATTTTATGTTGCAGACTTTCCAATTACAATCAAGAAAAATTCATATAAAGTTGAATCATTATTTAAACCACTAACAATCTATTCTAAAGATGGTCGTATTATCTTCCTGGGATCGAATATTCCAGTTTCTAGATTCTTAAGACTATACTATCCAGATGCGGAAGTACGAGATATAGTTAGTGATACATTTAATACTGGATACATAGAAGAAGATTTCGACACTGTTCGTAGAAATATTGCAAGTATTATTGGTACCTCTGATAATTTAACTGATATTACTACTAGAATCGATGATTTATTCTTTGATAATTGGACTCGTGAACTATACCAGACTTGTTATAAATTAGAGAATCCATCAATAAAAAATATACTTGACTTAATTATCAAACGTAAAGTTAAAAGAAATTCTTTTATTGACTTAGATCATAAAAGAATTGTATTTATTGAGTGGTTGATGAAGCCATTATTTGAAGCAGTATCTAAAGCTGTTAATGGTCTAGTTGCAGGGACTCAGCCGAAGAACATTAACATTGAAGTTGGTGCTATCACAAATCACTTCTTTAGTAAAACAGGACTAGGTAGAAATTTCTTCTATGACACCACTAATGGATTTAGTAGTCTACTTGCTATGAAAGCATCATTTAAAAATCCAGGGGGTAAAAGTGAACTTCCAGCGGAAGTATCTAATATTCATAAGTCGCATAAAGGTAGAGTATGTCCAGTGACTATTAGTAATGCCGCTCCTGGGCAAGTTGTATCATTAGTACCTAACCAAAATATCAATCTTAAATTTGGAATATTCCAATGAAAAAATGGATATATTTAGTATTAGTATTATTTATTCCTGCATGTAGTTGTAGTGTAAATGTTAATCATGATGATGAATTAGAATTAGAGAAAGAAGATCTCCCGATTTTTAGGATGGATAAAAACATGATAATAAAAACTAATACTGGGAATTGTTACGAAGTAGTATATGGATATATAAGCCATAATAATCATGGATATAAAATTTCAGGAATGTCTATGATTAATTGCAGATACTATGATGCTCAACAGGAGAAGAGTAATGAGAAAAAGACTGATGTTATTGATGATATTGTTATTCGTTAGTGGAATTGATTGTAATTTTTATAAAGGTATTGATTAGATAACAAAAAATGAGAATTATATATAAATTTATAAATAGAATAAATGGCAAACAATATATAGGGAAAACAATCGGATCTGTTGAAAAACGGAAACAAAGACATATGGAAGATGTTAATAATGGATCTGATTGTATTTTCCATAGAGCCATTCGTAAATATGGTATAGATAATTTCGACTTTAAAATTTATGACTATACAGGATTAGTAACGGAAAAAGAATTATTAGAGATAGAACAAGATGAAATATTAAGATTCCGTACTTATGTTAATTTTGAAGATAGTAATGGATATAATATGACTCTTGGTGGAGAAGGTTCTTCTGGTGCAAATACAAAACAAGTTAAACAATATGATTTAAAGACCGGTAAAATAATTAAAATATTTAAATCGATAACAGAAGCATCTATAGAAACTAATAATAACAGAGTTAATATATCTGCTTGTTGTAGAAATCCAGAAGACTTTAAATCATGTGGTGGATATGGGTGGTGTTTTATTGATGATGCCCCACCCATATATACTAATTTATGTTTAACAAAAGTTAAACAGTATGATTTAAAAACATTAGAAGTAATTAAAGTATGGGATTCTATTATCGAAGCAAGAGATCTTTTAAAGATTACTAATATTTCATCATGTGTCAATGGACAAATTAAATCGGCCGGTGGATTTGGATGGTGTCATATTAATGACTCCCCTATAATATATAGTAATAATAAAATAAGAAAAATTAAGCAGTACAATTTAAAAACATTAGAAGTAATTAAAGTATGGGATTCAATGACCCAGATAGAAGATATCTTAAAAATACCAGTATCTAATATATCAAATATTTGTAATAATAAAAGAAAATCAAGCAGAGGGTTTGGCTTTTGTTTTGATACAGAAACCCCGGTTAAATTATCTAGAAGAACAACAAATAAGCCTATTAATCAAATAGATTTAAAAACTGGAAAAATAATTAAAACATGGTGTTCACAAACTAAAGCTAAAAAAGAACTAAATATATCAACAATTACGAATTGTTTAACAAAAAAAATTAAAACAGCCGGCGGGTTTAAATGGGAATACTTAAATAAGGAAGAATAAATGATTATATCATCTGCACTTTCATCAATTCCATTAATATCATTAACGGATTCAACTAGACTACAGATGTCTTCTAAACAACTAGGGCAATGTGTTACACATGTTAATTGTCGCCGACCATATGTAATTGGAGATGATTGGAAATATTTATCTCATAGTACAGCTATGTCTAAAAAAGTAGCCGGTGTGTCTGGAAATATTGTATATACAAATGATGATATTATGGTGGTTGTATTTGATAATAAACCAGATCTTAAAATAGAAGTATTTGAAATACCAACTGTAATGTCTACTGCTTTTAGTTTTGGAAGTAAACTTAGATATAAAAGAGATCCAGGAGAATTTGAAAAAGGGGATTTACTTTTCGAATATGATAATTTCATCGAAAATACCCCCTGCTACGGATATAATGTGAATGTTGCTTTCATGCCTTGGATGGGATTTAACTATGAAGATGCCGTGGTTATCAGTGAAAGTCTAAGTCATCTTTGTCGCTCTCTAAAGAAAGAAACGATAACAATTCCTATATATAGTCATACATTATTAAAAAGTCTATATAAAGATAGTAAATACCAATTCATACCTGAAGTTGGGCAAGAGATAAATAAACGAATATTATCAACTGAATACATTCCAAGAAGTTCAAATAAAAAACAAGTTCTTCAATCATTAAACTTAGTAGATTTCAGTTTGATTGGAGATAATGACTTCCAGTTTAATAGTCAACACATACTATCAAAATTAAACAATGCAAAAATATCTAGAATTAAGGCACATAGAATTAATCCCAATATAAAAGCATTAGATCCAAATCTACAAACAATAGTAGATATGTTATGTTCTGAATATAAAATCAATAATGCACAGATATACCAGGATGTTGCTTCATTACTTGGAAAAGATTATGCTAAGAAACTAATCAGTAACCATTATATAATGTTGAAACCATCTATAAAGACAAATGATTTAATTGCAGTATTGGAGATTGATTTAATCAAAGATAGTGCAACTGAAGTAGGAGATAAATTCGCTAATCGCTTTGCAAATAAAGGTGTTGTATCTTTAATAATACCAGATGAGTTACGACCATTGGATAATTCTGGTAACCCCATTGATATGATACTTAGTCCGCTCTCAGTATTCAGTAGAATGAACTTAGGACAACTACTAGAAGGTCTCATAGGAAAAGCAATACGAAAGGCAGAAGAACAAATTAAGAATGGCGATGTTTTCGCCCCTCTTGAAAATATTGCTAAATTATCAGACGCTATTGGTACGACTAAATATAGTATTGAAATAAGAGAATTACTAGAAACTGTTAAAACCAATCAACAACTATTAGATAAATTTATTAGATCTGTAGAGATTGGTGGGTTATACTTTGAAGTACCAGGATTTACTAATTTTGATACTAAAGAAATTTACGATACTGTTAAAGAGTTGTTTGATGTTACTCCTAATGATAATATAACAGCATCCAAAGAACTTCTTACATATATGAGAACAAAATTACAATTAGAAAATGATATTGCATTACCAACTAAAGATGTAATATATAAAGATATTTTCAATGCTCCAATATATACACTTAAACTTATGCAGTTATCAGAAAGTAAGTTAAATGCTAGAGACTGGGGAGAATATAGTGCTAGTAGCAAAACCCCTACTATTAAAGGTAAAAGTAGTATTGGTAAAGCATCTAGAATTGGCAATATGGAATTCGACGCACTACTTGGTCATGATGCTATACAAGCAGTTAAAGAGATTAGAACTGTAAAGTCTGATGCGTTACATCTGAAATCAGACTTAGTTAATCAAATGCTTAATACTGGAACCTATAATTTACCAAATGATAAATCTAAATCATATACCAAAACCATCATTGATAGTTTAATGGTATTTATAAACGAAAACTAATAAGTGGGAGGAGTGTAAAAACTCCTCTCCCTTTTATTTCTTTTTATATATAGATATAATATGATTTAATACTAAAGGAGATGATGATGTTATTTGAACTAGAAAGATCTATTGCTCGAGATTTAAAAGAAAATCCGGATGATTGGGTATTTGATAATGAAGAAACTGGTGAAGGTGGATGTATAGATATTCAATATAGGCCACATTCAATATATAATAAAAATAAAGATATGTATGTATGGATATGTAACGGATTCTTTTTTTACTGTATATCTGCACTGGGTGGGAAGACAGTGCAAAGATTCTCATTAATTGGAAAACTAATTTTTGCAATAGCTTATTTTAAATGGCAAAGTAAGAGAACTATAACATATAAATATCTTATAAAATTATATAAAAACCACTATGCTGTAAGTAAAGATGATCTATTAACTAGATTTAAATAGGGGTTGATATAATGTCTACTCGATTACGACAAGAACTTATAACTCAAATTGAAAGATTCAAAGAACATAATAATACAAATTATTACGGTAGTGGACCCGCTTATTTTGATCTTATATCTAAACCTAAAAAAAATATTTTTATTAATATAAGTAGACGGGCTGAAAATATAAATATTAATGGAATATATTACAATACGTATGTTGACATTCTTTATACTATTGTGTTTTGTAGTAGCCGCAAAACAAAAATATTTGAAACTAAAGACTTTAATAAATTATGTAATAAGCTAGCCCGTCATAAATTAACAACCCTTGTTACTGATGATTTTAGACGGCAATCAAATCGAATTGAAGCTGAAATCATATATAATAAACTAAAAGAGGTGTAATGAATAAAGAACAGCTGCAGGAGGCTATTAAATATCATAATAGATTATACTGGGAAGATAACAACCCAGAAATAACAGATATTGAATATGATTCCTTAATAAACCAATTAAAAAGTATCGATCCAACTAATTATTTAGTAGTAGATGTTGATGGACCTATTGCGGTAGGAGACACTATTAAACACCCTAAAATGATGCTATCTCTTGATAAAGCATTTAGTCTAGAAGAGATACTTAAATGGGGGAGTAAAATTATTAGGTCTCCAAAAGAAAAATTTAGTCTTTCTCCAAAGTTCGATGGTATTGCTAGTACATATTATCATAAGAAACAATTATTAGTCACTAGAGGTAGAGATGGATTACATGGAGAGAATGTAACTCATAAATTACCACTTATTGATCTTGAATCAGATCAAGATGCTGCTTCTACTGATATAATTGGAGAAGTATTAGTAAAAAAATCTGAATTTAAAAATACTAAAGCAACCCGCAAGAGCGGTGAACCATTTAAAACTGAACGGAATATGGCAGCAGGTATAATGACTCCTGCTAGAAAAGATACAGCAGAATTAATTGGTATTGTAAAATTAACAATGGTTGATTATAAGAAGTTTGAAATATCAACGGAATATCAATATTTAGAGAAGAATTGGGAAACTATAGTTGAGCGATTTAAAGACTCTGATTATCCTTTAGATGGGGTAGTTATTCGAGTTACAGATGAACAGTATCATGAATCTCTTGGAGTCACATCCCATCATCCTCGAGGATCGATTGCTTTTAAATTTAATGATAATAGTAAACGTACTATTGTTAGAGATATTAAATGGCAAGTTGGACGAACTAGAAAACTAACACCTGTAGCCGTTATAGATCCTATTGTTGTTAATGGAGTTACTATTGAAAGTCCAACTTTACATAATGCTAAACGAGTCATCGACTTTAATCTCCATATTGGAGATATTGCATATGTATCAAGACATGGTGATGTTATTCCACATGTTGATAGTATAGAACCGGGAGATAATAGGGTTCCAATTAAGATTGATAATTGTCCTAACTGCGATGGCGCTTTAGACTATCAAGAGCCAGAATTATACTGCTTGAATTTAGATTGTGGTGGCTCTCTCGTACGACAACTAGTACATGCAGTAAAGACAGTTTCTATAGAAGAACTAGGCGAACCTACAATTCAGAAGATGGTAGATGACTTAGAAGTTAAATCATTAGCAGATATACTATCATTAGAATATGAGGATATATTAACCCTTGACGGCTTTGCTGAGACATCTGCCAATACATTATATGATAATATTCAGTTAGTTATTAAGAAAGTGGAAGATTGGAAGATTTTGGCAAGTTTAAATATTAAAGGTATAGGTAAGACTTTAGCTAAACAATTATTCTCTAAAATGACGTTTAGTGAATTGACAAATTTATCTCTTGAAGAATTAGAAATGCAACCAAACTTTAGTTTTGAAAGAAGTTATACCTTAATTAAAGGGTTAGAAGAAAATTCTGAACTAATCGGTGAACTATATGGATTGATGAGTGTAGTTAATACTAAATTAACAGCAGCCGATACTAGAAAAACTATATGTTTTAGTGGAAGTCTTCCTCAAAAGAAGTCATTCTATAAATCAATCGCCGATACTAAAGGATTGAATGTAGTAGCTAGTGTGACAAGTAAATTAACGTACTTAGTATCATCTGGTGAACAAACCTCTAAATTGGATAAAGCTCAGAAGAGAGGCATTCCAATTCTAACAATTGAAGAATTTCTAGAATTGTAATGAATATAATACATGAATATAAAGAAAGTATTAGATCATATATAACTAATATAACTAAAGATGGTGGCTATTGTGGTGGAATGGAATCATATGTGATTGTCTATATTAAAAATAATAAAGATGAAATTATATATGAAACAGATGGGTCAACACTTAAAGAAGCTTATCAAAAAGCACTAAACTTATACGGTTTGCCTCCTAAAATTAAACATAAATTACAAAAACTTATTTTAAATATTATTTAATAATGCAAACCGAAAACTTTTAAGCATGGCTTAACCGCCATGTTTTATTTATTAAGGAAATAACAAATGGCAGCAGCAACACCGCCAAATAATTATAGTATAGAGTTAAAAATGTTACTCAATGGACAAGAAATGGTAACGAAGGATGTTAATACTTTTTATGTATATCGGACTCCATTGGTTAAATATGCCAGTTTCGCTACTGTAACTTTGCCGTTACCTACTGGTAATTTCTTAAATATAAGCGATACATTAAAAAAAGGCGAAGACTTACAGTTAACATTAACAATAACATTACTAAATAAATTAAAAGATGGCCTCGATACTCGGGAACGTAAAGATGATAAATTAATAACTAGAAAAACATATAAGATATTATATATTGAATCAAGGGAAAAGGTAGGTGCAGAAAATCAATTAATGAATTGTACTATGTATTTAACTAATCCTGTATTGTTCTATTTATCCACTGTTAATAGTTTTAATAAGATAATCGAAAATTCTAATTCATTAGATGCCCTAAAAGAATTTGAAGGATTTATGAGTCAGTATGGAGATATTAGTTTTGATCATAAGATTGGAGTATCTACCTTTAATACTAAAATACACGAACAGATAATGGTTAGATCTAAGAATGATCTCACCATTCCTACCCTTCTCCAATCCAACTTTAAGGTTATCGATCACTTTGCTTATTACTTCTGGGATGACTTTAGAATAACAGATGATAATAGTTCTGATATTTGTGGAATCTTTATTTCATTTAATAATTTACCAGAATTTAATAAAGCTAATGTATTTTCAGATGGTGTTGCTGATTTTCAAATGGGGTCCAAAGAAGTCGGTATTACTCCAATTCAAGATGTTTTTGATTCATTGCTTGAAAATGATGCAACTATGATCGCTACTAATTATGAAACATTCTTTAAAAAATATAAAGGTAATGATCCATCAGTTCCTAAAACTAAATCAAAAGTAACACCATCTTCTATAAATGAAGATAGAAAAATTAATGCTGTTGAAGCCACTCACTCATCAGTTACCGTGCCCACAACTAAACAATTTTCTATTTATTCCTCAGACCCTACTGGTCTTCATAAATCTGATAATGCTATGACTAGGTTTTCAAATATGTCTAAATTTGTAAGAGAAGAAGTTCAGGATGTGTATGATTTTCAGAATGATGATTGTCACCCTGATTATTTACAATTCGATAGAATATATGCCTTTGACTTACATGTTCCTTTTGATTTAAAATATATTCCGATTAGTATAGTTAATATCTTTTCAAAAGAGAACCCAAGAGAGACTATTATGAAACATTCAGCTAAATGGCAATGTTTAAGATTTAATTTATAGTTTATTTGATATAGATATAATAGAGTTTAACGGCAATATTGGGAGATAATCGATGCTAACCAGATCTGAAATATATAAAATAGTATGTTTGATACCAAGTGAAGAGTGGCAGGAATTCATTAAGACTGTGCATTATAAGTATGATATATCAGATGACTATACTACTTGGTCTCAAACTCTTGCAGAGAGTCCAGATATCAAGGATATTAGTACTGCTCTATTAAAGCTAAAACTAAGATATTCATAATAGGTTGGAGATAAGTCAATGACTGCTGAAGATGTTTTTGATGTACTAAAAATTGTTAAATCTGAAAGGTGGGCGGAATTTACTGATTATATTGTAGATAATTATGAAGTTGATAGAGATAGCACTACTTGGATAGAGGCGTTATCAAAAAGTCCAGATCATGAATTAATTCATAAAGAGTTATTGCGTTTAAAATTAGAAGTATGTTAATGACTGAATTAGAAATTGCTAATCTAATTATAAATTTACCAATTACAGATACAAATTATGAAGAATGGCATGATTATATATGTGGATTGTTTAAAATTTATAATATTCAAGGCACTGGGGCTTATAGTTTTGAAATTTATAAATCTATTCATAAAGAAAAACTAATTAGGGATATAAACAGATGGAAACTTCTACACTCATGAAACACGAATCGTTTGAACCTCAAAACGCTGAAGAACAGGTAAGGATGTTCAGAATTATTGCTACACGATTAATTGAAACCGATGAACGATTTAAAGACTCTAAAATTTTCATAGAAAAGGTTAATGATGAGAACTATGTTTTCGGATTCACTGTTAAAAATGATAATATACTTGATTTGGTTCTTAATGATTTCTTTGATGAAATGTTTGAAGAAAAAGGTCCATTTCACGATGCTGAGTTTATATTCTCTGGGGACCTCGATGCTGCCCCAGACTATATTGAAAAAAAGAATAGCTATAGTTTTGCCATGAGAACCCTCTGGTAGAAATATAAAGAAAAAGTAATTAGTGATATATTAAGATGGAAACTTCTACACTCATGAATCATATGTCGGAAAAGAAACTTGAAAAATTAATAATGACAATTCCAAGTGGTAGGGATTGGCATTCATATATCTTCGAACTATTCAAACAATATAATATTACATATACTAAACCACCATACAGTGAACTAATCTGGAACTCTCATCATCGTGAATCAATTATTAAGGATATACTAAGATGGAAACTCCTGCACTCGTAACTCTTCAAGAATTCAAAAATATGTTCTATAAACATGCTAGTGCTGTTCATAATTGGACTCCTAAATATAAATATGATGATGAACTGCATATGGCAGTCGCAACTTATATAATGGATGGTAGAGATAGAAGTACTTCATTATATAATAGCAGTAAAAAAGATTTGTTTATTCAAGATATGTTAAAAGTTAAATTAGAGAGGATTTAATGGATATATCATCTGAAGAAATTAAAGATTTAATAGATGATATATCTTTTCCTAAATGGTATAGGTTTATCTCAGATGCTCATATTATCTATGATGTTGAATGGAATGGCCATTCATGGAGTAGTTCATTTATGGAAAGTAAGGATTTTAAACTTATTATTAATGAACTAATGCGTATAAGATTATCGGAGATATAATGTATGTTTCAGACGAAGAAATGATAGATCTAATAATGGATATTGATGAAGATGATTGGCGATTTTTTCTTCCTCGTATTAGTGATGAGTATAATATAATATTTAACAATAAGAACTGGAGTAGTTCATTTAGGGAAAATAAAAATTTTAAATATATTGTTAATGAATTAAGACGAATGAGGTTATTGAGATCATGACCACTCCAAGTCGAAAAGATTGGGAACAATTATGCGATTCTTTTTATAAGAGAGCTAGTCATCTTAATAGGATAAATAAAGGCACCAGTCATTGGAATATATTTTGGAAAAATATGGCTATTTATTATAATATTACTCGCCCATATTCAATTAATAGTGTACCAGATTCTCCAATATTTAAAAAGATATATAATCATATGTTAAAGGCTAAGTTGGAGTTAGAGTAGTGAATATAAGTGATCAAGAGATTAATAAATTGATACATAATATTTCTAGCGCATTGTGGGATTTCTCGTTTGATGGAGATGGTGATAAAAAATGGTTGGAGGTTTTAGAATATATTCAATGGGAATATGGAGTAACTTTTATGGTTGATAGATATCTTATTGATGATTTTAAAGCTTCTGGTAATATGAAACAAATAATTCAGTATTTAAATAAAAAGAAATTGGAATTGTTATGACATATGATGAAATTAGAAAATTAGGATTGGATATATGTCAGAATTTTAAAGGAGATACCGAACTTAAAGATTTTGATTTGTATCTACAAACGAAATATGGTATATGGGACTATGAATTATTCTTTCCAGCTGATCAGATATATGATCACTGTGAAGTATCTAAAATAGTTAATGATATGTTGAAATTTAAATTGAGTTTATTATGACATTTAATGAATTTATGCTTCAAATTAGTGTTATTCGAAAATCAACACACTATCTTAATTGGTGTAGGTTCGTAAAAAATCTAGAAACTGATTATCCAAAAATCAGATTCTCATTATATGGAGATGAAAGATGGGTCGAATTATATGGTTCCCCTCAATTTAAAGAAGTATATAATAAAATAGTGAAGTTTAAATTGAGCCTATCTTGACTAACTTAGATATTGAAAATTTAATAAGAACTATCTATGAAAATTTTAAAGGTGGTTCGGGGCTACAAGATCTTGAAACCTATTTAAACAATGTTTATGGTATTTGGGATGATAATATATATTTTCCAATAGAACAAATATGTAGCCATACAGAAAAAAATAAGATAATCAAGGATTTATTAAAATTTAGATTAGGGCAATTATGAATATTTCAATAAAAGAGCTTGATAAATTAATATTTTGGATTTTAAATCGAGTTACTATTTCAATAGAGGTTTTGGATGAATTAGATGAAGAACTTAGAAGGGATTATAATATCTGGTCTGATTATGATTATTTACCAACAGATCAGATAATACAGAACCCAAAAAAAGAACAAGTGATTCAGAGGTTACTTCAATTTAAACTATTATACTCATAACTGGAATTAATATGACGCCTAAAGAATTTTTTGAGTTTCGAATTAGTATATATGATTCTTTTGAATATGGAGATAGAAAATGGCATATATTTAAAAGTAAGTTGTTTAAGAAGTTAAACTTAAAAGAACCGGATAATTCAGATGATTGGGATAATCTAATATTAACACCATATTTTGATTATATAATTAAAGAATTCTTAAGATTTAAATTGGAAAATGCATGAACTATCAAGATCTTCTTGATCTATATGGGGATATAAATGCTGGATTATCACCTGGTGAATCTTATATATTCTGGTCTAATTTAGCACGAAAATATAATCTATACTCACCATCTATTTATATAATACTTGAAAGCATGGATAAAGATAAAATAGTTAAAGATTTATTAAGACAGAAATTGTTATTATTATGAAGAGCTTAAAACTAAAATACAGTTAAACTTAGACCTATTATTAATTTAATAGGTTTTATTTTCAGGAGTAGTTATGATTAATCAAATAGTCAAAATAGTAAATGCAAGTAGTAATGAATTACCTCAATATTCAAAAATTGGAGATAGTGGCATTGATGTACGAGCAAATTTACCAAATGGACCAGTTCAGATTATATCAGGAGAACGATTATTAATTGATACTGGCCTAAGTGTAGCTATTCCAGAAGGCTATGAGATCCAGGTCCGTCCTCGTAGTGGATTAGCATATAAAGAAGGTATCACAGTTCTTAATACCCCAGGTACCATTGATTCTAATTACAGAGGTAATATTGGAGTTATTTTAATGAATCATAATAATAATATTGAACCTTTTGTGGTTAAGCATGGAGATCGGATTGCACAATTAGTATTAACTCCAGTTAACGGTATTATATGGAATATAGTTAAATCATTAGAAGATACTAATCGAGGCGAAGATGGTTTTGGATCAACAGGAGTAAAATAATGCATATAAATAGTTACATTTCAGAAATATCTAAGTCAATTGAACAGGCAAAATATGTCCATTTGTCTAAAGTTGTTTATAATGAATGGAATAGAGTAACTCAGAAGTCAGATGGACCTGAACGATCTAAGTTTTTAGAAGATTGTGAAATAGATGTATATAGTTTTCCTCAGACTTGGGGAAGTACCGCTCTTGGATTTGGTGGCCTTGGTGGTTCTGCTATGACGAATGCAGTAACCGTCGTTATAACTAGCCATATGAGTAGTGAAGCTGTCGTTTACTTTGGTGGGCGATTTGCATATAAGATTGAAAAATATAATTCAAAATTCATACAAGATATCTCAAACCATAGGATGGCAAGTAGGCAGGATCATAATGCATATGAGGCTGAATAAATGGCTATTAGCCATTATTTAAAATATAGAGTCAATTTAAAAGGTATTCATGAGTTACTTCATAGTAAATATAAAAAAGTAAATATATTTATAGACATGCCAAGTATCGCCCGCGGATTTTATAATCAGAATGTGATGTTAATGGAGATTGATAATTATGTCACAAATAAGGCAATGCCTGTATTATTCCTTAATGAACTTAAAGAATTTCTAAATAGTCTGTATACATCTTTTAAATATTACGACCCTCGTTTTATTATTCATTTTGATAATGGTGTAAATAAACAAAATAGTACAGTACTAAAAGGTTATAAAGAAGGACGCCAATCTTCAGGATATCATATTCTTGAAGATGAGCAAATGCAACTGTTTAAAACTATTAAAAGTTATTATTATCAAGAAGTAGAAAATAAATTCATTAAACCAAACCTATCAACAGTTATATATTTAAAAGATTACGAAGCTGATTTAGTTCCACATTATTGTATTTCTAATAACTATATGAATTCACAAAATGAAGATACATTGAATGTTGTATTGAGTGTAGATAAAGATTTACTCCAATGTTGTAAATTTAATAACACAATACAAGCAGTATCTGTATATAAGAAAAGTGAAGGTAGAATTGATATGCAAATATATGATAATAGGAATGCTCTTATGTTTATGCATAAAGGATTTAAACCTGGAATAGTAACAGCATCCCATGTTCCATTGGTACTTGCATTAGCTGGAGATAAAGCTGATGGAATTAAAGGATTAAAAGGAGTAGGCAATGCAAAGGCAATCGCTCTAATAATGAAGCATCGACTACCAGCTGAATATCCAAGAGAACTACCATCAGAACTTTCCCCTTACTTAAAACAAATACAACAAAACTATAAAGTAACAGACTTTGGAATGCAGGCTAGTCGTATCGATATGGTTACTACTAATACCGTTGATGATAAATTGAAAGTATTAAGAGTTTAAGTTTTCATCTATAATATATAGATATAATAAAGTCCAAAGAGCAGTTTTCTTTTTCTAAAAAGTAATGGGAGTAATAACATATGTTTACAATTTCTTCAAATGGAAATAAAAATACTATGATATATTGCAATAAGGAAATGTCAGATTCTACTTTAGTTCCAATATTAAATCATATTGGAATCGATGTATCAAAACAAAAAGTAGTCACTGTGGATCCTGTTACTTATATGATTTGTAATAGTGAAGGTTTTAATGTTTACATTGAGAATGGAGATTAAATGAATATACCAGAAAATAACCAAGAAGATATTAAAGAAGCTATAGGTGAAGTTCTTGAAGGGGATATTATCGATGATAATATTCCACCACCGCCACCTCAACCGGAAATGTCTCCGGAACAGTTAGTATTGCAACAGTCTATGATGAATGATATCAAGACTGGTGGAACTACTACAATTCCGGATGGTATGAATGCACAAGATTTTGTGAATAGTATGCAGGCTGGTGGAAGCGGTGCCTCTGATCCTCGAATGGCTGCGATGGTTGAGAAGATGAAACAAAAAGAAGCTATTCGGACGATGGAAAAACAAAAACAAAAAACAAAAAATCGAGCTGCTGCTAAAGTAGCAAAAGCCTCACGTAAGGCTAATCGATAAATCTATATTGTTTGAGGCCAGTCACATCTCTTGTGGTTGGTCTCAAATTTTTATTGCCTAGTGTGAACCAAAAATATATAGATATAATATTTTAGGAATAGTTTTTATATTTTTCGAAATTTCAAAATTGATAAGGAACACTAATGAATCATTCAGAAGTTAATAGTAATATCAGAGAAGTAGTTGCGGACTTATTAAGTAGGGGTCATAAAAAGACTAATATCGGAAAATCCTTATTAGGACCATCTGGATATACTCAGTTACTGAAATTTTTAGATGAAGATATGACAACCCGTTCTGATTTTGGTATTAAACCACTACAGAAAATTGCTAATTTATTAGACTGTGAAGTTCAAATTGTATTTGTAGATAAAGAATTTCAAGATGGTGATATATTAAAGAACCAAAATCATAAATTTATAAACGAACTAAAAGATGGTATTGCTAATTTCTTATCAGAAAATACAAGTGGCCCATCTATTCATCAAGAAAATATTAAGCGTAGAACTAAGCTGGATGATATTATTGATGAGGTGTTAGAAGAAGAGGTATAGTAAAAATATATGGCATATTATCAAAATTATAATAGTTTAGTGAAGCATTGTAAAGATGCTCTTGGCGCTCCTGTGAACTCGATTGAGTTGACAGATGATGAAATAGCAGATAAAATTAGAGATAGTGTTTTACCTGAATTTAGTCAATATGTACCATTTAACAGCTATGTAAAAATAGCTCAAAATGATAAAGTTGATAATCCAGACACTATTAATACTGAAACTTATATTATTCCAAATGAAAATGAAGACCATATTAATTCAATATCAGAAGCCTATTATGCATCTCAAGGAATAAATTCAAGTATTATATCTTACTATGCTGACCCAAGAGACACTGTGATGGCGAACACATACTCTGATATGATTAGTAGCTTGCAGGAAGTGCAGAATTATGAATTTATTCAACCAGATAAAGTAATGTTTGGTACCCCTTTAGATGGGAATGCTGTCATACTTAAATTGAATATAATTCCTCAAAGATTAGACCAAGTGCCTAGTGATTTATATATTAAATTACTTAAACCTATGGCTGAAAAATCTATTCTTGAAGTTATATTAAACAGAAGAACTAAGTTTCAAAATCTATCTACTCCATTTGGAGAAGTAGCTTTGGATGTCGATACTCTTAGAATGAGAATTGATGTCTTAAAGCAAGAGATTAATGAGAAGTTGGATTGGTTACCAACCAAGCATTTAATAGAGTTTTTATAATTTAAAATAGAAGACAGCGATTAATTACCGTTGATAGTAGCTCCTACCTATTATCTTATTCTTAATTATTAAATTGATATTGGGACTATATTAAATGAAAGTATTAAACTGAAATATCAAAATGACAATCGTTGAATATTAGAATCAATTCTCTACTCATAAATTTAAGAAAGGAAGTAAACTATGTCTTTTAATTCTAGGGGGGCATTAACCAACGAGTATGCCTTTTCATTACCCAGTTCTAGTCTTCTTATGGTGCAGCTTATGCACGAAGCCCCCCAAGTTACTAATACTAAATATGTAAATCAAAAATCCGAGCGCTTTATCTTCGTCAATATAGTGCCGGGGGTGGGAGGACGAGAAAATAGAACTTTTGATTGGAAATCGCAACTATCTATTAAATATTCAATTACGGAATTATCTGGACTCTCTTTTGTATTAAAACATACTGCATCTGGAAATAGTAGGAATGTTCTTCCATATAGTAAATATGCTAGAAGTGATAAAGCTGCAAAGATGGTTACTGTAACCGAAGCAGCAGCTGATCCAAATAAGGCATTTGAACCTAGAAAAATATTCTTTACTATGCAAGAAAAAAATAGTGGGGCAAAGCATACTATTGCTATGACTCCAGATCAGGCATATGGATTAGCGGTTCAAATGGAAAAGATGTCAGAGAAAGCTATGGAATTAGAAGCTGAGAGACAAATAACAGCTCCTAGACAAGCCCCAGAGCAAAATGGGCAGGCATTTGAGCCTCATCAACAGCAAAATAATCAACCACAATTTCAAACTAGACAGTCTGCGAATCCACCACAACAGCAACAGCCACAAGTAAATCACCAACAACAGCATAATAATGCCGTTCAAAGTTTTGACGCAATGCTTAACAATAACTTTCAATCATAAAGGAATACTTATAATGACAACTCCAACTCCAACTTTAAATCTAGAAACAATTCTTTCAGACTTAATCAAAAACTTCGTAGATAAACCTGAATCAATCCAAATTAATACCGAAGAAGGTGAAAATACGGTATCTCTTAATATTATTTCAGATCCAAGTGATGCTGGAAAAATTATTGGTAAAGGTGGAAAGACAATTGATTCACTTCGCCAAATTGCCAGAGTTATTGGTTATAGATTAGATAAGCGTGTTATTCTACATGTTGTTGACTAAATAAAATAAGCACCCAAGGGACGGAGTAAAATCCGTCCTTTTTATATTTCCAACTAAAATAAAAGAGTACCAATGTTAAAAAATAATTACATCCATACTGGTTCCCCTAACCTCAACCAGGCTTTTACTCAAAATGTTTTCAATATTACTGGTACTTCATTAATTAGTTTAATTAGTGCTTTAAATAGTAATAGTTTTGGGTATGATACATTATTTAGATTTGATCAAAATATTAGAAAATTTAATGATCAATATTTAGGAACATCTATTAAGTTTAGAGACTCTGGTGGTTATTCCATTATTGTTGGAGATGTAAATCCTAATGATATTGGTAAATTTATTAATTGTTATGTTAAACATTTACAAGACAGTAGTGATACTTTTGATTATGTCTTTAGTTTGGATATTCCATTTTTTATTGGACAAGATAATTACAATACTGTTGAATATATTGAACGGCAAAATCGGGAATCATTATCCAGAACTATTGAAGCAATACAAGATAATCCAGAATTAAAAGATAAGATGTTATTTGTTCATCAGTTTAAAATGCATAATCAACATGCTATATGGCAGCGATTATATAAAGAGTTAGAGATCCCCAAATATTTTAATCATCAGGCAATTGGGGGGATGGTGGGTTTGATTGGGTTTACAAAGATTAATTTCGCACCTTTCCTAGGTCCAATTTTTATGACATTATATAATTATATTAACAATGATGAACGGCCAGATACTATGTATGTGCATTTATTGGGTGTGTATCATGGATTTAGTAGATTTATGATATTCTTTATTCAGAAATTATTCAATCATTATATATCTGAAGGAAAGTATGGGAAAGAATGTTATATTAGTTATGATACTATTAATTATTTCTTAAGTGCCCAATATAAAGCTAGAGATGGTGCGCTATACTTCAATTATGAAAATCAAGAGATGGAGGCACATACCAAAGTATCAAGTATACCTCGACATGTTCTTGAAGATGTTTATCAAAGTGATAATGAATTACAAATTGTTGATGAAAATATAACGGCAATTCAGAATGGTAATAAGTTAACAGATGTTAACTATGCAGTTCCTATGTATATTAAATCTCAGTTAAATTTAGATGATTTTTATAGTGATATTATAGATAAATTTAAAATGGTTGAAATATTTACAGATGCACCAAATATACGCAATCTAAGAAATAAATTTAATCCAATATTAACAGGGCTTAAAGGAAAATATAGCTTTATAACTAGTTCATTTGCAAATCAAGTAATGGATAGTATTTTAATATCTTATCAATTTCATCATTGGTATATGAAAGATAAGACAGAAGCAAAACTAGAAGATTTACTTACTAGATTTAATAATAAGATTAATTTTCCGGTTGACTTGACATGAGAAAGCCAGATGTAAACTATGGATATAGAATCGGTGTATTAGATGATAAAAATTGTTTATTATATGGTACTACTGAAGATTTAAAAATTACAAAAGAAATGGCTCAGACTCGGCTATTTAAAAATTATAAATTTGAAAATTTTTTATATATAGATTGTACTAAATATGAAATAGAAGATAATTTTAAAATTAGCCCGGGAAAATATACTAAAATAAGTAAACAATTCGCAATTCCAGATTCCTCTATAATTGTTGAATTATATTCGGAATTACATATACCAACTAATATAGATTTAAATACATTTGAATCATATTTCGAATCTAGAATTCAAACACTATGGAACACATATTCAAGTTTAAAGAAATTAGATATTGAGAAATGGAAAAAAGTATGTGCACATTTCTTTATCTATGAGAATAAATACACATATTTTAAACTAACTCCTTCATCTGTAAAAAGATTATATACTCTGCTTAATACATTTAAAGAAAACAATAACCCAAATCATAAAGATATATCTGAAAAAACTACTGAATTACATAATTTATTATTAAATATACAATCTAAAATACCAAATATAGTTAAAGATGATAATCCATGGGTATTAAGTGATAATAAAAATATCCCAGCGCCGATATATTATAATATGACATTAGATGGGGTTTTTTCACAGTTACCAATAAGTTTAAAAATAGTAGTGGGCAAATTACCCCATTAAAAGCATATTACAGAGTTGGTGACATTCGTAAATATATAGAACCTAAACAAATGATTAATACTACACAATTTGTTTCGTTTCTTATTAATCAGAATTTATATACGAAAGTTATTAATAGACTAACAAAGGAATTATTGAAAATTACATGATTTATCCCCACTTAGGGCTTTTTTGTTTAATAGAAAAGCAAAAAGTAAAAGTGTTCTATTCGATTCCAGGATTTCACACTTCGTTATCAGATATCAAGAAGATAACGAAGTGTGAGGATCTCACTGAATATTCGACTAGTGATTTAAATGTGTTAATACCCAAGTATATGACCTTTAAATTAACAAATAAACAGCTAAATATTAATTATAGTTTTTATATTAAAAACTCAAATGTATTAATTAAATTTGATAAAGTATTTAGCATTAGCAAACTAAAATTCGGAGAAGCCGAATCTTTTATTTCTAAACAGATTTCAAATCTAAAAAAAATTAGAAAACAATTAAATGCTATTTCAAACTGGTTAGATATTATTAAATTCATTTCAAATAAAGATAATGATATATATACTATATTTGATTTATCATATAATAGAATGCCTCATTTCTTAAAATTCATAGATAATTGTCATATTAATAAATTTAAAAAATATTATGATATTGATAGTAATGAATGTTCTGATGAGTTTAAAAAAGAGTCTGAAGAATGTGTTACTCTTATATATAAATTAATGGATCGTATTATGGAGTCAACTGAAATATCTTTTAGTGGTTATGGGGGTATTGCTTTTTATATAGAAAAAACTCGGAATAACGGAATAATACGTTCTCATTTTAAAAAGGCATGGGCAACAGCTGAAGATGCCTCTTTTGGATATAAGCCTATTAGCCAATCTACTGAAGAATTTACACATGAATATAACTTACCCAGAGAAATATATAAATATCTAGCTTATTATAAAATGATAGGAAGTTTAGATAAATTTAAACATAAACTACAACAGGAAATCTTAAAACTAATATGAACTATGTATCATGTCCAGGATGTAAGAGTTTCTTTACCAGAGAACAAAACCATATGGAAGGTGGGCTCTGTATTGTATGTGGAGATAAACCTAAGCCAATTCCATTATATGAAGCAGATGAAATTATGAGAAATAGATATTATAAATGTCGTAATTGTAATAGTTATTTTGATTTTCATAATAGACACATACGACAAGATAGATGTCCAATTGATAGTCATAAAATGTCAGTAGTATCCAGAATTGATGGATATTAAAAAATGTCTCCCATATTATCCCAAGAAGAGGTAATTTATAGATGTAAACAAGTTCATGGTGATAAATATGATTATAGTAAAGTAGTTTATAAAGGTAGCCATAAAAAACTAATAATTATATGTAGAATACATGGAGAGTTTCAACAAACATATAATAAACACTTCTATAGCAAAACTGGTTGTTACTATTGTGGGAAAGAAAAATCTTCTAAATATCGTACCCTATCACAAGATGTTGCAATAGCACAATGTAAAGATATTCATGGTGATAAATATGATTATAGTAAATCAATTTATAAAGATTCTGCTTATCGGAAAATAATTATAATATGTAAAATACATGGAGAGTTCACACAAACACATGCTAGCCATATTAAAGGTTCTGGTTGCCCATTATGCGCAAAAAATCAACATGGAAAAATATTAATATTGACTCAAGAAGAAGTAATTAAACGATGTATTAATACACATGGTAATAAATATGATTATAGTAAATCAGTTTATAAAGATTCGCATACAAAAATGAGTATTGGATGTTTAATTAATCCAGAACATGGGGTATTTAAGCAAACATATGCTAATCATATACCTAATGGAGGGTGTCCTAAATGTGGTTACGAAAAGACCAGAAGTGCTTTAGCTTTATCTCAGAAAGATGTGATCTACAGATGTCGACAAGTTCATGGTGATAAATATGACTATAGTAATGTTAAATATATTAATGCTCATACGAAAATAAAAATTCAATGTTTAGTTAATTTAAACCATGGCAATTTTTATCAAACATATGCCAGTCATATTAATGGTGCTGGTTGTCCTATATGTGGAACAGAAAATAATCCAGGGGTATATACTTATTCATTATTAGAAAATAACCTAGAACTAAAAAATAAACCGGCTATTTACTATATGTTTTTACTTAGTAATAAGAATGAGAAATTTATTAAGAAAGGTATTACTATTCAAAATTCATCTAAAAATAGAAGTTATTCTATTCCATATACAGTAGAAATTTTAAAAGAAGAGTATATGAGTCTATATGACGCATTTTGTAAAGAGCAAGAGGAAAAAGAAAAATATAAACATTTAAAATATGAACCTATTATTCATTTTGGTGGGCATACTGAATGTTTTACATTAGAAATATTACAACAGTAAATAGGACTTAATTATGCAGTTACAATTATTAGATGTAAATCGTTTTATTGATAATAAAGGACTACAAGAGGTCACTTCTACAAAGCCTCCTAGTGCCCATGGTTTTGAACTAGGATCATTATGGGATCCTCAAATTTTTGGACAAGTTGGTAGTTTTGATAGACGTAGTAGGTTTGCATATATAAATCTAAAGACTAAATTAATACATCCACAAGCATACTCTATTCTTAAATCTACTTCTGAATCTATTAATAAAATTATGAGTCAGAAAGCGGCATATGTTGTTCAGAATAAAAAATATATTGAAGATGAAACAGGAGAAACTGGATTATCTTTCCTAATTAGAACTCTCAATGATGTAGATATAACTACAATTGCAAAAAAAGATAAGATAGCTGATGCTGAGTTTCTACAAAAAAATAAAAGATTAATTCTTGTTGATAAGTGGGTAGTAATGCCAGCTGGATCTAGAGATATTGATATTAGTAGGAAAAATGCCCAGGCGACAATGTCTGAAGTAAATGAATTCTATAAGCGACTCATATACCTTAGTGGGGAAATCAGTGGTGAAGAAAGCTATGACGCTATTATTATAGATAAACTTCAAAAAACTCTTCAACAAATTATATCATGGGTAAAAGATTCCCTTAAGGGTAAGAAAGGTGTATTTAGATCTAATATGCTAAAGAAAACGTTAGATTACTCTACTCGCCTAGTATTAACATCGTCCCCTGGTGTAAATCTGGGGGAGATTGGTCTTCCTTGGTCTACTCTGGTCTTGATATATGAGCCTATTATATCTCATTATGTGTTTAAAGATGATTCTGATATTTTACCCGATATCAAGAAATCTATGAATAATGAAAATAATATAGACTATCATGACCTTCATAAATTTTTAGAAAGTGTTAATAAAAATCCAGATTTGATTGATATTGACCTTAAAACTAAATTAATTAATATTGTGAATATTATTATTAAAGATGCACAAGTTATTTGTAAACGTGATCCTGCAGCCTCACGGGATAGTTGGTTTGCAGCGAAACCAATCATTACAGATGGTCGGGTAGCGGTTGTTAGTTCACTTGATTTGAAGCCTATTGGAGGTGATTGTGATGGAGACACTTTAGAAATTTTACCTCTATTTACAGAAGAAGCGAAAGAGCAAGCTAAGAAAACTATGAATCCCCAACATTCAAAATCCAAATGGAATAATACTATCAATTCAGGAAGATCTACATATTCTATTAATGATGACGCAGTCTCTACTATTTTTGCAACTACAATGTAATATAGGTTATATATGAAACAGGAAAAGATAGAAGAATTATATGGATTAACTAATAATTCAACTTTTAATTCAAATACTGGGCAAGTTAAATTTGGAAAACTTGATCATGGATTCCAGTCAAGTGGATATACAAATAAAAGTAGTGGGATGACTCGTAATTTAAATCTCGGAAAAATAAAATATTCGAATGCACCATGGCAAGATAATATTGCTATTAATATACTTAAAAAAAGAGATACGTTTGTTGTAATTCCACCTGCCGGAGGAAAAACTGGGCCAGTATTAGATGCCTGGTTAAGTTCTTTTAAAGCATCATTAGGAGGAACTACAAAATTAAATCCAAGTCATAAGGATTTCTTTAGAGTATTATTTTGTGCTCCTACTAAACAATTAGCAGCCCAATTGGCACACCAAGATTTTAAACCTAAACTATTTGAATTAATAACAACAAATCAGGATTTTAAAAATTTAGTTTTAAATACAACAAATATGCACGGCTCTACCGGAAATAATACACCATTAACAGCTAAAGAGCTGCCTGTAATTTATGATTTTATTAGAGATATTTGCGATGATATTGTAGGTAGTGATGATAAAAATAGCCATAAGTTAAGATCCAAAAATTTTGGAAATACCATTAAGCCTATATTATGCTGTACTTATGAATCAACTGCTAGAATATTAGCATCTCATGGTAATATGATCAACTTGGTAGTTATTGATGAAGTACAAAATACAATACCTCTACCAGAGACGACATTAATAAAACCAGAAGATTATAAAAAATATGAAGCATATAATAGAATAATTATGACGGCTAAAAAGTCTGGGGCAACTACTGTATTAATGACTGGATCTATGAATAAAGGAACAGTTGATGAATTAGCAGAATTTTTCGATTCATCATATGGAACTAACTTTTCAAAAAATAAAATTTTTGCTTTTAATACTCCCGGCGATGAAGCGAAGAATAGAGGAGATGTTATAGTCGCTCCTATTGAAAGTATGAAACATAGAGATAGTAAATTAAAAATAATACAGAATATTGTTAATTCTAAACAAAAGAACAGTGCCATGATCTTATTTGGAATGAGAATGTCTTCTACACAAGGAATTTTTCCATTATTAACTGATGTTATTCCAAAACTCCCTCCAAGAGATCCTAAATCATTATTCAGTGATGCTAATATTACTATGTCTGATTTTGAAAAAGATCCACATAATAAACCTATGACATTCGATAGACTTAATAGTATAGAAGATCCAGATACAAATTTCGTTAGCCAAAATAGAATGAACCCTCTTCCTGTTAAAGGTGTAAGACGAAATCCAGCTAAAACAGATATTGAGGAACTATTATACTTTAACTTACAGGGAGTTGAAGGACATGATGGTAAAGAAAGCGACGGAGGAAACTTACTAAGAAGGGCAGATCCGAATAATCTATTATATCAGTCTGTTTTAAGAGGAATTGGTTTTATTGTTGGTGGAATGGCGCAATCACAAAAAGTGGTTATTCAAAAATTATTCAGAAGTGGGAAGATATACTTACTACTAGCAACCGACTCTGTTGGTATTGGTGCTAATTTAACAGTTAAACATTTATATATCCCATCTACTATTAAACCCCCACATTTTACTAAAATAGATACTTCTTCACTTGTTCAATTAGTCAATAGAGCCGGTCGCAAAGCCGATATGCCGGGTACTATTTATGTCCCTCTTGAAGATTATGAACATACTAAAATGATGTTTGATAGTAATCCAGCAGAAAGTGTTGGAAGAGTTTCTGCTATACCAATGGGTTCATTTAAAAAAGCAAGAGTATATATGGGTCTAAGTCGGTTATCTCATATTGCTTGGCAAATATTTTCTAAATAGGTAAATGATATGACATTAACAACATTAGAAGAAGTATATGAAGAATTAAAAAAAGAAGAAGTTACTATTAATTCTATCTATTCCTTTAGCCATCCTAAAAAGACTAAAGGAAAATCAAATAACATGAAGATTGGTAGAATATGGTTTAATATATTATTACCAGATAATTTTCGATTAATAGATGAAGCTGTCAATAAACAAGTATTAGGCGATATTATTTCTGAAATAGGAAAGAAGTATGAGCCAATGGAAGCCTCTAGAGTTGTATCATTAATAAATAAAGAAGCTTTTAAAATGTCTAGTATTAATCCTGTTAGTTTTAGTGCGACAGCTTTTATCTTACCAGAACATATAAAAAAGAAGAAAGAAGAGATTGTATCGAAAGAACTGGATGCAGTTGAATTTAATGTTCAAATATTAAAATTGGTAAATGAATTAATAGATCATATGAAAGATAATGACGAAGGATTATATAAATTCATAATGTCTAAAGCTAGTGGTAAAGCAAGACCTCAAGATATTGCTCTATTATTACTTGCTAAAGGGGCCGCAGTAGATATTGAGAATATCACATCTCCAGTTTCTACAAATAGTGTTACTGATGGATTTACTCTTAAAGAGTTTTATAATAATGCGGCTGAGGCTAGAGGAGCACTATTTATTAGATCTTCTGGTGCCGCCGAACCGGGAGCATTGGCTAGAGATGTAGTATATGCTAATTCAAATACTATGATTGAAGGTGATGACTGTAAGACAAAAAAATATTTAAATGTAGTAGTGACAGCCTCTATTGCTAATACAATTAAAAATAGATATTATATTAATCCCAAAACAAATGCATTAGATACTATTAAAGACCCCTCAAAATTAATTGGAAAAACTATACAACTAAGATCCCCATTATACTGCAAACAAAAAAATAATAACATATGTAAAATATGTTATGGTGAACTTAGTAAAAACATCGATACTAAATACATCGGGGTTCTTACCTCAGCTATTATTAATACTGAAGGATTAGAGGGTTACGCTATGGCTGCCCGACATTCGGCTAGTCGAGTAAGTAAACAAAAGACAGATTTTAATAAAGATATGATACAGTTGGTGTAATTGATTATTATATATAGATATTATAATCTATAGAACCGTCAATAAATAGGAGAACTAATACTTTGCTTAATCCATTTCAAATTGTTTCAGAAGAGAAGAATCCACCTGAAAATGATGGGTTCTTCCACTTCTTATTGGAACATACTGGATATACACCAGAACAAGGCTATCGATTAAAAGATGGTCACCTCACAGATAGTGGGGACTTTAATTGCACAGTTGAACATGTATTACAAAATAATAAAATTCAAATTTATCTATCTTCAGATTCGATTATTAAGATAATTGAAAATGGTTAGATAATACATTCACGGGAGCAGAATTAATGATCGAACAACTATTTCAAATGCCATCTATGGAAAAGCAAGAAAATGGCGATTACACATATCCAACTAAATATACAAATAAACTATTTAAATCTGGGGATACACTTGTATTCTTTAATCTAAATTCAACAACTGAATACCCAATTGGATTATATAATTCTGTTTCTGAAGCAATTAAAAAAGACATACTAGACTCTCAACAAGAAGAATTATCAAGTATCGACGCATCTATTAATACATTAACATCTGATTTTGAAGACGTTGCTTCTGACACAAAAGATTTTAATTCATCAATATCTAAATTAAGAAATGATCTAAGTGTAGTACAGAAAAATCTAGATAGAGTAGAAAGTACTCTTACTCATGTTCAATCGAAAGAAGAAATTCAAGAGGTTATTAGAACTGAAATGGCGGCCGTAAAAGATAATTTTGATAGTGTAATGAAAGAAGCGATTAAGAAAGAAGCTGAAAAACTCTTAGCTGATTCAAAAAAAGTCGATCCTATGACTATTCTAATGATGACGAAGCAAGGAATGGATATGAAAGATGTGATTGATTTAGCTAAGTCTGGGGTATTGTGATATTAGAACAGTTTCAAAATACTTGTCATTTTATAATGATGAATCCACATCCTATTGATAATAATGAAATACATATTCCATTATCGGATAAATATGATTTAAAATTAAGCACTCTATATATGAGAGGTGGAGCTGTCCCGTTTCCTTATATTAGATATTGGAATAGATATAGGAAACTATATCAAGTGTTTAATATTCATGGGTATGTGGATATTTATAATTGGTTAATAGAGAAAGAGTTACTAACTCCATCTCTTACAAATGAGTTAGTAAAATACAAACTGGAGAGGTTATGACTCAGTTTGAATTTCAGGAAGTATGTGATTTTATATTCACAAAGATTAAATATCCAAAACATATGATTATTCCTTTAAATGAAAAACATGCTATATATGTCGATTCTGCACATTCTACTATGTGGGGCACTTATCCAGCTGTTTGTATTAAAGAGATTTTAACCCAAATATGTATAGAAGATACTACTACTGGATGCTATCAGAGTGTTTATGGATATATATTAGATAATGCTGATAAAATAAATGACATATATAATGAGTTGTTAAAAAAGAAATTGGAGTTATCATGAAAACTATTATAGCTGGAAGTCGTACAATTACTAATCTTGGTACTATATATAAAGCAGTAAATGGTGCCGGATGGTTTATTACTGAAGTTGTTAGTGGTATGGCTAAAGGTGTCGATTCTCTTGGTGAGCGATGGGCAAGAGAAAATGGTGTACTTGTACGTCAATTTCCTGCTAATTGGGATCACTATGGTCGGAAAGCAGGGCCAATTAGGAATAGTCAAATGGCGGACTATTCTGATGCTTTAATCGCAGTATGGGATGGTAAAAGTAGAGGTACTAAACATATGATCTATGATGCTAAAAATAAAGGGTTGAAAACATTTGTATATAGAACACTATGACTTTTTTTGAATTCTTTGATACTTGTAAGTATATATTAAATAATATGGATTTAGATGATAATATAGAAATAACACTAAATAAATATCACTCATTTCATTTAAATCCATTATTCGCTCATAGTAATACTGGCCCACTCCCATATATTAAACATTTTAATATAGAAACAGAAGAATATCGTATTATGACTGAATGGTCTACAAAAAATATGCATCAATATATTGGAAAAGATAATAAAAAATTCGATATAGAACTTCTGAGACATAAATTGAGAATAAAATGAAAATCAAAAAAGAACATTTAGTAAATATTTGGTATGAAAATGAAGATGGAGAGAAATGGTTTCAAGACCCAGAAGAGCAAGGATTACCTGATCCGCCTAGAGGATTTTGTTATCAGTTTTCTAGATTTTCTAATATATTAAGAGAATCTTCATTGTATATAGTTCCTAATGAAAAAGTACGTGACTGTATGCATCCTAAAAAAGAAATCAGACCAACTGGTGGATGGGTTGAAGGTTCTGTAGGAAGAGAATGTAAATTATGTGGTGGAACACAAGTAAAAGAATGGCAAGAAGAATGGGAAAGTGAATGGGATTCCGGATCTTGTCATCCCCATATAGGATTCGAATCCTCTTGGTCTTCTGATGCTGTGTTGGCAATAGCTAATAGTGGTGATTATTCATTGGGGGATGCAATCATAATATATGCAACTTCTTGTGAACGATGTATGAATGTTTTATGTCATACTTATAAAGTACCTTCATATAAAGATAAAAATGTAATTGATGGTTATGCTGAAGGTTCTGAAGAATGGTTAAAATGTGGCACTAGTTGTAGGTTTTGTGAGTAAATAATGTTAACGGCGGGATTACTAATATGAGTCAGAAACAATTTTTTCAAAGTTTTGATATAGATATAAATAAGTATCAAAAACGTCTGTTAATTAACTCAGAGGAGAGTAAGATGGAATCAAAAGATATGTGTGACTGTGAAGAAACATGTGCAACTTGTCTTTGCCAAGAAAAACCTAAGCCGGAAAATCCGGTAAAGTATGAAATGGATGGTATTGATACTATTTGTTTCTAAACTAGTCTTAATTGGGGGTGTACTGGTTTCGACAGGGTAGTGAACGATGATTAGGCGACTCGGTATAGTGCTACCGTAACAGGCTAAAACTTTAGGTGCCAATGATGAATTCTACGCACCTGTTGCTCTCGCTGCTTAAACAGTAAAGAGTAAACGGCGCCCGTCCGGGCGTGGCAACAGAAGGTCGTAAGACCAAATACAAGCTGGATAATAGCCGCCAGTTAATCAAAAGGGCATCGTGCATCATGACGGTACATGAGTCGAAGAGGATTGCTAGGTTCTTTAGACTATAATACTAGCAAAATAGTCGTATATCCTGATTAATTAAATAGTTATTCTGGACGCGGGTTCGATTCCCGCCACCTCCACCAAACAACCTTAAAGAGTAAGTAACATTACTCTTTTATTTGACATTATAAAGAGGTTAATAATGTTACAGTCAATTTTAATCATATCTTTATTTATTATTATAGTTGTGATTATTATATATTCTAACAATTTAAAATATTAATTATGTAAACCAAAGGTTACTTAATGTTAAAAACAACGAAGTATTTAGATATAACAGATCATGAAATTGTAGCTAAGAAAAAATGCACCGTCTCTATCAATTTAAAAGAATATGATAAAGAAACGATACTTAATACTAATAAATTTATCAATTTGCCAGGTATTATAGACATTTATTTTCCAGATGAAGATGACGTTATTCATATTATTTTAAATTATGATGTTAATCTAATGAAATCAAAAAATGTAATTGATGAAAAAGATGATATTCATATTAATTATGAAGAAGGTGATATTATCATTCATCAAGAATTTGCAGAGTCTGGATTAGATATGCGAGTATTGATTAAGTTATTACAGGGTCGTATTAAATACATTAAAGACCCATCAACCCTTCTTCAAATGCTTCAGCAAATGCTTCCTGGTAGTGATTTAGTTCATTTGGAATTAATCATATCGAATATGATGAGAACTGATGATGGTAAAGTCTGCCGAGAGAAAGGGAATTATAAAAACTGTAATGTATTAGGGCAGACTAATATCGCACTAGAAGATTCTTGGCTTTCTGGTATATCATACAGGAATATCGACACTTCTATTTCAAAGGCTTTAGTATCTGAAAAGAATATTAAAAATAATCCTATTGAAAAAGTGTTAAATGAAGAATTCAGTAAATTATAATCACCAAATTATTGGGAGCAGCAATGTCAGCAGCAACAAAATCAAAAGCAAAAGGAGGTAAATTTGAAAGAGAAATAGCTAAATCCTTATCTATTTGGCTTTTTAATGATCCTCATATATTGAAGCGAGAGCCAACAAGTGGCGCTCAAAAAGTTCAGCATTATGTCGGAGATGTAGTTCCAGTCGCTCCTATTAGATGGAGTTCATTTCCGTTTTTAATTGAAGGAAAGAATGGATATAAAGACAACATTCCAACCTTTAATAATCAAAAGATGTTACGACAATGGCTTACGAAGTTATTATCAGAACGGACAGAACAGCAATGTATTTGTTGGTTAATAGTAAGATACCATGGAAGAGCTCCTTTAATAATTACAGATACTCCTTTTAATTTCTATAGTCCTTTAACTATTAATATTCAAGATAGTGGAAATACTATTCCTTTTCACGTCTATGAAATGCGAGATTTATTAAAATATAATTTTTATGAATTATACAAAGATAACTATTTACTCATGGAAATATTTGAGTAAATTTCCAATATAAAGATATTATAATATGAGACGAAGAAGAAATAAGAGAAGTAGGAAAATACCATTCAATGGTGAAATCTTCCATTCTAAATTTGAAATAGGAGTATTTCAAGTACTATTAGAATATTTTGATAGATCTAATTTTTCACGTCAGAAAAAGTATCATTCTGATGGAAGAAAACATACCTGTGATTTTTATTTCGAAGAATATAAAGCATGGGTAGAGTGTTCCTCATATACAAGTAAACATTATTTAAAGAAAATAGATACTAAACGAAAATGGGTAGAAGATAAAGGAGAGAATTTCTGGTTTATCGATAATATAACTTCCCTACGGAAACATCTATCTACATTCTTTGAAGACAAATAAAAAATTGGGTGAGATAAATTAATATCCCACCCAACCACTCAAACTA